GGAGTTACAGACTTCTCCTCGTAGATTACTTATTGAGGCGGATGCTGATGCTCCTAATGATACTGAAGGTTACGATATCCATATCAGTGCCCAGGAAGGAGGCGTGGCTTCTGCTAGTAGCGGCGGCGAAGGTGGAGACGCTTTTTTAGTTGCCGGGGCTGGCGGTAACGGAACACTTACTCAAGCTGCAGGGAATGGGGGTCTGGTATCGATTACCGGTGGAATTGGTGGTTTTGGAAACGGTGTGAATGCTGGCGGCGGCGGAAATGCCACACTTGGTTCAGGCAACGGTCAGGTCGCTTTCTCTGGTAATGGTCGTGGCGGTGACGGAGGCACTACTAATCTCACTTCGGGAAGTGGCGGCGCGGGTGCTGGAACGCAACAAGGCGGTGACGGCGGTTGGATGTACATCTTAACCGGAGACGGCGCAACGTCATCTGGCACAGGTGTTGAGGGAGACGGTGGTAAGCTTACTATAACGGCAGGTAAATCAGATACACAGCAGTCTGGCGATATTGTTATTACTGCAGGTCTTACTGTTTCTGGAACAGCCGGATTATCGTCGCTTGCAGGTGGTGCTTCTGGAAGTTCGCAAGCGGGAAGTTCTTCTGTAGTTGGTGGTAGTACGGCAACAGGTTCTGGGGGGTCAGCATTTCTTTGGGGCGGTGCGGCGACAGGGGCTGGTACTGCGGGAGATGCTCTTGTTTATGGCGGCGCGAACTTGCTTGGCACTGGTACGATAGGAAATGCTCGAATTCGCGGTGGTCAGTCAAACGCGGCTGGTTCTCATGGAAATGTTTATCTTGGCGACCAGTACACAACTCGTGTCGAGGTCGGCGAAGCGTCTTCTGGCTCTCATCTTCGTCTGGTTGAATTTACAACTGTGCAACGAGATGCGATTAGTTCTCCCCAAGCTGGTTCTATGGTTTACAACACAACCACAGACACCCTTCAATATTATGATGGAACACAATGGGTAGAAGCCGCCGGTGGCGCGGAGGGATTAAATTCCAATTACCAAGTTGGTGATAACACCATTTCGATGGACAACACAGATGGTGAGATCACAATCGCTGACACAGGGACCTGGACAGAATCGAACACAGCCTTCCGTTTCAACAATGATATGAAGCTTGGTTTCGGTACATCCACAGGGACCAACTGGCAGATGCAGAGAACCACGGCTGGAACTTTGGCTGTTATTAGTTCTACAGCGGCGGCGGCGACGGCTGGTGATGACTTTTATCTCCAGGCGGGAGACGGTGGTGTTGCCAGTGGCGCGGATGCTGGTGAGGGCGGCGCAGTTGCATTCTGGTTAGGGAATGGTGGAAACGCAGTTACTGGTTATGGCGCGGGTGATGCTGGTGATTTCTTGCTGCAAGGCGGTCAAGGTGGATCAGCATTCGCCAGTGAAGGAGCCGGTGGTGCTGGAAGTGGCGTTACAATATATGGTGGTCAAGGTGGTGATGGAAACACTGGAACCACAGGTGGTGCCGGTGGTCACGTCGGTATCTATGGCGGTCAAGCTGGCTCTGCGAGTGGCGGTACGGAAGGTGCTGGCGGAAACGTCACAATGTCCGGTGGAAATTCTACTGCTCAGAGTGCTGGAACAGCTTCGATTGCTGGTGGTGGTACAACCACAGGACAAGCCGGAAGCGCTTCGCTTATCGGTGGTTCAACTCTTGGCGCGGGAACAGCCGGAAATGTTTTTGTTCAGGGTGGTGCTGACCCCTTGAGCGGCGGGACACCCGGTAGTATTTATCTCCGTGGCGGCACGCAACCAACAGGAACAGATGGGTTGGTGTACATCGCGGATCAGAACACCAGTGCAATCGAGATCGGAAATAGCACAGACAATCCGCTGACAACGATGAAGGGGTCTGGTGGTCTTCTCTTTGAGGAGAACAACACAGATATTTACTGGAACAGCACAGCTTCCACAGACCCACACATAACCGGGTGGAACAACGGGTTTACGAAATACATTAAAATACAAGGGGACACTGAGAGTCGCGTACAGGCTCCTGGTCTGTCTTTCGGAGTTGAGTGTGGTACGGCTGGTCCTGCGTCAGAAAGCGCAACGGCTCAAGCGGGTGGTGCGTCAACCATTACATTAGCAGCAACTGCTAGTGATGTTGATGATTTTTACAACGGGTATGACATAGAAATCACCAGTGGAACCGGGTCAGGTCAAACACGATCTGTCAGTGACTATGTGGGGTCTACAAGACTCGCCACGGTTTCTTCTGCGTGGACAACACAACCAGATGGAACATCTGTGTATGTGGCTCACTCCAACACAGCCGCAAAAAATGGCGGTAGGATTGTGTTTGAACCTTCCGGTGGTGGTGCAGCGGGAACCGCCGCTGGTGAAACTGCGGGTGACGGTGGTTATTTCTTGTGTGCCGGTTCTCTTGCTGGCGCAGCGGCGGCGAGTACAAACGGACCAGGAGACGGTGGTTGGGTTGGATTCTTCGCCGGTATTGGTGGTTATGGAAATACAACCTTTGATGATGGTCCTGGAGGAAACGTCTACTTTGTTGCTGGGGAGGCTGGTGGTGGCAGTGCAAACGGCGGTGATGGTGGTGATTCTTTCTTAGCCGGTGGTGCTGGTACAGGCACGACAGGTGTCAGTGGGGACGTTCACATTGCCGGTGGCGATCATAGATCAGTCGGTGGAACAGATGGTGCTGTTTACTTAGGATCTGTTTTTACAAACACAGAGGGAAGTTACAGTTTCAACGGAAAAACCTCTGCGATTCACATCAGTAACACGACTGACCGTCCGGTAACAACTTTCCACGGTCGTCTTGAGACGGATGGTCACATCGCTAATGTGGGTCTTCAAGCACCGACAACCACAGCGGCGGTGGCGAATGTCACAAATTCGGCTGATGGTGACCTGGTTGTTCGAAATGATGATGGTAATGAAGGTTTGTGGTTCCGTGCAGATGGTACGTGGTGGCTCGCGGCGGGTGCTGGTGCTGGTCTCAACACGAATTACCAGAAGAATGACAACACAATTGAGATAGACACCGCGTCTTATGGCTCGATTGTCATGGACAATACGAACGGTTCTGATACTGCGATGTTGTTCCAGGACGGCATGGCTCTTGATTTCGGAACGGGTGGTGATGGTTATATTTACTTTACAGGATCGTTGTTCGATATCGGGACTGTGACGCGGTTAGCTGCAACGGACCCGATCCAGATTCGAAGTGGTATCGTAGATACAGGAGCAACGGCTGGAAACTCTGGTGATGTCACAGTAGCCACTGGAAATGTGATTGCGGGTTCGGGTGACTCGGGTGATGTGAATCTGACCACGGGAACCTCCGCTTCAGGTACGCAAGGGAATGTGAACGTCACAGCGAGCCAGCTTGACCTCACGGGTCTGAATGCGACTGCGAAGATCGTGATTGACTCCGTTAACGGGATTGTCATGGTGTGGGGATCTGGTGACCCAACTGGCACACCTGGTATCGGAAGCATCTGGATCGACATTGATCAGACCGGTGGAAATGAAGGCGGCGTGATGTGGATTTTCCAGGAAGGAAGTCCTGATGCTTGGGTGAAGGTCGGATCACAAAGCTAATCAGGTTTACTATATATAGGTTTCCTCTGCAGGAGATGAGCGATGTCGGAATATTTAGGCGTAGCCTTTAATAAGAACGAGACAGCCACGCATTCGACAGACCCTGTGGTGAATACACATGGTCAGTTCGATACGTCCGGAGGTCATACGATCCATTATGGCGATGCTCAATTACGAGCGGCATCCCTTCGCTCAACCGCAAACGGAGGGGGCTTACTGATCGGTGAAACTGGTACAGGGACGGGCGTGGGTCAGCGTGGGTCCACGCTTCGTCTTGCCAGCTTTTCTGATACGGAACAGGCTTATTTGGTTCCAGCGACGGGGATGTTGTTGTGGAACACTTCGGACACAGAACCGAAGGTCTACAACGGGTCTGCGTGGGTTGCGTTAGGGGGTGGTAGTGGTCTCTCGGGTCTGAATACAAATTATGAGGCGGCGTCTGGTCTCCCTGGAACGGAAAATCAGATCGACATCAACGCGACGGATGGACCGATTATTTTGGCGAATGGCGGAAGCACAGACGCTATGCGGTTCAATGATTCGCAAGTGTTGTCATTTGGTACGGGTGATGATTTTTCTGCGACGTTCAATGGAAGTACGTTCAATTTGCTGGGGGCACAGTCTGGCGGTACAGGCTACACCACCAACATCCTTGGTTCAAATGGCGTCACTTTATCGACTCCTCCGGGTGTTGGCGGTGCGACCACCATCAAATCAGGCGACGGCGGTGACTGCACATCTTCTTATTTTGGTGGTGTCGGTGGTCTGCTTACGTTGGCGGGTGGTGACGGCGGTGATTCTGCGGCTGGACCAGGGGGCGGTGTAGGTGGTGCTGTCGAAGTTGTAGGTGGTTCTGGTGGTGCATATTTGACTACTGTGGCAACGGGTGGGTCAGCTACTCTTCAAGGAGGGGCAAGCGGGACAAATGGAACTGGCGGTTCTGTCTACCTCAACGGTGGTGTTGGTGACTCCCTCACAGACGGGGGGGCTATCTACATTGGGCGTGGGGTATCGGCACACACAACAAGTGCTATAGAAATCGGTAGCCTCACAAGTGATCCCCCTGTTGATTTTGTTGGGGCAGGGCAAATTTCCATCTCTCCTAACGTAGACATGACGGGGGGTTTAGACCTTACAACGGTAGGTATGACAACTGCAGATAACATTCCTGTCTACTTCGGATCAGGCAATGACTTCAGCATCCGGTTTACAGGGAGTCAGTTCCAGATCGCGGGGCACACTACTGTGTACCCAACGGGGTATAGCACTCTGATCCAAGGTAGCCCTGGCTACAGCACTGTTTCTGCCCCCGGCAACGCTGGACCAACAAGTCTCGTTGGCGGTACTGGTGGTGGAGGAAGTGAGCAATACTACGGAGGCGGCGACGGTGGCACCCTTAACTTAACGGGCGGATTGGGCGGTAGTTGCCCCCATCCGTTTGGAGGTGTGGGCGGAGACGGCGGATCAGTTGTACTATCAGGTGGGAAAGGTGGCAACTCCCCCGGCGCTGTGGGTCCTGGCGGCGCTGTTTTTATTCTTGGTGGCGACGTAGGTGACAGCACGAACTTCACTAACGTCTACGGGGGAAACGTTGAAATTAACGGAGGTGCGGGAGTCACGGGTTCCGGTGGCTACCACGGGGACGTGTATTTAGGTGGAACCTCTGGCACACCCGCCTCATCTACCGGGAACATCTACATCGGAAACTCCACGACCAATCCACCAATCACGTTTGTGGGTAATGGTCAGGTTACCATCCCGAACAACGTGGACATCAGTGGTGGTGTTGATCTGACAAGTAACGGTCTGACTCTTGCCAGTAACATTTCCGTTCGGTGGGGGTCTTCCTCCGAGAACTTTATAGCCAAGTTTGACACCGCCACTAGCCCAGACAGTCTCCTAATCCAAGGAGCCACAAGAGCGGCGAACCCCACTCGCTTAGCTGGTTATGGTTTTTATATTGTCGGCTCTGTAGGTACTGCGAATTCGGGGAACGGATCTGGTGACGGTGGTCTCATTAGCGTCAAGGCTGGGAATGGAAACACCATCAACAATGCTTTGTGGGCTGGCGATGGCGGTGCGATGACTCTCTCCGCTGGTGACGGCGGTGATGGTCATGAACGTCCGGGAGATGCCGGACATCTTACAATAAAAGGTGGTGACGGCGGGGATCAAGTAGGTGGTGGGGCGCATAATGAGCCGGGGCTTGCGGGTCATATATATGTCCGAGGAGGGGATTCAGGAGCCTATACTGGCACTAGAGGTCCTGGTGGAAATGCTTATGTTCGTGGTGGTGATGGGGTGACGGATGGTCTTGTCTACTTGGGAGACTCGAACACAACTCGTGTGGAGGTCGGTCAGGCAACATCCGGTTCCCATCTTCGCCTTGTTGAATTTACCACGACACAACGAAATGCGATTGCTTCTCCGCAAGCTGGTTCCATTGTTTACAACACCACAGATGACGAGATCCAGTATTATGATGGTGCGGCATGGAATACAGCGGGTGGTAGTGGTCTTTCGGGTCTTAATACGAATTATCAAGCCGCGAGTGGTCTCCCAGGCACTGAGAACACAATCGTAATCAATGCCACGGATGGACCGATTATTCTGGATAACACAAATCCATCTCTTACAGCGCTTCGTTTTGAAGACGGAATGTATGCCTCGTTTGGTGACAATGACGAAGGTAACATCGTATTTACGGCGGCGAATTTGTTTGATATTGGCACTACTTCAGGTACATCCGCCACACATCCAGTACAATTGATCACAGGCTTTATAACGAGCGGTTCAAATGCTTCTGGTGTGTTGACTCTTTCTTCTGGAGACAATCAGGGAACTGGAAACTCCGGGAATGTGTTCCTGAAATCCGGTAGTGTAACATCTGGAACATCCGGAAATTTGTCTGTTGCGGCGGGTGGTGTCACGACAGGAACCGCCGGTACGACAACGGTCGAAGGTGGACCTGCAACAGGGGCGGCGACCGCTGGAGGAACAACCTATCTTCGTGGTGGTTCGTCAAGTGGTACAGGAAACGGTGGAAACGCCTATGTAGATGGTGGTGCAGGGACTGCAGGCGGCGGAACAGATGGTGTCCTATACCTGGGCAACCAGCACACCAGTTCAATCGTCTATGGCTCTGTGGCGAGCGCTACACATCTCATGTATCTCGATCCAGGGAACGCCAGTGCTTTTATCATCCGGGAAACGGCAACGGATTATCTGACCTTTGATGCTTCGAGCAATTGGGTCTCATTCGGTGTTGACAGTCGCCACGAGGACGGCATAAAGGCTAATTTCGGAACCGGTTTGGATGCTTACTGGTATTGGGATAATGCAGCGCGAGAAATGACACTGGGGTGTGTTGCGCACACTGTGGCGGATGAACTCGGTCATACCATCGCGATAGGTGCAGGAGCCGCCGCAGATGCTTCTGGCTCGACTCCAGCGGGTATTGGTGGAACGGTTGTTCTAGCGGGTGGTACAGGAGGAAACGCATCTACAACTTCAGGTGGTATTGCAGAGCGCGGCGGTGATATTCAGTTAGGTGGTGGTACAGGCGGTATCGGAAACACAAACAACACAACATCTGCTGTCGGAGGTGGTGTTTCCATTTTTGGTGGTCAAGGTGGCGAAGAAACTCTCGGTTCCGGAACTTCTGGTACAGGTGGTCCTGTTTCTATCGTTGGTGGAACGCCTGGTGCTTATGCCGGTGGTGGCTCGCCTGGAGATGGAGGTCCTGTTCTTATTTTAGGTGGATTCGATGAGAATTCAATTGGTGGTGTCCAGTCCGGGGATGCTTCGATGCTTGGCGGACCCGCGCTGAATGTTGCCGGGAATCTTCCTGGTGATGCTCTTGTTGCAGGCGGTCAGAATCGAGTCGTAGATGGAACGGGCGGCGATGCTTATCTTGAAGGTGGTGAGTCTCTTTCTGTGACGGATGGTGCTGGCGGCGATGCTTATGTACGTGGTGGAGCGGGGCTTGTTTCTAGTTCTCCCGGTAATCATGGTATTGTCTACATTGCAGATCAAGAGACGACAAGTGTTATCGTAGGCAACAACTCTGATGAACCCATCTTGTACTCTTATGCTCATTTCCAGTTTGTGGAAACCCATAACGGAACTCGCAATATAGGTTTACAAGTCCCCACTTATGCCGGGGCAAGCATTCCAACAATTCCGACCTATCAGCAAACAGGTGACCTTGTTTACGACGACACCAACGATGACCTCTACGCTTATACGGGTGCAGGCTGGCAAATCATCGGCGGTGCTTCTACGGGTGGCGGCGGAACGCTGGATCAAGCTTATGATTATGGTGGTCCGGGCGTAGGTAAGAAGATCAATGTGGACTCAGGACCCGTCGAGCTTGAGCATACGGCGGCGGCGGACAACACGTTATATCTGCAAGAGCGATACAACTCATCAAATACGGCTCCTGTTCTTTACATTCAGTTCGATGATAGTGAGGGAACGGACACTTACACAGGGTTCCATTATGGAATGATTGTCGATTATTCCACCATGGGTTCCTGGAACCTCAGTACAGGAACAAATTACGGTATTTCAGTCCTTGGAAAATCCGGTGCTACAAATGGAACACAGGTCGGGTCTGCGTATGATCTTAACCTTGACCGGGCGATGGATATCCATTATGACGTGCCGATTCGACTCACGAATGTAGCGACGGGATCAAGCACTGATTACACGCACATTGGAAGCACGCTCACATCTGGTAATCCGGATGCAAAAACGTTCTATATTCAGTCTTCTGTCGCGGCGAATGATACAGCCGGTATGGGTGCTATTATTCAAGGTGGCATTGGCGGGACAGGAACGGTCGGTGCTGGAGGTGTCGGTGGTAATAGCCGTCTCTACGGTGGTGCTGGAGGAGCGACAGCGACGGGTGGTGCTGGAGGCGCTGGAGGTGCTGTTTACCTGTTCGGTGGTATCGGAGGCAATTCAACCGGTGGCGGGAACGGCGGTGCGGGTGGTGGCATCAATATCTCCTCGGGTATCGGCGGAAGTGGTGCCTCTGATGGGGCAAGTGGTTCTGTTTTGATTTATAGCGGTATTATTCCAACTTCCACATCTTCGGGTACAGGGGTTGTAACGTTCTCCTCTGGTGCGATTGTTCCGGCGGGTAACTCTGCAGACACGGGCGCTGTGAATCTTGTGTCTGGTGGTACTCTTGGAACGGGAGACACGGGTGCGGTATCTATTTACTCCGGCACGACAACCACAGGGACCACTGGAAATGTTTCCATGTATGCTGGAATACCCACGGGTGCAGGAACACGCGGGAATGCTGGCGTTGCTGGTAAGGGTCTTGTGCTCGGGGCGGATGATGATGAGGTCACGTTCACAGGCACCACGTCGCCAACGGGCGGTGGAAATCTAAAGTTTGCATGGGGCGGTGTTCCCGCCGCTGTTGGCGGTTATGGAAAAGGAACCCTGTGGATCGATGTGGTCAACGGGAAGCTTTATATCAACACCGGGAATAACACAACCGCTACGTGGACTGTTGTCGGTCGCCAGACTTGATAATTTCAACTCAATAGGGAGTCAGACCTATGCCTGATTTTGTAGGTTTAGGATATCCAGGATCGACATACACGACGGGAGATCCCGCGTCTGGTGAACACGGTCCTGTTCGTACAAATCAATCCCATACGATCCATTATGGACTGAGTGGAATCAAGTCTGCGAGCTTGAGCAAGGATGGCAACGGGGGGCTTGTCATAGGCGAAGCGGGTGCGTCTGGGGGTCTGGGGTCCGCTTTGCAAGTTGCGCCGTTTAACACAACGCAGAGGGGCTACCTTTCGCCTGCAAATGGAATGCTCGTGTGGAATACAACGACCGCACAACTACAGTTGTACAATAGCGGTTGGCAAACAATCAGCACAGGTGCGGCATCTGGTGATGTTGTGGGTCCGGCATCTTCGACTGATCATGCGCTTGCTCGCTTCAATGGGACCGGTGGAAAGACGATCCAGAACTCTGTGGGGGTGTTGACTGACGGCGGTCAGTTGTCTGGTATTGGTCAGTATTACTATAACGGACAACTGGACATTGATTCGTCTGGCATCATGGAGATCACGTCTGGAACAAACGCCGCTTTGCGGTTGTACAGCGGGGGCGCGGCGTCATTACGAAGCGCTAACGGGTATGATGTTGATATTCAATCCGTGGGGAGCGGCGCGGATATTTCCATCAATTCCGACAGAACGCTTGATATGGATGCTGACGAAGGCATTACGCTGGACAACTCGGCATCTGGAAACATTGTCATAACGAATTCGGCAACCGGCGGTGGTTTTTATGTTTATGCTCAAACATCGGGAGGATTGGTTAGCTTAAACGGAGGCACTGGAGGTGCTTCTTTGGGGTCTTCTGGAACAACCAGTGTTTCATCTTCAGGAGCGACCACATCTCTCTTCAATACCAATACATCCGGTACAGTGGGTTTACTCACGACAGGTGCGAGCAGTACTATTTCGATCACATCCGGGGGTGTCTTGGATGTTAACTCGAATGGTGCGATGACCCTTGATACCACCGTGGGCAACATCACGCTGACAGCAATCAATGGTTATGATATTTTTCTCAATGCCACGAGCACCGGTGGTTCCGTTGATATAAATGCAGGTTCCGGTGGTATGTACCTGGACGCAACTTCGGGTGGTGTAATTAGCCTTGATGCTTCCGGTGCGAGTAACTTCACGACTACCTCTGGAAACCTCACCTTGTCGGCATCTGGTACGAATGCAGATCTTTTGTTGAGTGCAACGGGGTCCGGCGGACAAGTGAACATTGACGCCGGTACGGGCGGTGTCACCATTGATTCCCCTAGTGGTTTTATTAGCATTGATGCTTCTGGTGCTAGTAACTTCACAACCACGACAGGTAACCTCACTTTATCAGCAACGGGAACGAATGCGGATCTTGTTTTGAGTGCGACGGGATCTGGTGGACAGGTAGATATTAACGCCGGGACTGGCGGGGTCACCATTGATTCAACGGGGACTGGCGGGTGGTTTAGTATCGATGGTGGAACGGGGACCTGTAATTTAACTTGTGGTAGTCAATTGTACATCCAGTCAACTGGCGGTCGAATCGACATGGATTCTGGCGGAGTCATGGAGTTAACCACAGGAACAAACCAGGGTATGTATTTGAGGTCTGGCGGTTTGCAGTCTGTTCGAAGTGCAAACGGATGGGATCTTGATATTACGACGGTTGGTGCTGGTGCAGACCTGTATATTGATTCTGATGCCACGTTGAGCCTTACTTCTGATGATGGGATGACGTTGACGAACTCATCCTCTGGAAATATCACTCTGAATAGCTCAAGCACGGGCGGACAGATCGTTCTTAATGCCACAACTACCGGTGGTGATATTGATCTGAATGCCGGTGGAACTATTACGCTGGACACATCGGTAGGGAATATCACACTAACGACGATCAATGGTTATGATATTTTCTTGAACGCCACGAGCACTGGCGGTTCGGTTGACATCAACGGGGGGTCTGGCGGTATTCATCTGGATGCAACTTCCGGTGGTGGTATTAGTCTTGATGCGAATGGTTCGAGCAATTTCAGTACTTCGTCTGGTAATTTAGTATTATATCCGTCCGGCACAAGCGCTGTTTGTTATGTGTGGGGAAACAATACAACGGGTAAGGTGGAATTGGAGGCGAGTGAGGTTTATTGTCGTGGCGGTTTTGGTAGGACGAATGTAACCGTGGCTCTGAACTTTGGAAATGCATCTTCTGCTCCTTCTGCGGTGCCCCAACTTATCTTTGGAACCGCCGGAGTTGGTGGTGGTAGTTCTCCTGCAGCGGCGGATGGTTCCTTGTACATGAAAACATCAGCCACACAAGCCATATATCAGATGCGTGGCGGAACTTGGACGTTTATTGCGTAATAAGAGGACAGAAAAGAATGGCAAACGAAGGGTTAAAGGGTCAGCTTGTCGCGGCGGAGAAGAAAAAGGAACACTTGAAGGCAAGGAAGAAGGAGTTGGAAGCGGCGCAAGATGAAAAAACAGCCGAGGAGTTGCAGGCGGAGATTGATGCGGTAGAGGCGGAAAACAGCACGTTGGAGTCTGAAATCGATGCTTTGGAAAATCCTTGATTTCCAAGGGTCTGTTCTTTCGGTTTGATGAAAGGTTTGATTTATCTTTTGTTTTGTGATCTCTTTGATATATTATGTTTTCGATTGAGGTACGGCTGTTTATGAACAGTCGCGAGTTAGTATGGTCGGTTTGACCGGGATTGTTTAATCTGAAGGAGTTGGACTCACATGAGTAACAAGAACAAGAAAAAGAACAAGCAAACTAAAGCACCCACACAGGAACAACAGGCGAAAGCGCAACATGCGAAACAGAAGAAGGAGTTCATCAAAGGCTTGATGAAGGCTGATCGGATGGTGGTCTTCACCGGCGGGATGAACGTCAGCCGCTTCGGTTTTGCCTCCAATGGTGACTTCATCTTGTTCTTGCTGATCGAGGTCTTTGGGTTCGACGGTAAGAACGAGATGTTCCAGCGCATCTACCAGAGCCTTGTGAACCCGCAACCGGCGCAGGAACAAGAGGACGACACGGACGCTCTTCTTGCGGAGATCGAGGCGGAGGACGGTGACGAGACTGGCGACGAAGGTTCTTCTGAAGGGGACGGCACCAAGGACGAAGGAGAGGAAGGGTCTTCGGAAGAGGATGAAGAGGACGAAGCGGACCCGGAAGATAAAATCATCGAGCTTCAGAAACGTCTGGAAGAGGCGAAGAAGGCGGCGAAGAAGAAACCGGCAAAGAAAGAGGAAGATGACGAGGCATCAAAAGACGAATAGGGTTAGGTCCTAACTTTTGGTGTGGCGTCAAACAGTATAATCAGGAGATACCACAATGGCGTTCCGCTGGTATCAGTTTCAAATAGACATACCTGGCGATGATCAGCCGATCATCCCTGATATTTTGGTTTACACACAACCATTGGACCGGTATTCGTCTTTGACTGGTATCAGCGCATCCGCATTGATCCAACTCTCGGCTCCTCAGTTGTCATTATTGCCTTCTGGGTATGACGGATTCGTGGTTGAGCGGTCTGATGATTTGGGTCTCACATGGTCAGATGTGTCCGGTGTGGTCCGGGACTCGTTTTTCTATGTGGACATTCCTCCTACTCCGGGTGTGTATCACTACAGAGCAAAGACAACAACGGTGTTCGGGTCCGAATCAGGGACCGGGAATGAGGTTCCGATCACAGTCGGCTCCTGGAACAACCGGGACCTGTTAGGGGTGAACCAGATCAACAGCCAGGACGGGGTTTTGGTTGACCGCTTGAACAGCAATGATGTTTTTCCCAACGGGCTGGACGAAGAGCCGCACGAAGGGATGAGCATCAGCGAAGGTTCAATGGCGGGTGGTTACGGAAGTGGCTCCTGGTATCTTGAGAGTAAGGAAGAGGAGCCTCCACGGGTGTACAACTACAATCCGGCTTGTACATCTGTGGGGGTTGCTCTCCCGCTCACTAACATCACGTACAGCATACAAGATCTTCCGTACCCAACGGGCGGCTCTGGTATTGATGATGCTTCGATTGTGATTTGGTTGAGTGTTACATCGCAGTACGGCGGTTCTCTTCTCAAGATCCGAGACGGTGCGCTGCAACCACATGCGCCGACCATCACATGTGTGATAACGCCGGGTGTTGACCCTCTTCTTGACCGAGATGTTTCGATCACGGTTCCGGCTGGATACATCCAGAGTGATGATATTGTTTTGATCAAGACGCGGGTCCTGGACCTGGATGGGAACGAGACGATTCATGAGTGCTCCTTTACGATGGAGCACAAGGACAATGACGAGCCGGACATCATCAACGAAGATCCAGAGTGTGGTCTTGGCTTGACAGAAGGTGACGAGCGGCGTGCTCCTCGAAACACGGCGTTCAGTTTCCAGATTGTGGACACAGATAGTGATGTGGACCTTTCGACACTGCAAGTTTATTACGGACCTGATACGATTGGACCTTGGACACAGATTCTCCAGAATGGATCTATCTGGTTGCTGAACTTTTCCGGGTCCATTATCTCGCCAAGTCCAGGTGTTTACACAGTCACGATCAATCGACCGACCACTGACCCGCTATGGGACGCAGACAGCAAGGTTTGTTTCCGGATTATGGTGGACGATATGGAAGGGAACAGCGCGGAAGAGATTTGCTGTTTCTTGACTGCGGATTGTGTCTCTCTCAAGCGGGTTGTTCCGATTGCCGAAGATATTTTGCTGGTGGAGTTCACCGGACCTGTCCGTGATGGAACCCCACTGAGAACACCCTCAAATTACGTCATACAAGCTCAGGGTGACGAAGAACCGGTTGTGGTCAAGCGAGTGCTCCCGCAACAGTTCAAGGCTCCTGTAGACCCTGAACAGCCCGAACAACGCCTTGGCGAAGGTAACCCCCGCTTCGTGTATTTGGATACGGCGATTCATACGCCTTGGGGTCTCTATACATTACTGGTTCAGAACCTTGAGGACGAATATGGGTTGTCCTTCTGTCCGGGTGGTTTGCCGGTAGAGTACCGGGCGCGACGTACAAAGGTAGATGAAGGTCGCGATCTTCAGAAAGATGTGGGCTTGTTGAATCAAGACAGCTTGACAAGGCGCATCTTGATCGGGATTCAGCAAAGTGATGAGATAATCGGCGGAAGGTTTACTGTAGATGATTGGGACGATAAATGAGGTCTCTTCATCCCCTATAAGAAGGTGTAACGATGTTCCAAACACGTATTTCCAAAGCGAGAAAGATTTCTACGAAGTTGCTTGGCTTGTTGAATGATTCTTTGTCGGATCAGGTCACGGCGATTTCGACCTACCTCATTCAATCTGAGCTTTGTGCGGGTTGGGGCTATCTCAAGTTGCACGCTCTTTTGAAGAAGGAAGCAATCGAAGAGATGAACCACGTCCATTTGTTGATGGAGCGTGTTGTGTTCTTTGATGCAGTCCCCAAGTTTAAGCTCAATGATGTTGATCCAGGCGCAAGTGTGGAGGCGATGATTCGCCACAATATCAAGCTTGAAGAGGACGCGATTCGTCATTACAACCTGGTGATCCAGCAAGCACGAGAGGATAAAGACAACGGGACTGTGGTCCTGATTGAACGGTTGCTGGAAGACGAAGAGAAGCACTATGACTGGTTGACGAGTCAACTCACCGTCATCAAGCAGGTTGGTCTTGAGCGGTATCTCAACGGCATGCGAGAAGAGCCGAAAGAAGATGAGGAAGATCACGACGATTGATTGTTAGGACCTAACTTTTTAGGCAAAGGACAACGAGTTCGATGGCTCTTGATTTAACTACTTTGATTCCGGCGGATGTTCCGATTCGGTCTGCGATTCAGATGGTTCGCCGGATGATGTTGCTTCGCTGGTCTGTGGGGAATTATCTCACTGCGATTGCAGGTAATTACGGAGTACATCGACCACCGCTTGGATTCTTTGATGATGACTTCTTCCGGGCTTGTGCTCAGGCGCTGATGGCGGATTACAAGACCATTCCAGCGGCGTTCTGGCAACTTCTTGAAATCACCCTTGGACCCTACAACAACCTTGTCTTTGACCTGGAGATTGACCGAGAAGCGGGTGACGGCTATATCGTTTGTAACCCAAACATCGAGTACTCGGACTATACGACCTGGAATTTAACGAATTTCCAACATGACGAGTTGATCACAAACGGTTCTGGGGTGTCGGCTCGTTTCCGATATCACGACAAGCAAGACGGAAAGATTCACTACAACGTGCGGAGAGGGGGCGAATTTCAAACAGGCGATACCCTCACCGGCGCTGTTTCCGGTGGAACAGTGGTTTTGACCAGCGGAGTCCTTCGACAGGTCTCTGACCTTGACAGACCCGTTTTTGACCGCATGCCTTTGTATGGAACTGGTGTTCTTGATCCGGGTGGACCTAATGAGGAAGATGTGACACTGGTCACGACAGATCACTACCTCAGAAGAGTTCGTTTGTCAGAGCCATTGGCGAATGACCAGACCGCCGACACAGTTTTGTTTATGCAAGGGGGTTGTTGGAAGCTGATAGAGACGCAGGCGCGTCGTGTGTTCATCAAGATCTTGTGTGACCAAATAACACGCTCTGGCTTGCCTGGAAATGCGTATCTGCACATGCTTCCCTGGAAAGAAGCGAGACTTCGTGAAGAAGCGCCGGGTGGTACATCTGATCTCAAGCTTGAAGAGTCTGTCACAATGGCGGTTCCAACAACTCCGCAGATTTTGATAGACCCGGAAGAGCGGGACACAACTGTGTTGCTGACACCGGCGACGGGTTACAATCCGAACACATTGACGTTTACTCTGGGTTCTCCGTTGCCAGCTACGAAGAGACTGAAAAAAGGAGTCACGATCCGCTGGATTCAGCGAGATGAGGTTCCCGGCGGTCTCGGATATGCCTCGATTGTCAACAACACATGGCTTGATTGTCCTTGTCGGCTGGAAGATGTGTATGGCACCTGGATTTTAGACGAAGGTGGTGGAAGCGAAGAGTTGGTGTTTGTTACAGGAACTCCCTGGCAAAGACGGCGCTTAACTTCGGAGATCACAGCGTCCACTTTTTTGTTCTCTATTGATGCTCCTTTGAATGGCATCGCGGAAGGAACACAGTCGCCGAATTTGCACTTCCGTGTGTATGACACAACGGGTTATCTCGGTCGAATTGAGGTCTCAAGTGTTACGTGGTGGGTTCCTACGGGGAACACAGAGTACTTTGTTCCTCAGTTGGGGCTTGCCGTGGCTCCTACGTTTTCCACGGATATAGCGAACAATTTGACGTGGGTTGAGCTTGTTGATGACCCCAATGGAATGGTGCGCTTGCCTTTGGCGAGACCACTAGCGAACACGCACGGCGCAGGAACAACACTGCGCCGTATTTATGGTACAGATCCTGTTGTTCCTACCTACAGTGATCATCTTCCAGAAGCGGGTTATCCTCCGCCAGCCACGCCAGAGGGTAAGTTTCCTGGACCCTACTTGTATGACACATCTTCTCGTGGACCCACGACGGTTCGAAAAGACAGCGTGTCTTCTATTTATGCGCTGGCGTCTGTCAACAGAACAGACCCAAATGATGCGCGTATTTATATGGCGAATCAGCTTCTTGTAGAATCTTTTGATCCCGCAACATCTCCAAAGACTCTGGGGTTGCAGACGGTGACGTTGCCAGGTCCGGTGACGTTGTATTATCAGCCTTTTGATCTTGTTGTGGATGATGCTTCTTATCTCCCAACAACAGCACAAGTGAACGCTTGGCGGACGCATCCGGACAATCCACATCCGGGCTATCCATCTCGTGTTGTGGTTTCCTCTGAAGGTACTTTTGGGAGACCTGAGCTTTACTATTGGGGAAAGGGAACAGGAGGAGACAGCAACGTAATTTATGTGTCTGGTCTTGTCCGGTCACATCTTGCCGGGTCGCGAGTTGCGTCGTATCACGAAGAGTTGCCCCTTACAGCGCTGGCAGGTGTGCTTGCCACACCTCTCGGTTTCCCTGATGAATCTGGGAAGGCGTTGCTTGATTTCTCGTATGGTACGCAAGAAACGATTGATTATGACGGTGTAAAACTTACAACTCCAACCAGCGGTTATTTCGAGTTTGAGCGCGGGTTCATTCCCGATTTTAGCCACGATGCTTTCAAAGTCAGTAACATCGATCCTTCCGTGGTTCTCGGTGTTTCTATTGTAAAGACTTCAACATTGACAGATTCTCAGCCGCGTCGTGATGGTTTTTCCTTCTCCGCGTTGCTGGACGGAAATGCTTTGTTAATGCGGCTCGCGTGGCTGATTGAACAGGTTCGCGCCGCTGGTGTACATGTTACGTTCTACGATGAAAAGGACCGTGTTATCGAGATCCCGGTACTTTTTAAGTGAAGTTTGTCTCACATCTCGCTATCAACTCCCGAAAAGAGGGGGCTGATTTGATTTTGGGAGGTTGAGATTGTGAAGGAAGCGACAGGTTCTCTGTTAGAGAACAAATCATATAAGCTGGTCTGTGACGATTGTTTGACCGCTCTGAAAGAACTTCCAGAAAATTCTGTGGACTCCATTTGTTCAAATGTCGAAGTCCAATCCTTTCCATTCCACAAGCTGATGACAAGGATGACAAAGAGTAATCAGGTTGTCCAAGTAATTTGCGTCATCTGGGTCCTCGAAGGAAGATACGGGCTTAATGTGATGCACGTCGTGGTTTCTGGATTTACTAAGAATACCACAACGTCTGCATGTGTTTTGATCTCGCTTCCTTGTTTCTCTTCGCAAGCGTTTCCACTTTTTTCCATAATAAGCGGGGTGACCGCCGCGCCATGCGGGGTTGTTTTCTCCTGTTCTGAACTCATTACAACAATCCAAAGAACAGAACGTCTGTCCGCTTTTTCGTTTTCTTCCGTAAGAGGGGTCATCGAATCGTTTGCCGCAGTTTGTGCAAATCATCCAGTGGTGTTTTCTTTTCCCCTTTGGTTTTCTGGACGCTTCCAACATAGCTTGTTTGCTTTCGGGGGTGTACGTGTACGGTTTGGTTATGGTTCTTTTGGATATTCCCATCGTTCTTGCTTTGTATTGACAGTCCCTGGAACAGAACGAATGTTTGTTTTTCTTGATATGTCCGGGAGACCTTTCAAAAGTGGAATTGCAAACAGGGCACGTAAGTTTTACTTTTTTGGTTGTTTTTTGCTGTGTTTGTTTTCTTCCGCAAGAGTAACTGCATGTTATATTTCTTCCGTGTTTGAGGCGTGTCTCGTCGGCTGTGTATGTTTTTTTACAAATAGGACAGGTCCGTTCTATTTTCTTTCCCATTTTTTTTCCTTTGTGTTGCGAAAATGGTTTCTTATGTTTTATGAATATGAGATGGGACGAGGAGTGTCAAGGGGAGTAATCCGTGGGTAAACAAATAAAAGGAGAATTGGGTCAGTCAATTCTAGGCGAAGAGTCATATCAGCTTCGTCTGGGAGATTGCCTGGATGTGTTGCGGGAATTGCCGGACAACACATGCGATGCAATCGTGACTGACCCTCCGTAGCCGTCTGGTATCGCATTCATGAACAAAGATTGGGATACGGACAAGGGTGGTCGGGATGCGTGGGTCTCGTGGATGACGGACGTGATGACCGCTTGCTTGCGTGTTCTCAAGCCCGGTGGACACATGTTGTGTTGGGCTATTCCGCGAACAAGCCATTGGACTGCGTGGGCTATCGAGTCTGCTGGTTTTGAGATCAGGGACCGAATTGCGCACGTCGTGGGTTCAGGATTCCCGAAAAACATGGATGTGTCGAAGGCGATAGACAAACACATGTTCCATCTGTGGCTCAAGGAACACGGGGAAGAGAAACAGGCTCTTTATGACGCCAAGCGAGCCGTGCAAGACGCAAAGAAAGAAGGAGACAAAGAAGCGGTCAAGAAACTTCTTTCGGTCCATGATGAGCTTCGTGAACGCCTGGAACGCGAAGCGGGAACATTTCGAGAAGTGGTAGGCTCAAATCCGAATCTTGACGGGCGTCACTTTGATATGAAGGGCGACAACTACGGACGTGCAGAACCACAAGAAGATGAAGTGGAAGCGTTTATAACGAGACCGGCGACACCAGAAGCACAAGCGTATGAAGGATATGGTCTCGCGCTCAAGCCATCAGTAGAAGATTGGTGGTTGGCTCGCAAACCGTTGATCGGGTCGGTTGCTGAAACTGTTCTCCAGTTCGGAACAGGCGCGGTGAATATTGACGCTTGTCGGATCTCTTTTCAGGGAGAACAATCCACAGCGGCGGCGCGGCGCAAATCAAAGACGGTGATCAAGTACGAGGACGAAGGAAGCTGGCAAGTTAGAACCTCTGAGGAAACATATAGACAGACTACAGAGGGAGAATTGAAGGGTCGCTGGCCTAGTCACTTGTTGCTGACGCATCACCCGGACTGCATCTGCAAAGGAACAAAGAGAGTCAAGCCTTCAAACGGGAGTGGTAAGGCGTCAAAGGGAGACGGTGACGCCTCTATGTTCGGGATTGGCTCTGTTCAGTACACGGATGGTCAAGTAAGCAACGACGGCAAAGAGGAAGTGAAGGACTATGTGTGTGTTCCACAGTGTCCTGTTCGTCTTCTCGGGGAACAAAGCGGGAGTAGTAAAGGACACGAAGGCGGTCAAGCTGGCTGGCAAAGCGATGGTTATGTGGGTGGCAAGGTCACAAAACCAGTGGAGAGAACAGGTTATGAGGATGAGGGGACAGCGGCGCGGTTTTTTCTAAACCTGGAAGCGGCTCCTCCGTTCATCTACATTCCGAAAGCGTCCCGATCTGAGAAAGAGGAGGGGCTAGAGGAACGAAATGGCAAAAAGGTCACCAATGGTCGAAGCACACCGATAGACACCCCGTATCAACGCGGAGAGACAAAGAGAACCAATATCCACCCCACAGTCAAACCGATCAAGCTTATGCGCTATCTGGTTCGTTTGGTGACGCCGCCGGAGGGGGTTGTATTAGACCCATTTACAGGAAGTGGAACCACAGGTGTTGCTGCGTTGATGGAAGGATTCAGATTCCTCGGTGTGGAGTGTAACGCTGATTATATTGAGATTGCGACAGAGCGAGTCGAGGCGGCGAAACAACAAATTGAGTTTGATCAGCTTGGATCGCTGGATAAAGCTCGAAAAATGATCGAGACTAAGATCAAGAAAGAGGGAAAGGGTCAAACCTCTATTTTCGATTTCATGAACAGCGATGGCGAGAAAGGTTAGGTCCTAACCGACAACAAAAGGAATGAAGATGAGCAATATATCAGAGTTGCGAGAGAAGATAGAGGAGTACGCGAGTTTTCGTGGGGTTCACGTCAAGGTGAAGGAAGAGTCTCTTTTGATGAAAATCATCAACAAGATTCTCTTTTTCAACCCGGAGTTCATGACCGGATACATCACAACAATCGGGTCCACCGTCTATTTTCCGAAGTCGATGATCGAAGAAGATGACACGGTTGTGGAGGTGTTACCCCATGAGATGATTCATGCGGACGATTCGCGCCGGTTGGGTCCTCTCTTTGCAATTCTGTATCTCTTTCCACAGATCCTTGCTGTGTTGAGTCTGTTGGCGCTAGGAGCCATCTGGGGAAGTGCAGGCTGGTTGTTCTCCCTTCTGTTTTTGTTGTGTGCGTTGCCTCTCCCGGCGTACTGGCGAAAGAAGTACGAGATGCGAGCTTTCGGGATGACAATGGCGATCAGCCATTGGCGCTACAACGAAGGAACAGAAAAGAAGATGAAACCGCCAGTGTGGATCACAAAGCAATTTGTGGGTCGCTGGTATTATTGGATGTTCCCTTTCAAGGATGTTGTGGAAAAAGAACTCCAGTGGTGGATCGACCAGATAGAAGGTGGTACATTGGAGAATCACTTGCCCTTTGTTGAAGACCTTCATCGAATGGTAACGAACTCGAAAGATCAGTGAGATCTTTTAAATATTTTTGACGGTTGGAGAATCAGTTATGACAGCAAAAAGACCAGTTTGGCATAATGCCGAACGCATGGATAAGCCGGATGTTGATTATGCAACTCGTGAGTATCCATCGAATCTCCAAAAGGATCTCGCTCGTTTGGTGACAGGTGTCGGTGTGCTGGACGGGTTCGACGTGCGCATTTTGCCGCAAGTGGGATCTCAGGTCGGTCAGATCGATATCTTCAATGGTCGCGGTTATGACTGGAATGGTCAATTCATCAATGGTCAAACTGGAACAAGCGCTCAGCGGGTCAAGCTAGGAGCCAATCAAACAGAGTACTGGCTTGAGGTTGAATTCTATGCATTGAACAGTGATGCGGACCAGCGTGCTTTTTGGGACTCAACTGTTGACAATCCAGACCCGTTGCCGGATGGACAAGAGATTCCTATTCCGCAAGTTTACACGCGCCAGACAGTGTACTGGAGAATTGTGCAACCTATGCGGAGCAATCCGGTAGGACTCCGGTCCAGTTCTGGGTATGCCCCCGCTCGTTTCAGTGACAACGACACATACATCCTTCCCTTGCACTGCATCCGAACGAACACATCTGGTCAGATTGTTTCTGGAAATCCTGATGTGGATCTCTATGGAAATGACCTGGTGTCTGTTGTGACGGCGGCGGGAACAGAACAGTATGTGAACAAGGTCGGTTATGGCGAGGCTCGTCACTATGACAGTGGAAACGTCAAGGTGATTGGTCGTAAGACCACAGACCAGCGACCTCGTATGTTTGAACCTCTCTTGCCCTTGTTTGAGTATGGCGCGACCAATGAGGTCCTGGGAGACGCCTCTTCAGACCTGTGGGTTCGTGACTGGAAGTCAGCGTATGACCATTTGGCGCATGCCATTGGTCAGATTAAACACGGCGCAAACGAAAACAATACAACCGGCGATGGTGATTTTGGTCAGTGGCATTTTGGGGAGATTACAGCGGTTGATCCTGACTGGCGATGGGTGGATATCAAGTTGCTCGCTTGGCCTTGGACGGGTGCTTATCTCAACACAGAAGCGGACCAGCTTATCAACACTACTTTCCAGGTGTACAACAACAATTGGCGTGGGTTCTATGCACAGGTGAAGGGGAATGACGCCGAAGATGTTTCTGGCGTCACGCGGCTGTATCTCAACAAACAGTCCAATTATCCGGAGTGGAAGGAAGGTCTTGCGCCGAACACTCAAGGTCGTGTTGTCCAGCACAGACAAGCGAATTGGGTAGGAAAACCGACACCGAACTCTGATTATCGTGGGTTGAACGCTCTGGATGATGAGGTGTTGGCGGGTCGTATTGATGTTCACAGCGGCGTGACTTTCACAAACATCACCAATCGAATTTCTGGCGGGAAAGGACCGGCTCTGACGGTGCGACCGATTGCGGCGTCACACGCTGTCAGCGCAGATGTTCCACAGAGTGACGGACCCACAACATATACAACGCAATTCGGAGAGATCAGCACGGCGATCCAGCGTGTTGTTTCTGTGCGGGGTGGTGGCATCATTCTGTTCCGTACAGGTGTGCATTCCTTTGATGCGATGCTTCCGCTTCTGACGTTGTTCTCCATCTCTGGCGCGAATGGTCTCACTTTCCAGGGCGAAGGTCTGGACAATACGATCCTTGATTACGGCTTGTCAGATACTACAATTGATGAGCACAAGATCTTCAGCTTGTCTAGTTGTTCGAGCATCACTTTCCGTGATATGACGATTCGTGGTGTTGGTAAGTTGTTGAACTTTTCCAGTTGTACCACGGTGCAATTCATCAACTGCAAAGTGGACGGTCGTTACGTTGCTTCTGATATTCTGACTGCAAATTTCGGGTCCGCAGTGGGCTGGACAATTGAAAATTGTCAGTTCATCACAGCCGGTCGTGGTCTCTCTTTTGATTCTTTTGAGAACTCTGTTTTTCAGTCGTCTCGAATCAATTGTATTGATGACACGATGTCACATCACGAGCGCATACTTGCGTTCGAGTCCTTAAACAATTCCTTTATCGTGGATAATCGGATTGTGGGGGTTGCATCTGAATACGGCGTCAAGATCAATAATCCCTTTGTGGGGGCTTACTTTGCGAATCGACACGAGATCAGCATCGGGATCACGGCGGAAGCTCGCATGTGGGTTCCAGGTTCGGCGACACAACTCAACTTCCTTTATAATCGTTTTCTGAAAAACAACAGCGCTGGTGTTCCTTCTTCTGATCAGTCTATTGGGGTCCGGTTCCGTGACCTTGCGGCTTGTAACATCGTTGGAAATTATGTTGAAGATGTGATCCAGTCCTATCTTTTGGGGTCGCTTGCGGGAGGTGGTTATTGTCGTTCTGGGGTAATTGAGAACAATAAAGCGATAGGGGTCTCTTCTTCAATTGCAACGTCATTCGGGATGAGTATCCGGGGTGCGTGGGGAACAAAGGTCAGCGGGAACTACACTACAAACACAGAGACCGGTCTTCAATTGGTCAATGGCGAGGATGCGACGATTGTCAATAACATCTGTCGCAACAACAAGACGGGCTATGACCTCCAGAGCATGACGGGGAGTTCGCTTCTCGGAAATCGGTCTTCAGCATCGGAAGAGCGCCACTATGATATGAGAAACGCAACAGAGAACATGGTATCAGGGAACAAGTTCAGTCCAACTTCACCGATAGGATTCCCGTCAATTGCGATCTTCGACCTCACTGGCGGCTCCTGGAACGCTGGTGGACGTATGCGAGAGATGTTAGCTGGCGCGACTCCGGCGGTTACGTTACCCGCGCCGTCTGGCTCTGTCGGCGGTTTGTACTTGAATGATGGTCTGAGTGACAATGACGTGTATCTCTACAACCGGTAATCTTTTCGGTTGATTGTTAGGACCTAACCTTTCTTTTTGGTAGGTCTGCAAGGAGGAAATCATGCCTCGAATTGAGGTCGCCCAATTGGGTCAAATCCCCTGTCACATCATAAAGAATCATACGTTACTTGTGGGTCTCAAAGATATTTTGCCAGAAGATCTCCTCTGGCGAAAAGACCACCCCCAGACTCCCGCGATGATTTGTTTGGAGGAAGAGCGAACTTGTACATGCAACTATGGTTGTATGATTAAGCTGGCTCAGCGGTGTCATGCACTCTTTTCGCAACGAAAGCTGACGCAGATATTTATCCTGTTTCGGCGGGAAGAGAAGGACCTTGTTCGGCGTATGCCGAAGAAAGAGATCCTTCAGAGCGCCGGTGTGAAAGAGGTGAAGACTACCGTCCCTCGAATTATGGCGATTCATGTTCCGGATGATTATCGGTTGCGACTTTTGCGGGTCAATTATGATGGTCTGAATTTGGTGATGCAAGGCGCAGAACCGATCCGGTGTGACCTTTCGTCTATCCTCTGATTCATGTTTGATTTTCCTCATTTCTGAAAACGCAACAGTCAGAAAAAAGTCTTGCCCTCATTTTTTTGTGGTTCCTTCGTAATGTCTGGAATCACCCACGGGGCAACGACATTAAAACTTTTTTGTTGTTTAGTGGTGTGTTTTTGGAAAAAAGTGTGTCTCTAACACTGTGAGGTAAGAATCATGGGAGCAGGAGAAAACGGAATGATCAGGACACAGTTAAAATATGAGGAAGAAGCAATCAAGAACCTAATGTCGCAAGCTCACTTTATTTTGGAGGCTTGCGTTGAGAATGAATTGCCGGAGATGGATCTGGCGTTCACTATCAATTCTATTAAGGGGCACGAACGAAGCGAACAAGCTCGAATGGTAATAGAAGCACTAAAGACACACAAGCCGGTGGAGATAGTTGCTTTCAAGGGGATGAAAAAGTGGTCTGCAGAGTGGTGGGTTGCCGTTGTAAAGCTGGCGTCACATATCAAGAAAGACCTGTTTGCGTTGCTGACTGGTTGGACTAACGTTCACGGTACATCTGCGATTGTGTCTTCCTATTCGGATAAAGAGGAAGATATCACAGAGATTTTTGACTTGCGGACGCAGAGCAAGGTGCGCCAGAAGTACACAGAAGAGTGTGTTCTTGCCAATGTGATGTTAGATGTGGCGGAGACGCTTCCGGAGTTACCTGGTTCGCTTCCGTTGCCGGAAGATCTTCACATGCCGAAGATCAGTAGTGTGGCGGGTCTTGAAGAGATCTTGACGGGATTGGGACACACCGTGTCACCGCCGTCTGCACCAAAGGCGGGTAAGCCGAAACCAAAGACCGTGGGTAAGCCAAGGAAGCACACAACCAGTCTGGCGTCAGAGCCAGAACCAGAACCGACACCAGAGCCTACACCGAAACCGGCGGCTCAGCCCAAACCGGAACTCACACCAGCACAGGAAGAGGTCAAGGCGAAGTCGAAAGCTTCAATGAAAAAGGCGCGTAAAGGTCGCTTGACGAAAGAGGAAAAGAAGCAAAAGTTGAAGGAGTCCATGCGGCGGCGAGAAGAGGAATCTGACTGGTAATGTTCACGAAAATTCAGGAGTCGGTGCGCTGCTCCCCACTAATAAGTTATCTTCGCACCGGCTCTTGAATTTTCCTTTATTCGAGGAGATACATGTTTATTATAGACATCTTGAATCACTATAGTCGAATCTATCACTCCCCTCGCCAACAATTCCCACCACACGTTTATGAAGCGCTGAAGATGGCGACCTCTTTCCGTAAGGATGGTTATGCTTTTACAGACGCCTATATCAGAGGAAAATGGGATGGTTACGAGCGGTTGGGTCAGAGTCAAGATTACAACAAAGAGTTCATCTTCCCCACGGGTCTGGTTCCCCATGTTGTGTCAACGCTGAATGTGATCAAGGCGCTGTATGTGGTGATTGATCTCCGGGACAAGCCAGAGTCACGATATCCCCCCACAGAGACTCTTTCAGGTATTGAAGCGTTGCGTGATTATCAGGAGGACATGGTTGCTTCCATTCGGCGATCTGTAGAGGATACGGTTGATTTCCCTTTGCTGACTCTTTCTGAGGAAGACCGGGAGCATCTAACGGCGCGTGTTGGTCGTGTTTCCTCCTATCGTGTTCCTGGTACAGGTATTTGGTGGGCGGCGACAGGAAGCGGTAAGACAGAGGCGGCGGCTGGTCTGATTGGTCGGATGGGGATGCGGACTCTCTTTGTGGTGTACGGAAATTCGCTCGTTAAACAGACAAAGAAGCGTTTTGAGACCCGTTTGGGTCCTTGGCTAGACGAGCACTCATTGACAGTTCAAGATTGCGTTGAGGGGGATTTCCGGACGGGTTTCATCACGGTGGCTGGTCTTACCACAATGACCAATATTCTCAAGAAAAAAGCTCACCAGAACCACAAAGATTTGCTCGCTTTTCTGGACAAGGTTGAACTGTTCATTTTCGATGAAGGTCACGGGTCCGCCGCAAAAGGAGCGTACAATCTCATCATGTCTTGTCCGTCGTATTATCGGGTCTGTATGAGTGGTACACCCTTGGACCGACCGGACGCTTCTAATCTCAAGGTTATAGCTGGATTCGGTGACATTGTTCACCGGTCTACAAACAAAGAGATGGTGGAGGCGGGTGTTATTCCAGAAGCAACTATCATGCTCATTCAAATCGGCGGATCATCTGGCGGTGACCCCCGCAATTGGAATGATGTGTATGATCGCGGGATTGTTTGGTATGAGCCACGAAACCGCCGTATTACTCGCCTTGTTCAGGACTATTATGAGCAAGGGAAAAAGATCCTTGTGTTGTTTAAGAGTATTCCCCACGGGGATCGTCTCTCCACTATGTTGTGGACCGAGAAAGACAAGGATGAAGAAGAGACCTTCATAGCTCATACAAAGTTGGATGGTGAGTCGAGCTTGGAGGAACGAGAGGAAGCGTTATCTTCTTTTAGAGAAGGAAAGTTGCGTGTTTTGTTGGCAAGTGATATCTTCCAGCAAGGTGTTGATTTGCCGGATATTGACGTGGTGATCAATGCAGCGGCTGGTAAATCCGTGATCGGAGTCTTGCAGCGGTTTGGGCGTGGTCTCCGTGGTGATGACCTTGTCCTTGTGGATTTTGCAGATGGTCAACACAGAACGCTGGCGAAACATTCCTTGATTCGGTTGAAGATCTATAAGGAACAGAACTGTTTTAACATCATTCCAGGATAGGGAGTTCAGAGGATGACCAAGGGTAGTGACAACAATCATAGAACGGCGAACGAAAAACAGACCCAAATGTTTGATGAGGAAAATGCGGAAGCTTTGGAAGAGGTCTCAGCGGATCTTTCTTCTATGCTCAGAGCGTCCACGGAGGCGATAGACGACCAAGTCAGGACAGGCATAGGCAACGAGTTGACCAACTTGTTTGCGGCTGTTGATCGCGCTGTGTTGAACCCCGGATTTGGTGGTTTGATCGAGATCCCACAAGCCGAAGCACAACGGATGGTTGATGGATGGGTTGACACGTTACACTTTCTGAAAGAGACCGGTGATATCTCTTTTGAAGTACCTGAGACCTTCATTTGTCGCATGCTGGAGGATGGAAGCTTGTTCTTGAAGCGGATTAATCTTCCGGCGGGTGTGGTGTTGCGTCAAGAACCACCACCGGAACCAGTGAAGGCACCCGCAAAGAAACGAAAGTCTCCAAAGAAGTCCACGAAGAAGGCGGCTACACCGAAGATTGCAGACCGCACACCAGCAAGAGCGCCCGTGGCGACCACAGAACAAGAGAGTCAAACTCCGGAGAATCAGATGTCCTTGATCGAATCGCCGCAAGGGGCACCCCCACAAGAGGGACCACCACAACAGAACGCAGACGCTGGTGTTCGCCGGACTCTGACGGTTGGTCACGGCGGTACAATTCAGGTGCATGACAAAGAAGGAGAGTAAGCGGTGAGCTTGATCGGTTACATCTGGGATGCTCCTGGTAAAGCGGGGTGGTTGGCTGTGTCAGTCCCGATACCAGGCGCACCGATTTGGTCCTCGTGGGCGCTCCGACAAGAACCGAAAAAGAGACGGTATGACTCGGAGTTGAAGCTGTGGTATTTTCACCGGTCGTTGAAAAGGGAAATTGAGTCTCGATTCATTTATGCTTCGTGGGCTGTTCGATATGAGTCTCCTTTTGACCGTGCGCAAGGGAAACCACACCAGCAAGACCCGAGTTTTCGTTCTCCCGGTGTGTCAATTCCATCTGTCTCTGATGACTTTTATTCTGTTTTGTATGTGAACCAGGACGCGCCAAAAGAGGTGATTAAGGCGGCGTACACCGCGCTGATGCGCAAACATCACCCGGACCACGGTGGTGATGAAGAAACGGCGAAAAAGCTGACAGAAGCAAGGGATGCAATATTTCAGGAAAGGGGATGGTGATGGCTGAAAAAGAAGGGTTAGGTCCTAACATCGAGTTGAAGGATTCGACCATGACAGAGGAAGAGCTAAAACGGAAGCTGGAGACAGAAGAAGGCGTCAAAGAGATTATGAGGTCCGGCGCAGACGCTCTTGGGGAGTTCGGAATGGCGGCGTTTGTGGCGAAGATGATGGTCTCGCAGTCTGGTCTTCTTCGCGGTATGAAGCGCTTGAAAGAGGACCCGTACTGGTATGAGACCGCCGGTGTCGAACAGTTTCGTTGTTCCATGTACGGGTTCTTTATCCAGATTGATGATGTGGAGTTCTTTTTGCTGGCGATGCCTCACTTTATGGTTCCGCTACAAGAGGAACTGTATGACCGAGAGGCGCTGTCTACTGACAAAGAGAAAGAGGCGGCGGCGAATGATGAGTAATGTCGGCAAACCACCGCGACAGGCTCCTGAACCAATGGTGGTTGTCAAGCGAGACCAGGAGAAGCATTATCGGCGCAGTAAGAAGGCGCGGCGCGGTCGTTCTCAGGACAGAGAGGAAATGGTTCGCCAGGTCTGTGGCAAGCGTCTTTTGCCCCTTGATGATGCCAGCCGGGTGAAGTACCAGAAGGCTGATCAGATGGGTTCGATTTATGCGAAGTTGTACGCTCGCTATTATCGCAGACCCTACGAGATGAATATGCGCCGAAAGATGGAAACAAACAAATCGATCATGGGTTGTCTTTGTCGTGCTGTGGCGCAAGCTGAGATGGTTGACGCGACCTTTCAAGACTATCTGGAGGCACAGTTCTACTGGATCAATGACCATAAACAAGAGGCTCCTACCTTCAGCCAGCTTGCAAGCATGTGGGCGGTGCGTCGTTATACGTGGTGGAAGAAGATGAAGGAGGAAGGGGATGAACCTGCGTTTTCTGTTCATCCTGGTGCTTGTGACAAGCGCATCGATCCCACGGAGAGTGACCGAGAGTTTTTGCTGGAGTATGACGGGAAGCTACTCAAGCAAATGATTAAGAATCTGGGAAGCGAAGAAGAGGTGTGGTCTCTTTGTGGTGACCCGGATGATAGTGAAGCGTTCTCATTGGAGTTCAAGAAAACAAGGGAAGTCTGGCGCAATATGTACCAGACATGAAACACTTTCACATTCGTTTGTGGCGCACTGTGCCACTGAAAGAAGGAGACACAAAAATGTCAGATATGGCAACGGACGCGAAAAGAGAAATGGAATCACAGGATGAGCCTCAAACACAAGCTGGAGATCTGTCCAATGAATTGCTCAGCCCGGATAGTGCTGTCGCTTTTTTGAAGGCTTGTGAGTACGAAGCGCAAGATATTGTCTCGAAGCTACCAACCACGTGTTCGAACTCCCCTGCAGCGGCGGAGTTTATCAAGACCGCTGTGCGGTGGATGAAGACACTCAAGTGGGCGTTGGTCAACTTTGCTTCTGAGGTTGCAGCGGACCACGAGTCTGCGGAGTACTGGATTCATGAATTTCTCTCCTTTGCGGCTCCTAACGAGGCGGACGTGGATTACACACTGCAACAAGCCTTGAAGATGGTCCGGGAGGGGGCGGAACAGGAAGAGGTCGCGGATGTTTTGGGTCAAGCCGTTGATATGTTCGGTGATCTCATGCTTCAAGTGAAGTCCGCTCCTGTATCACAACCTGTGGAAAACACGGGGTTATCAGATGCGTGTGTGGACCTTCATCAGTACATCGAAACAGAAAAGGGATGGTCCCCTGGTTCTTTCACGGTCGGTGTTGCGGACAAGCCCAATGAACCGGGTGCGCTGTACGTGTATGTTCAGGATGACAAGGCAGCGGCGGAGATGCGTCGTACAATGTTTCCCCACGGGACCGTGCGTTGGTGGGGCTACGAACTCACAGTGAAGGTGATCGGAGAGCAACAACCTGGCAACATGGCGATCAAAGCGGATCTTCGAAGCTTATAGGAGCCGAAATGTCTCCTCCAAAGTGGACCCGAGAGCTTATGCGTCAAACTCTCTTTGTCTTTACAGAGGGAGAGAAGTACGAAGTGGATGATCTTACAAAGCACGAGAGAATTACGATAGAGTTGTTGTATCGGAGCATGGTCGGATATAAACACATCGCAGTGGTTGAGCCGGATATTGTATCTCTTTCGTCTACGAGTTCCGCAAAGAGGTTGGCGACACTCCAAGGGTGGTCTCATGACGCGCTTCATTATCCTGGAAATACGGTACGGTCGCATGGTTGTGACCGTTGTGATATGGAGATGATTCTGGGCACTTCTTACCGTATCTGCGCCGGTCGATAATCCCTCCTTTTCCTTACTCATTTCTTTTAATTGTTTGATTGTTTATCTTCTACTGGTGTATTTTTGGAGAAATGTGTGTCTCTATAGATAGTAGTTTTGAGTAATAGAAGGACAGTAAACAAATGGTTTTTTATGAGTTGCAAACAAAACGGTTCGCGAATGATCTTGAGTTCGATGAAGACAAGATTCTGGAGTTGAAGCGTTTGGGTGTGTTGGATAGAGACACCGCGTGTCAGCTTTTGGGAATTCCACCGAATCAGATTCGAGGAAACAGCAAACGGAAGCGCTTGCATTCTTCGATCAAGAAGCGAGAAGAGAATTCCGACTGGTGAAGTACAGGTCAGGGGAGTGACGAATGTACTCTTTTTATTCGCAGAGAAACACCGCCAAGGAACGACCGCTGTCGCGGCAAGTTGTTCGGTGCGGAAAACTATTTTGGTCAACCCTTTTTGATATGACAAAGAAAACAGCGGCGATGAGCTTGTTTTCTATCGGCGTGTTGACCTTTCCTGTTTGGTGGTTTTTTGTGTGCTGGTACAACAAGAGACAATCAGACAAACTTTCAACTTGTTCAGGGGAGAACAAAGATGACGGGCAAACCGAAGGAAGAGAAACCAGAACCTAAGTACACATTTGATAATGAGACGCAAGAGGATATTTTGCGCCTGATGGTGCAAGATCATGATTTTGCAGATGCGGCTGTTCGTTGGGTCAAGCCGGGGTATTTTGCGACCCCAGAGAAACGAGCGCTTTCCAGTATCGTCCTCCGCTTTTTTTCGACCTACAAGCTTCTACCACGCAAAGCACAAGTACTTAACGAAGTAGAGAAGGTGTGGAGTGGAAGCGGTATCGAAACCTCGCTGGCTGAGCTTGTAAATAGCTCTTTCGATGAGATTCCATACAGCAAAGAATACACAACCGATGTGGTGGCTGGTTTCGCGCAAGCTCAAGGGTGGCGCGAGGCGGTCACAGAGATCCTTCCCCGGATTCAACAAGGGAAGTTTCTGGAGATCTCAAAGATCGTCAAGAAGGCGGATTCTGTCATCACCACGACAGAAGCGGGTGGTCTTTGGTACTTTGAGACGGTTGACGAGAGGATACGCCGTAGAGCGGATGATGATGATGATTTGACGGGTGTTCTCCCTACTGGCATTCCTGAGCTTGATCGGCTCTTACGATACGGCGGTGTGTGTCCGGGTGAGATTGGTCTGTTCATCGCTCCGACAAACGGCGGGAAATCTGTGGCGCTAGGTCAGATTGCAAGGCGCGGGATCTGGTCTGGTGCAAACACAGCCCTTTTTTCGTTTGAGATGAGTGCGGAGAAGAATGCGGATCGGATGGATGCTGGTTTCACTGGAACTGATATGAGCCATCTGAGACCGAAAACAGATCTTGTTTTGGGTGAGATGCAGAAGATGGCGCGGCGATTTGGTCGCCGGTTATGGATCAAGCGCTATCCAACAAAAGGAGCCACAATTGATGATATGCGAGCGTCTCTTGACCTGTTAGAGCGAAAGGAGCGCTGGCGACCGAACCTGATTGTCCTGGACTATGCGGCGATTGTTAAACCGACCACACCACGAGAACAACGACACATTGAACTTCAAGAGATCCTGGAAGAGTTTCGTGGGTTGTGTGTGGACAAGAACGCAGTTGGATGGACGGCGTCACAGACGAATAAGAAGGGCGCGACTGCAAAGGTGGTGACTGGAACCCATGTAGCGGGTTCTTGGGATTCTCTGGGGATTTGTGACTACATCATCACGATTACGATGAATGATGAGTTACGAGAGAAGCACGAGGTCATTTTGCGGGTGGACAAGAACAGGGATGGTATTGCGAAGGTGACGATTGGACCGTTGAAGACGGACATGGCGAAGATGTGTCTTGTTCGCCATCCGCTCGCGGGATAGGGGATCAGCATGATGGGAATAAAAGGATTGATTCGAGCTTGTGAGCGTATGTTGTCAGACAAGCGCTTTGAGGAGGTCTCCACAGAACCGGTGCGCAAGAGTTGGCGAACGCTGGTTCGTAACGCAGCATCTGAATTGGCGGCTCTTCAGTTGGAGATCAAGTTGTTGAAGGAGAGAAAGTCAGCGCAGTTGTCTTTCAAGGGGGAGATTATTGATCCCAAGCTGGCGGAGAAGGTTCGGGACCTGGAACATGAAGTGACAACTGTTCCGGAAGGTACAAAAGTGATCGCGATTAATGTTCTGGACACGAATATGGACCCTGTAGAACGGGAAGGGTTTCGAGATTTCATCAAAGCGGTTTGTGACCGCCACAAGATGGATGTGGGGATTCTGGTTATTTCAGGGCGCACGCCGCTTCGAGCTTTTTCGGAGGAAGATTTGAACAAGGTCGGTTTGGAACGAACAGCGGATAGCTGGTGAGGGGGACCTATGTTTGACATGTTGCGGTTCCTCCATGAAAGAAAGATCGGTTACAAGGCGGTTACGGTCGATGATAAGCAAATCAAGATTGATTGTCCGTACTGTGGCGGATATGAAAAGTTGTGGATTACCGTAACGGACGATCTGTACTACTGTCATCGTTGTCAGTGGTCACCCGACAGAGAGGAGTTGTTGCAATATCTGACGGGTGTTCGGGGAATGAAGTTGTTCAAGGTGATGGGGGAATACAACGCGATACCAGGGGATGATTCCTTTGAGGATTACGTTAAGAAACAGCTTGCGCTGATGGACGGTACTCAAACCTTTGTACGCACGAGTCACGGTCGAATTCAGGTGAGCAAGAAAGCGTTGGAATTACCAGAAAACTTCATCCCACTAGGAGACCCCCGGATACCCACGGTGAACCGATATGCTCTTAATCGCGGTATAAACTGGAATACCATGCTGGAGATGAAATTTGGTGGTTGTGTATTCGGAAAGTACTCCGGTCGCCTTATTCTCCCTGTTTGGCAACGTAACAAGCTGGTATTCTGGCAAGCAAGAGACACAAGTGGAACACACCAACTCCGCTACTTGACCCCGGCTGGCTATTCAGGAGCCAATTGTTTGTTCAACATTGACAAGGCGTCTTCTTTCGATGAGGTTATCATCTGCGAAGGTGTCTTTTCTGCGCTGAAAACGGGTGAAGATGCCGTGGCTACATTCGGAAACAAGATCAGCCAAGCTCAGATTAATTTGTTGAAAGAGTACGGTGTTCGCAAGGTGGTCTTGTGTTATGACCCGGATAGCTGGAAGGTCCCCAACCCTGTAAAGAAGCGGTTGGAGGCGAAAGGTCGGTTCGGGGGCAAGAAGACGGGTGGTTATGGGAGACCTCCCCTTTTGACCGCCGCAAGTTATTTGCTAGGACGTTTCGACTCTGTGAAGATTGCTTGTCTCTCTGGTGGAGACCCGGATGAGATTGGAACAGAGAAGACTCGTAACTACATCGATGAATCGGTGTATGTAGAGAGTAAAGAGGAAGTTGCTCTCTTGATCAACGTTCGGATTTCGGGATACAGTACGGTTAGGACCTAACCTTTTGGAGAAGTTCAATGAGAATTATTAGCGCCGCCGCACATGGGGATCTATCGTCGTTTTTGCATGCCGGTTATTGTTCCGCTTCCCCTGGTTACAAGGGGATGGATAGGAAGGAAATTCTGGATGATACGGCGCTCTGGGAAGAGATTCGGTCAATCAGTTTCGAGCTTAGTGAAGCGGTAGCACAAAGAAACCGCGAGCACACTGCAAAGCTTCGAGAGAAACACAACAAGAAAAAAGATGCGGTGGAGTCAACACCATGAGTATGACCGTCACAGATGACGAAATTGACGAAGTGTTTGACGCCGTAGATGAGCTACTCTTGGCTGGCTCCTTCTCTGTGGTGGATGATATCTTGAAGAGCCACAAACCAGAAGACCACCCCACGGTGATGAACATCCTTCTTTTGACCATTACAGTAACAGCTTCGCTCGACCTTCCTTCCTGGTTTGATTTGCTGCAGCGGATAAGGGACCACTTGTTGACAATCGAGACAAAGGAGGAAGTGAACCTTCTTTTGTTGGGGTTTCCTAAGACACCACAGGAGGCGGAAAAGTTCAGGGGAACGGAGAAGTAAGATGGTTACAATATGTCCGATATGCGGTGCGGCTTACATGCAACAAGCGGCGTTTCGTTTGCGTTCTGTGGATATGTGCAATCTGCATTCTGACCAGATTAATCGGTGTTTCTGTGGTATGAGCAAGGCGGATCTGGAGACGCTTGCGATTCGAATGGATGAAAAGTTGCACCAGTTGATTGATGATCACTGGAGCGGAATTACCATGGATGAGCTACGACAGAACATCCGGGAGATGAGAAAGGGCGACCCGCTCCGTGTGGAGTTGATTCATCGCATGGATTATCTGGACCGGCTCAAAAAGCGCTTGCAGGATATACAGAAGATGCAAGAGGCTATGGAAGAGTATCAGGAACAGAAAGAGAAAGAAGCGGCGGAGTCAGACACGATAGGATTCAGTGATGTTCTTGGCTTGTTTTCTCGCAGTGGGCGCAAGTAATGTGTTCTTTTTTTCAACAAGCGAAAGAAAAAATGGTGTCACTTTGGTCTAATGTGTGTCCCTAAAAGAAGTGAGTCAGAAAAAAGTCTAGCCCTCACTTTTTTCGAGAGATTTTATTTGTGCGCTGAGAGAGTTCTCGGTTGCATGTTAAACGAAAGCAAGGAGTTTTTGCCATGTCCACAAAAGAAGAACCTACCACCGAAACCACCACCGAACCTGTTCTGGAGTTGACGGCGGAAGAATCAACCGAACCAACAGGCAGCGTTGACGAACTACAGATCAAGGGTCTCAAAATCTCCGGGCTGGAAGCAAAGTATAACAGCGCGGGTCAAGCCATCTGTCGGCTCTGTGGTCAAGCTTTTCGTGATCTCACAGATCATCTAAAGAAGGAGCACAAGACCACTGCGGAGGATTACGAGACCCGTTTTCCCGGTTTCCCGGTCAAGGGTGTCAACTCTGGTTCGGTCGGCTCTCTTGTCTATGAGGAGCGCGAGAAAAAGCTGTTCTCCGTCAAGAAAACCTTCGATTTCTTGTGGAACCCCAAGGCGAAAAAGGCGGAGAAGCGAGACAAGATGGTCACCGGCTACAAGACACCGGGTCCTCTGACTCCTCCCATTGATCCTGATTACGTGTTCGACCCGGAAGCGACACAGGTCGTGCTTCTCGGTCTGCATCTGAAGGACAAGGTCTTGGTCTACGGTCCAACAGGGAGCGGAAAGACCAGCATCATCGAACAAATCTGTGCTCGTCTCAACCTTAACTTTGTCCGTATCAACTTCGATTCAGCTATCACACGGGCTGATTTGATCGGTCACTATGTGGTCAAGGGTGAAGGCGAGAAGCGTGAAATGGAGTTCTGTTATGGTATCTTGCCGAGAGCGATGGCTCTCCCTGGCACGGTGGTTCTCCTGGATGAGTGGGACACGATTGGCGAAGAGGTGAGCTTTGTTCTACAGCGACCGCTGGAGAAGAACAGCCAACTCCTTATCATGGAAGAAGGCGAAAAGCTGATCTCTTTACATCCTGAGAACACCATCATCGCTACGGCGAACACCGCCGGAATGGGGGACGATACGGGTCTCTACTCGCAAGGGACTCGTATCCAAAACTACGCACAGATCAACCGGTTCGCTATGACCGTCATTCTCGATTACCTGGATGCAAAACAAGAGCAAAAGATCCTGATGAACCGTTTCGGTGGCGACATTGAAGAATGGGAAGCGGAAGCAATCATCAAGGCGATCAATGCGGTTCGTGAAGCGTTTGTCAACGGTCAGTTGTCCGCTCCTCTCTCAACACGGGATGCGATCAATTGGGCGGAAAAGTTCTGTATCTGGGGTAACCCTCAGAAGTCCGCCAAGTTCTGTTTTATCAATCGCTCTCCACAAGAGGAGCGGGGGACGCTGGAAGGATTGGTTCAACGCGCTTTTGATTGATTGTCGCGCCGGTAACTTGGGGCGGTTCCTTGAACTCTTCAGCCGCTCCAAGTTGCCTTTTTCTGGCGCAGTCAGAAAAAAGTCACTCCCTTACCTTTTGTGTCACGATGTGACAGACAACGAACATAAACTGATATAGACAGGGGAACAGAACAATGAGAACGACCAAGGAACTATTAGAAGGAAAGATACAGCGCTTGGCGCGTATTCTTTCGGATCGCTACTTTATTGATGTTGTCTTTGAAGGTGGCGAGTGCAAGACAGACGGCAAGACAATCTATCTCCCATCCCTCCCAGATTTCCCAGACATCGAAGAAGATCCCGCCAAGCTGACGGCGTTCGAGGAGAAGCTTGACAAGGTGATTACACTGATGGAGGGGCACGTTGACCACGAAGTGTCTCATCTCTTATTCAGTGATTTCACGACGCTCCGAAAGGTCAAGGACCCTTTGACAAAGCTTTTCCTTGGGGTCACTGAAGATATTCGATCAGAGTCAAAGATGGTTCAGATGTGGCGAGGCTCAAAGCGCAATATGGATGACAGCGCCCGAATTATCAGCCGAGACAAGATCTATCCTCGTTTTGATGAGCTTGAGGCGATTCACCAGCTTGCAGAAGGAATCCTGGTGATGGCGTCTGGTGACGAAGAGATGATTGATGAGTTCCCAAAACCGTCTCTTCTCGAAGATCTCGAACCACTCCAACCGGTTCTGGATGTGATCAAAGATCTCCCCACAAGCGACCATAGCCTTGCACTGGCGAAGTATCTGATGGAAGCGTTCGGTCTCGATTTTGTACCTCCTTCTGGTACGTCTATGGCGGCGATGGAAGAGATGCTGGAAGAGATCATGGAAACGATGATGTCGGCTGGCGCGGCGGGTCGTGCTGGAATGCCTATGCCGGGAAGCGGAAAGGGTGAACCTTCTATAAAAGAGGTGACGGAAGCAATCACCGAAGCATTGAAGGAAGAAATGGAAGGGGTGATGAAGGAGCACGAGATTGACCCGGAAGTCGCCAAGGAAAAGGCGGAAGAGGTCTTGAAGGCTCTGGAGAAATCGGAGACCATCGAACACGAAGCGGCTGGCTTGTACAAGCACTACAAGGCAAAAGGAAAGTCCTTCTATGCTCCCTATACCACAAAGGATGATGTGGTCAAGGTGATGAAGGCAAACGCCAAGCACAAGGCGGAGTATCAAAAGGCTCTGGCGGAAGTACGAAAGAGCGTAGGTGTGATGATTCGTCAACTCCGGATGGCGATGGCAAGCGTCAAGCGCTGTGAGATCTCCAGAGGAAAGCTGTGGGGTGAGTTGAGTCCTGTAGATATTCCTCGGTTCTTGCTGACTGGTGACCCCCGTGTGTTCCGTCGCAAGACCTATGCAGAGACTACGTCCGCTCGTGTTTCGTTGCTAGTTGACCTCTCTGGTAGCATGGGGGGACGGAAGGTTCAAGAAGCCCGGAAAGCCGTTATTGCGTTTGGTGAGTTCTGTCATTCGATTCGAGTGCCGTTTGAGATTCTGGGGTTTACCTCTGTCGCATTCCACACAGAGCGAGAGAACAGGGCGAAAACAAGAGGCACACCAGCCCATGATACCTTTACACGATGGGGTGAGTTGAAGATCGAAATCTACAAGGAATTTCACGAACAGTGGAAGCGGGTTGCTCCTCGTATCATGACCATGAAAGCGCAGTGTCACAACTATGACGGAGAAGCGGTTGCCGTTGCCGTGAGACGCCTTCAGCTTTCTTCTAAGCCCGGAGAGCGGCGCATCCTGTTTGTGTTCTCTGATGGCTACCCAGAGCAAGAATTTGGCGAGTTCCAGGTGAACGGTCAAGAGTACCTTCGCCGGGTGGTCACTCAATCAATGGATGCGGGAATCGAGTTGATCGGGATCGGGATCTGTTCAGATGCGGTCTCTCATTACTACCCGGATCACGTGGTCTTGAGAAATGCGGCGGATCTGAGCCGGACGGAGTTGCAAAAGCTCAAAGAGTACCTGGTTCAACAACGACGGCAAACACGGAAACGGAAAGAGGTCACCGCGTAGGAAAGTGGGCTTGTACCCGGTTAAAGGTCCGGGTACAGCTTACTTTGTATTTTAGCGCTTGCTGTTTAAAGGAGGTCGATCTATAATAGGACGCTCAAGGTTAGACGCCTTGAAAAAAGGAAGCACAAAGGAACCCAAAAGGAAGCACAAAGGAACCCAAAAGGAACTTGTTTTGCACCAGGAATACTGGTGCTGGAGGAAGAAGAGATGACCCGCAATAAGGGCGAACAATCATTCCATGCATTCACTACCAAATACCAACCATTCTTGAAAAAGTTAGCTTATGGTTTGTCCTGTTCTTGCCGGGACCACGACCAAGAAGACCTTTATCAGGAGTTGCTGATTATCGCTTGGGAGGTCGCAAGGTCGGATGGATATGAGAGCGCAGACAATCCAGAGAAGTATATGCTGGCGTCACTGCGGCGGCGCTCTTTGAATCTGATTCGTGGCGATAACTCATACGTTCATGTTTCGCTTGATCGCGGCATACACAGCGAGAAAGAGGACACCAAAACGTTACATGAAGTGATGCACTTGCGGAATTTCTCGTGCAAGAGAAACGGGTTGCCTCTCCAAATGAACCCACAATCGGAGGAAGAACGGCTTGTAGCGCGGGACCTCTTACAGAAGGCGTATGATGAAGCTGACAAGTTCCCCAATACCCAGAAGGGTAAGATTTACAAATGGGTGATTCGGTCGCTGGTTCGTCCTCCACAAGCTCTTCTTAATTTCGCCAATGAGCGGGAAGCACAAACAGATATCAAGAACCGGCGAAGCAAGACAATCAATGCCGGTGCTGTCGGTTTCGAGGTGTGCGGTCGTGATACCATCCAAGAGTATGTGGGTTGTGGATGGCGCTCTGTTCGAACAGCAATCGCAAAAATTGCGACACGCCTAGAGTTGGATGATGATGATGAATGAGTGCGAAGAGAACACGAAAGAAAAAGGACAAGCAACCTAGTCAGCTTGTTTGTCAAGAGTGTGGTCTTGTTGTGTTGGAGGAAGAGGCGCACATTGGTCGTTTTAGTCTCCAGAAGATGTTGTGCGCTCGTTGTGTTGTCCATGAACTACAAGACAAAGGAGAGATTGATCCACCAAGTTGCTTTGGTAACTCGTATGATGCTGGTAACTTTCTTTGTACCGACCGCTGTAATCTGAATCAAGCCTGTCTCCTTCAATTCACAGATGCGAAAATGATCCGGTGGGCATGGGAAGAGTCTTCTCGTGGTCCGACGAGACCCAATGATTATATGTACATTTGCAGTAGGATCTTGCGCCTTGCTGGTCGAATCATGCATGTGTATGATCTAGGTCCGATCTTGGAGTGTATGACGGGTGGTAATTACACTGTGAACAAAGATCCTGAGTATATACTACTGAAGCGGAAGATGCGAAAGAGAGAGGATATTGAGTACTTGGGTGACGGATTTTATGTGTGGTTTGGCTACTTGAAAACAGATAGTGAAGGGGAGTGAGATGGCGAAACAACAGCTAGGTTTGTTCTCTAAACAACAGACGTTTGTGAGGGACCTGAATGGCGAGAACATCCGCGTTTATGATGATGATGATGTTGTTCTCCCCTCTGAGGTGGACCTACAAAAGGAGAAAGAATTTCCTGGTATATTGGAGGCGGATGAACAGTTCGAGTTGATCAACACATGGGATGCTTTTCTCCAAGTTTGTGAAGATCTGCGAGTCGCGAAAGCAATCTCGGCTGATACAGAAACAGAAGGTCTTGGCAAACTGAGACATCGCATCATTGGCTATTCGTTCTCTTACCGGAAGGATTTGGGTCCGCTGGCGAATGTGGCGCATGACCAGTTGCGGAATGTGTATATTCCTGTTCGACATCGAACGGGGGAGTCCTGTCTTGACCCGCAAAAGGTCTCGGAGGCTCTGGCACCCATCTATGAACGAACAGACTGTCTGTGGGCGTTCTGGAACCCTAAATACGATTGGCACATGGGAGCAAATGACGGTCTGATTGCTCCGCACCCGACACTTGACGGGATGATTCTCCGGCGATTGATCTACGCGGACAAGCTGGCTGGTTTGAAGATTGTTGCAGCGGAAGATATAGATCCAGAAGCGGCTACCGCTGAAAAGTTGCTTGAGATCTATGTGACCGTGTTGTGTCGCATGAACCGGTGGAAGAAGCCATCTGATCGAGACCCGGTTGGGCGTGCTTACTACGAATACATCACGACAAGTATTATGGCGGCGTATGCTGCACGAGATACGTTCTTCACCTGGATTGCTACCGCGCACTATTTGGCTCGTGTGGCGGCTGTACCAGCTTTGTTAGACCTGGCAATCACAGAGCACATCTTGCTTGACCCCTTGTATGAAATGGAGCGAGAAGGGCTGTATGTGAGCCGGGAGCGCGTTGACGCGAACAGCCTTGAGCTTGACGGTCTCATGAAGGAGATGGAAGAGAAGATCTTCGAAATGATCCAGCGGGATATTAATCTGGGGAGTGGTGACCAGGTTGCGGCGCTCTTTAAAGAGATGAAGATCCCGATTATCAAGGCGACAGAAGCAACAAAGAAGTTACCACCTAGCCAACAGATTCCTTCTCTGGATGGTGATTCGCTGATGCGGTTGAACAAGAAAGGCTACGAGATCGCGGGACATATCCACAAGTGGCGAAAGGCTCGTGATCTGAAGTCAAAATACTTGAACGTGTTGCCTCGAATAGCGGAGAAGGACGATTGTATTCATGCCTCTTTTCGGCAAGTAGGAACAGAGTCCGGTCGGCTGTGTGTTGCGGGGGACACGGTGCTTGAGACAAATATGGGAAAATTTAGAATATCAGATCTTGATTTGACAAAGAATCAGAATGTATCTATCCTGACCCACAAAGGTCGGTATCGACCAATCGTGAATAAATATTATAAGGGTCAGGAGGAGATGTATAAGGTTGTACTTGATAATGGTTCTTTTATCAAGTGTACAGCGGGGCATCGCTTTTTGACGCCAAAGGGATGGAGGCGTTTAGATGAACTCGCAGAAGGACGAGAAGTTTGTACCCCGAGTAATTACTCTGGAACATTCCGTGGAAAGGGGTCGCCGAAAGGTATTCGACGAAGAAAGCTTTGTTCTGATAATGAACGAAGGAATTACAGATGCCGAAGTGGTTCGGCGATACGGCGTAAGCCGTCACGTCATCAACACTTCAAAGAAGTACTACAAAGAAAAGTACGGCGATTTGATCAAGTCATCAAAGCGGCTAAATTATCGCCGTTCGATGATGGGAAATCAGCGCGGAAAAAAGGAACAACCAGCGGTAGTAATTCCAAAGGAGGAGTTAGAAAAATCTCTAAGAGATGGCTGGTCTCTTTCGGAATTGGCGCGAAAGTTCGATACAACAGAGTGGTTTGTTCGCCAGAACATACAATTTCACGAGTTGAAGAAACCTACGGGAGTGCTCCCTTACAAGTTGCAGGATACGGATCTGGTTTACTTGGAACGCCTGGAAGTTTTGACACCAGGGTTGCTGGAAGCAACAAAAAATTACTACGACAAACCTCACGAGTTTTTCAAGTTGTTGTATCTGGCATTTATCAAGGTAAACGAACAGCTTTGGTTCATCAAAGAGTTGGCAAATGGTCACCGTTATCGAAGAGAACAGAACGAGGTTCCACGAGACCATATTTGTTGGTCAACAAATCGAGGAGAATTGTTTCTTTCACTCGGTCTTTTGGAGAGAAACATAGCACACGAACGTCAGTTTATTTTGTATCGAAATTACATGGTCGATTTCTTTCTTCCGTCTGCAAATTTGCTTGTGGAAGTCGATGGCGATTACCATCGCAAAGACAAGAAAACAAAGGAACGAGACGCAAAGAAAGAAAAGATTATACAGGAGAAGGGGTTTCTTCTTTTGCGTGTGACCGACAAAGAAGTTCTGACCTCATTGGGGGATGTTTTAGACCAGATAGAGGTCATTATATCCAAAGAATTGAGTCAATCGGAATAGAGGATGTTTGGGATATTGCGGTTGAGGAAGACCATAGTTACATAGCGCATGGTTTTATCAACCACAATTCAAGTGGCGGACCCAACATGCAGAATTTCCCCTCTCGCGGTCGTTTGGCGCATCTTGTAAAGGGTATCTTTATTATCCCGCCGGAACTACAAAAGGATTGGGTGTGGGTATTTGCTGATTTGAGTCAGATCGAAGTGCGCATCTTGACCCACTACTGTCAGGAGCCATCGCTTGTTGAAGGGTATGCACACGGGCTGGATATTCATGCAGCAACTGCGGAGGCGATGTTTGGGGACAGATGGGATCGGGCGGACGCAAAGGAGCGGAAAACACTCCGTTCTATCGGAAAACAGTTGAACTTCTCAATTGTGTACGGTGTCGGTCCAAAGGGGCTGAGTGATATTCTGTTCAAAGGTGACGGTTTCGAGCCGGGGATCGATGCTTCAGAAGATGAATGCAAGGATTTCATTGAGCGATATATGACGGCGCGACCCATGGTTATCTCCTGGATTGAAAAGACCAGACGTGACGCGAGAAGAACCGGCGTTATTCTTAACGCACAAGGACGGAGACGAGAGTTCTACGAACTTCTGGACCGAGACACCCCTATGAAGGTCATCAAAGGAATAGAGCGAGAACTGACCAATTTCGTGATTCAAGGATCGGCGGCGGATATGTACAAGAAAGGGCTGGCTCTTTCTTATGCACGATTCAAGCGAGAAGGTCTGCGAATTAAATGCATCAACACGATCCATGACGAGATTCAATACCTGGTACACAAAGAGGACCTGGAGAGGTCGGCTCAGATCGTTAAGGTCGCTTTTGAGGAAGACGCCGCACCATGGTGCTCAACACCCATTGTGATGGATTTTGAGTATGTGGCTGGCGGAGATATGGCATGGTCTGACAAGAAGGATTTGACACCGGAGATCATAGAGACGTTGGCGAAAGCTGCATAAGGTTAGGACCTAACTTTTCAACAATATGGAGATCAATCATGAAACTTTTCGAATATGAGTGCGATGCTTGCGGGAAGAAAGAAGATCGCCTTGTGAACAATGACACACGAGACAATCAGGTTTGTGGTTGTGGTGAGCCGTTACGCCGGTGCATCTCAGCGGTCAAGGGATGGGTCAAGAGTAAAGAGCGGACTGATATGCAGTTGAAGCGGCGTTCGATGAATCACACTAGAAAGATGATGGAGTCCAGACAGGACCCCCGCGAGAATGAAACCTTCCGGAATACGAACCAAGAGTGGCATAACAAGACCAGAACAAAGGTGACAAAGAAGGGGATGGTAGAGGAGCACAAAAACGATTGGAAGAAGTGGAAGGCGGACAATGAGAAGCTAGGTCTTGACGACAGTGGTACTCCGACCGTCATGGGGCGACCTAGTCTCCCGTCTGAAAAGGGGAAATAACTTTTTTCACTTTGGCGAAAAAAAAGTGGTAGGGTTTCGCCAAAAGATGTGTCTCTATATACATAACAAACGCAACAAACAAAAGTTGCGCCACACCAAAACCGGAATGTTTGGTAGACGGTCTAACAAGACCAATCCAAAGGAGGTTATCTCAAATGAAACTCAAACTCACTGGCGAAATGGAAATGGATCTCACGGCGTTTGTGCAACAAGCAAACGAGTGGATCGAAGCTTGCGGGATTGACTCTGAGAATCTCACACACCAGATGTGTGAACAGCCCGGAATGTTCGCGTACTATGGCGCGATTTCAGCTTACTCAAAGAAGAAGCTGGCGAAGGCGAAGATGGAACTCAAAAAGCTGGAGGCGGAGATTTTCAGAGAGATCCAGAACCGTTACAAGAAACAGGGCGACAAAGTTGCGATGAAGGTTATCGAGATGGAAGTGGATGAGGACGACCGTGTTCAAGGGATGCGGGATGCTGTTCTTGACATTAAGCTGGAAGCGGACCTTTGTCGGGTTGCAGCAGAATCCTTTTCCGAACGATCTAAGATGTTGATCTCGGTCGGCGCTCAGGAGCGGTCGGAGATCGGTAACTTGAATCCCATGATCCGCCAGATGGAAGAGAGGTCAGAGCAAAAGTTGAGAGAGCTAACGTCGCAGTCTCGAAAACTTTCGGATATTCACAACGAGAAGCTGAGATTGCGGAAAGAGAGTCAAAAAGGAGGTGAAACCCCACAGGAAGAGACAGACTACCACCAAACAAGATCGTTGCCATTAGGAAAACCACGGCGATAGTCGTGGGAAAGTCGTGTTCCCCACAACTATGATAGGTCAAGAACAACTTTGATCGCGGGAAGTAAAAAGGAACTCAAAAGGAACCGAAAAGGCGTTGCCTTTAGGGAAACAAAAGGAAAACAAACCGATGGGATTTGTGAAAGTAAACACAGAGAAGACGAAAGAACAGAAAACCACAGACGCCCCTATCAAAGGGTCGCGAACTCCGGCGGTCTTTTTGACCCCCAAGAACGGTATCACCTACCGTATCCGGATTCTCCCCCCCTGGACCGCTGAAGGTCCAAACGCGGAGTTGCCTTATAAGAAGGTGTATCAGCATTGGGACCTCACCGGCGGCAAACGGGCGAACTGTCCAGCGCAGTTGCGAGAAGACAAGTGCTTTGTCTGCGAACAGCGCGAACAGCTTGCTGAAACGGGTCACCCTGATGATGCGTCTCGTTCGAAGAAGCTCAAACCCAACCGCCGTTTTGTGTACCAGGTGATCGACCGTGATGACCCTGTCTTCAAGGCGACTGACAAAGAGGTTCAGGAGAAGCAAGAGTTGATCGGCGAAGCGAAGATCAAGTTCTTGTCTATCGGCTGGATGGCTCATGAGAAGATGCTGGACCTGTTCGCAAGCGCTCATTGGGGTGATGTGACGGACCCCTTCGAAGGTTATGACCTGGAGATGTCTCGTACCGGCGAAGGTCTCAACACCACGTACAGCTTCCTCCCTATCCCGGAAAAGTGTCCCGTCTTTCCCGAGAAGAGCGAGATGGAGACCCTGGAAAAGTACATGGGTGGTGAGGGGAACCTGGATGAGCATCGCATGTGGAAGAGCAACACCTATGATGAGACACGGGCGCTCTACTACGGCGAAGACACCAACTCCCAGAATAGCCTTCCTGGTTCGGCTCCTTCGGCTGGTGCGTTGCCGGAACACTCCGCGCCTCCTCCCGCCCCTGGACTCAACCCGGAGGCGTTCGAACAGTTGATCACTGGCGGCGCGGTGATGAGCAAGGAACAGCTTGTTCAGAATGGTGTGGCTGGTTTCACCAAAGAGGATGATGTTCCATGGTGTTACAGCCAGGAACCAGATCCCAAAGAGCAATTCTGTTTCGATTGTGCGCTTGTTCCGCACTGTGCGGCCACGTTCCGCGCCGTGACTGGTCTCAAGTGGTTCAAGGGTCCGGCTATGGAGGCGGAGACCGCGCCTACACCCGGTAAGCCAGCCCCTGGTAAGCCTGCACCCGGCAAACCTGCGCCGACACCCGCACCACAAGCGGCACCCGCTTCGGAGGCTCCTGCAGAAGAGAAACCCAAAAGTGTCGATGATGTCGAGGCATACCTGGAGAAGCAAGCCGAACAGGGTTAACAATCACACCAGTTTCCACCTACCATAATCCCGCCGGTTCTCTCCCCTTTCTCTTTCTCCTTTACCATATCGACTTGTGTAGTGTGTCATTGGAGGAAGGGGAGAGCATCGGTTTTTTTTAGGAGAACATGATCCATGGGAAAAGAGACGAAAGACCCGAAAGAGGAACCAAAAGATCCGAGAGAAAAAGCTCGTCAGGCGGCGGTGAATCTAATCGAGAAACAGTACGGAAAGGGTGCGATTCAACAATTGGGTGATGCGCCCGTTCAGGTCGTTGATACATTCCCCACGGGAAGCATGAAGCTCGATATCGCGTTGGGTGTCGGTGGTTATCCAAGGGGACGGGTAATCGAGATATACGGACCTGAGTCCGGTGGCAAGACCACAATGACACTGCATGCAATCGCAGAGATTCAGAAACGTGGCGGCGCGTGCGCTTTTATCGATGCGGAACATGCGCTTGATCTGGCGTATGCTCAGAACCTTGGCGTTGACACAGATGCCTTGTATCTGGCTCAACCAGACCATGGAGAACAAGCGCTGGAGATCCTGGATATCGTGGTGAGTAGCGGCGGATTTGATCTTGCTGTGGTTGATTCTGTGGCGGCGCTCGTTCCGCGAGCCGAGATCGAAGGTGATATGGGCGACAGTCACATGGGGCTACAAGCTCGCCTGATGAGTCAAGCTTTGCGGAAGCTGACAAGCATCATAGGCAAGACAAAGACAACGGTGATCTTTATCAACCAACTTCGCCAGAAGATTGGTGTCATGTTCGGAAATCCAGAGACCACTACCGGCGGAAATGCTTTGAAGTTTTATGCATCTGTACGGCTGGATATCCGGCGTATCGCCACACTCAAGAAAGGCGAAGATGTTCTTGGGAACACGGTACGGGTGAAGGTAGTCAAGAACAAGCTCGCTCCGCCCTTTGCGCAAGCGGAGATTGACTTGATTTTTGGTCGTGGTTTTGACCCTTACCGCGAAATCATGGATTGTGCCGTGGATTTCGGTATCATCGAAAAGAAAGGGTCCTGGTATCAGTATGGCGCGAAAGCATTGGGTCAAGGCAAAGATAATGTTGTCATTGAACTTCGAGAGAATGAGGAACGATTCGAGGCGTTGAAGGCGGACGTTCTGCGAAAGATGGAGGAACAACGGGCGACACAAGTGATCCCTGCAGGCAAGCCCAAACCCACGATGCCGGAACTTCCTGGAAGTGACAAGATCCCGCAAGCACCAGACCCGAAAGAGACGGGAAAGAAGAAAAAGAAAGGTTAGGACCTAACACTTGACCTGATTATCATTCCAGTCAACAGCCCCTCTCAAACCATCTCTAAGTCAACAGCCTTGAAAAAGAAGTGATCGGAAAGAGTCAACAGTCTTGATTTGATACTTTTCTTTTCTCTAGTGGTACGCTTTTGACAAAAAGTGTGTCTCTAGTAGGGAGTGGTAAGAGGCAAAAGGAGAAACGAATGAGAGTTCTATTATATGCAAGCTGGAACAGGAGCACAACGGGGGTTGACGTGGGGCACAGAACCTATGTTGAACAGGTCAAGGTTTATCCAAAAGGAACGTCTCGGTATGAAATTGGTCGAGATGCGGAAGATCTTGCAAAGCGGAAATCGGATATCTCGCACGGCTGGCGAGAGCTACAAGAGAATGAACCGAGTACGGATATTGAGAGAGCCGCTGTGTATCTGTTTCGGTTGATTCGATCCGGGCTTGCTTTCCCAAAACAATCCATTTGTCAGATCGGTGTGGGTCTCTTTCTCAAGAATGATCCGCTGGTTACTCTGGATAAGATAGTGGTCGCTTATAACAAGGGTTCGATTGTTGAATTCTTTTTGAAGGAGTTACTTGACTGGAAGTGTCGGTATGCTGGTTATCCGGCGGAGGTCCTTGTTCTTGACGACCCCTCTCAACAGATCCCATCAAAGCGCTGGAATTATCTGGTAACAGAAGAATCCTTGAAATATCTGGGAGACGAACATGACAACATCGGTTGAATTTATCGTTATCAGCGATATACACGCACACAACCATAAGCGGTATGGTCGTCTTATCAACGGAATTAATTCGCGCCTTAAAACGGCTCTTGATAGCCTTGACGGGGTCCTCCAACTCTCTGAACAACTCAGGATCAAGAATGTAGTGATCTCGGGTGACGTATTTGATGCAAAGAGCAAGGTGACAATCAATGTGTTCAATGCGGTTTATGCAGAGTTTCGGAAGTGGTCAGATGCTGGCTTGAATGTGTTACTCGTACCGGGTAACCACGATTTTGTGGTCCGCTCTGGCGAACAGCATGCGCTTCAGATTTTTGCAGACCTTCCTGGTTTCCAGGTTGCCCATGAACCGGAAGTGATTGATTGGCGGCTGGCGGATGGTCAAAAGATTTCGGTGTGTGCCGTTCCCTATCGAGACCAGTTCAAGAAAGAATGGTTCAAGCCTTATGCGCTTACAGAAGGTCAACCAACCATCTGTGTGACGCATGGAATGGTGTCTGGCTCTGTTCTCAATGAGCACAATGTTCCGGTGGATAGTCTCGCCAAGGATGAGCTTGTAGATCACGAGGGGATCGTGATTCGAGAAAGCTCGATTATCTCAAAGAAGTGGGTCCGTGGTTTTGACCTGGTGATCTCCGGTCACATACACATGCCACAAATCACCTATGTATCTGGAACAAAGGTCTTGATACCGGGACAACCGTGGCAACAACACCCCCACGAGATCAAACAACAACGCGGTGTCTGGACGGTGTCGATTAAGACAGCGCCAACAAGCAAATCTGCAGCAAGTACAGAGACGAAAAAAGCGGTTGACCTGGAGTTCTACTACTTACCAACATCGCCCGTTTTTGTGAAGTATCGGATCGGTATCGATGGGAATCTGAGATACGTTGACAGCATACAAGATCCAACAATTGAATCAATGGCGGCTCGTGCATCAGGTAATATTGTGCTGGTGCAACCAGACTCTGTGAAGGTGCTCCGGTCGGCTATAAACAGAGCCATGGATGCCTTCTACCAGAAAGGAGCCGTATATGTTGAGCTACTATCGCCTGATAAGGATACAGATCGCTTTTCGTCTACTCCTGTTCGGGTACAACTATCTTCCGAGCAATCTCCTGAAGAGATACTGGATTCTGTTTTGTGTTCGGGTTTTGTTTCCTTAGATGGGTTCGAGCCGAAAGACCTTGTTCCGCTAGGAAAAGAGATTCTAGTGGAAGCACAACAATCCGGGATCAAAGATGGCTGATGTAAGTGTCGCACTGCGGATGTTACTGGCGAAGGCAAAGGAGTTGCTTCCCATGAAGAAGAGGAGAAAACAAGACAGCCCGGAGATCCCCACGAGTAAACACTTTGAGTCTCGTGGCGTGGGGGTTGCGCCCACAGATTCGTCAGAGGATGTTTCCAAGGTGGACAATTTGATCAAGGAAATGACGGAGACAAAAGCTCTTCCAGGAGCGCTGATAAGTGGCACAAAAGACGAGAGTCCGTTCTACATAGGTCGAGGGTTCGAGGGACGGGAGCAAGTGCCGTCAGATGCTCCGCAAGGCACACAGTACTTCGATGAGAACACAGAAACGATGTGGACGAAGGACGCTGTCTTTGGGTGGGTGGATATGAAGCACGCTGTTCCCGCTGTAAAGAACGCAGTAAAGTCACGAATGGAGCGGAGAAAAGAGAAGACCACCCAAACGGTCAAATTTCTCGGAACACAAAAAGAGTTCATACACCCGATTTCTTTTCCACGTGCAGAGGCTCTTGAGTTTGTTCCGCCCGGTTACAAGGGTCAATTGAACATCGATCACATGGAGATTGACCACGCGGCTATGGCGCAAGCTTTTGCAATCCAGTCCAGTATGATCAAGACAGAGTCACCGAATGAGAGACACGCGGAAATGGTGACCGGCATGCGGAAACGTGCGCATTCTTCCGAACCAGAGTTCCAGTCAGAGGTTCAAGGTCGTCCTGTTTTCTTTGAGGATGATGATCGAACCAACGCGGGAGACCCAAACCAGGAGGATAGTACAGTGGGACCAGACGATCCTTGGCGACATTCTCCGACACATCCCACGGGACCTATACGGGTTTCTGAGTCCTTGAATCCCGGTGAGTCCGTGATGAGTTCTGAGGTGATACCGGGTTCGTTTGACCCGGTAACGATGACCATTGAGCAAGAGGATGGAACCAGAGTTCCAGTTGCTGCAGGAAGCGCAGTGCAGCTTGGCAAGCCGGGTGAGGTTCGTGTCTTCAAGACAATAGAAGAAGCACGTGATTTCTTTGAGACGCCGGAAGCGGAAAAATTTCTTGATGCTTTCAAGGAAGAAAGCCCGGTGAGAAGGCGCTCTTATGACTATAAGGTTCCTCGAAGCACAATCATTGATCAAGCGCTTTTGCGAAAAAAGATTGTGGAGGCTGGTGTTCCTAAGCCTGTTTTGATTCGTGTATATGAGACCACCGGAAGGATGGAAGTTGTGTTCTCTGGTGATTTGTCGGCGCAAGAATTAGACCGGTTGAATCAAGTTGTTCGTGATTTTGTGCGCCTTGACCCCGTTGTGGGGGGACTGACACCAAGTAGTGAAAAGCCTATTGTAGATGTGTGGGGAGATATTTTACACAGTGGCTCGGAATCCTTTTTTACTCCAGAACAGGCGAAAGAGACCTCTGGTTTGCGCAAGGAAGAAGAGAAAAAACCTATTGTACCAGCGTCGTTTTTTACTCCTGAACAGATGAAAATACTGGAGAAGCACGAGAAACAACAGGAGAGGTATGGCGAAGCATTTGTTACAGTTCCCGCTCCAACACAACAAGACGAAGTTCTGTGGGGGCAATACATGGACAGATATGGTCAAGATGTTCGAACGATCAACGAGATTCGGGAAGCGGAAGGGTTACCGCCGATCAAAAACAACTCCTTTGATGTTCCGCTTGCTGATATGACGGACCTTGTTCGTATGATAGACGGGAGTCAAGCTCACGTCGGTGTTGACTGGTCTACACAAGAGACAGAGGAACAAAAGAAGAAGCGCTTGTTGAAGGCGTCAATTAAGCGACGCGAAGAAGATTCAGAGTGGTGAGCACAGGAAAGAAACCAAATCCGTTTGCGCAAGCTACAATTGAGAGAATCATGAAGAGACGAAAAGAACGAGAGAAAAGGGCGAAAGAGGAGAGAAGAGCCATCCAGGTCGTTATGGTGGATGAAGAGCGCGGATTTCCTTTTGATGAAGAGGAAGATGAGGACGCGCTTTTTGACCCGGAAGCGAGACCATTTGCACCACTAGGAACACGCCGTGTGTCTGTGGAGATTGCAAAAGGTACAGGAGAGTTCCCTGATGATGCCGAAGAAGGGTCTTTGTGCATGGATACAAGTGCGGGTCTCTTGTATATTTTCGCCAAAGGCAAGTGGACTAAAGTGGGAGAACAGGGGCTGGAGGAATCGCACATACCAGCACCAAAAACGTCTCTTCCTAACTTTGAAACAAGTAGCGCACTGCGAGCCAGTGCGGGTCGTGGTGGTCACTTCGGAGGCGGTACAACAGGCGCTGTAACGATAAAATCAGGTACATCTGACCCATCCAGACCACCCGATTTTTCTCTGGGGTCGCCGGGTGTTGGGGTCGGCATGTCTGGCAGGATCAAGAAAAGCACAGAAATGACCAAATATGAGGTCTTCTGTGTTACGGAACAGCGATTCTTCGAGGTTATCGGGGAAACAGCGGATGGACCCCCGCAACACTGTCCAAGGGATGATTCTCATGAGATCAATCCTGAATTCACGTCCGTGCTGGAAGATTTCACAAGGATCGATGATGCGGAGTTTGACAGTGCTTCCCTAGTTTCCGGCGGGATTCCAGGTTTCCATGATGGTCCGTTAGCTGTGGACGGTATGACGTTGTCAGAGGAAGAACAAGAGCGGGAAGAGAAGCGACGCAAGTTGAAAGAGTCCATGCGACGGAGAGAAGAGAAAACAGAGTGGTAAATATAAGGGAGAGCATACGATGAAGATGGACATGGAAGGTGATAACGGAAAACAGGTCACCATTGATTACGAAATGGTTGATTTTCAGAACCTGGTTTCCTTGTTCGATGATGGGTATTTTGCGCCAAGTGCGGACGATTCAGAAGAAAAGACTGACCCGTTGACTGCTTTCGGGGCGCTCTGTGTCATGTACTACCTTGAGAACCTTCACGAGGCGGATGAAGAGCTTTTTGGTAAGTTGTGCAAGGCGGCGGGTGAGTCTGTCGAGGTCGGCGGTATGGAGGTGGATACAAGCCAGGTCGAAGATCTGACCATTGGGGAGTTTGGTCAGTATTGTTTGGACCGGTTTCACCGTCAGTTGGATGATGGGTTGCGTTGTCATGAGTGTCATGCGCTTGTGGAGACCGCCAATCCGGACTGTGTCGAGTATGGTTTATGTGAGGCACATTTAGAGGTTATGGAGTTGTAAACACACCGTAATAACGGGACAAAGGAGAAGACAGATGGAACAGACAGAACAGACTGAAAAGGTGACGAATGAAGCGATGGAATTGGTGCAAGCTGCAAAGCATGCGAATGCATTGTTTGCTTGTTTGAAGAAGGCGGGTCCGCGTGTCCCCAAGGACCTATTTTTGATCGCAAAGACGGTCAAAATGGCGGTTGTGGGCGGAGATATGATGCGGGTTCCTTGTCCGATCTGCAAAGGGACCGGAGTCTCTGAAGACGCACAGACAGGAAGCAAAGAGGCGTCTTGTCGCTGGTGTGAGTCTTATGGGGAAGATGCAACACCGGGTTATGTGACACAAGACCACGCCAAAAAGATCCATCTGAACATGGCGGAGATTGAAGAGCACCAGAAGCGAAGTCAGGAACAACAAGTGGAGCAAGCACGATGAACGTGGCGGATTGGAATCCTTGCAAGGACCGAAAAGATCACAAATGGAAACAAGACCCTTCTAACGGCTATTATGTATGTGAGCTTTGCGGCGCGGCTGGTTGGGCGCGTCATTATCCGGCTGGCTCTGGCTGGTCGTTGAATGGTCCTTCCGTTACTCCAATGAAGTGTCCGGGCTGTAAAGGTCTCACACCCTTTCCAAAGGCGTTGTGTCCCTCTTGTATCGAGAAGGGAACAAAGAAGGCGAAGGTCACGAAGCGATACCGCTGGATTGATTTGACAATGGGAGAACAAAAGGCGCTCATTTTCCTGAAGTGCAAGGAGGAACCTGCAACGGTATCCCAAAAGAGAGGGGCGGGTTCTCTTCCCTCATTGGTCACAAAGGGACTGATCGAGGTGTGCGGCGACTGTTCAGGACAAAAGAAGTGGCGTCTTACAGATGCGGCGCGGAAGATGTTGACAACCATCGAACAAAAGACAGGGGAAGAATTGCATGTCACAGTATGAGGAAAAATATAACTCGAAAGAGTGGCGAGCGCATATGAAGGCGCTCTCAGATCCCTCTCTCAAGGATCATATTCTGATCAAAGAGGGGGAAGGACGCTGGTATTGTCAGAAACCAGGAACCAGCATGTACAGCTTTCGCGTGGTAGTGTCTGCGAACACGATACTCTTCCATGGAGATCTGCAAGACCTCTGCGTTGTCCCGAGTGGTCCGGATGCGCTCTCGTGGCTCCTGAGCACGCTGAACAGCAAGCACGATCACCTTGATTATTTCATGGAGAAGGTGACGCCGGTTCACAGACAGAAGACGTTTTTGATCAAAGAGGCGGAGTTGCATCTCGAACACTTGCGAGAAGATCACGAAGTGGTGATGGAGACCCAAAAAGCGATCCAGGAAGTGCAGGAGAAAATGCATGACCTTTCGTGCGGGATCGATGTTCTTTTCAAGCAAGGCGAGACGGACGAATCACCGGACGTAATTGAGCTTGACAACCAGATTGCAGAACTCAAGGACAAGAACTTTGAGTTGCTTCTGGAGGAAGAAGATATCGATCTGCAGGCGGAAGAAGCGCTTGCAGCACTGGAGAAGATCAAGGGACTGCGGACCCGCTGGCGAGAGTTGTGGGATGAGTACGAGAGTCGGTTATGCGGCGGCTATTGTCCGGCGGAACAAGCCTGGTATGAGGCATATTTCGATGTGTACAAGGACACAGAAGGGATCGATTGTTCGGATTGGAACTCTCAACTTCTTCACCAGTACTTTGCTTTGAAGAAGTTTGTTCAGCTTTATATCGCCGCTGAAGATGCGCAAGAGAAACAACAAACTGAGTCTTCTCCTTCCTGATTTCTTCCTTCTACCGGTTACGTTTCCCTTCAAAGTGTGACTCTATTAGTAGACCGTTTCACAATGACACAAAAGAGGAGTGCGGCGGATGAAACCGAACAAAGATGAGATCGCTATTGCCTTCAAGACAATGGACGGCGAAGATTACGAAGGGACAGTGGAGATCAAATACTCCATGTGTGACCTGTTCAAAGCGTATGACCAGAAAATTCTCACGTTCCGGATGTTGGGTGTTCTCGGTGCGTGCTATTTTTACCGATATCCAGAACGCCAAGACGAAGATGTGAAACACCATCTCAACCAGTTGCACAAATCAGATCAGTTCACGATTATGCATTTTGCGGCGTACTGTTCTGGTCGATACCGGCGGAATCCAGGTGAACCAGATGTTGAGCCACACGACACAACAAAACCACAAGAGGCACCCGAGAAGGCACCCGAGAGCGCTCCTGTAGGCAAACCACAACCGGCGCAAGAGGAAAGTGTGCCAGTGACGGTTGGCAAGCCACAAGGCAAGCCACGACCCCCACAAGAGTTCAAGGCGGAAGTGTCTGCGGAACAGTTAGGGGTATCAAAAGAGACGGCGGATCATTATCTGGAGGTCTTGACCGAAGAGATCAAGGCGCAACAAAAGGACCCCACTGGAAAGCGCTACCAGAATGAACCACTGAAAGAAGAAGATGTGACCGCTTCAAGACCACGGCAAGCCCCAACTCCGCCAATGATTGCAGCGAAACAGAACGGTAAGCCGCGAAGGAAGCGCCAAAAGGCACCGGTGAGACCGCCGGACCCTACAAAGCTGACACCGCTGATAGGTAAGCCGCTAAAAGAAGTGGAAATCGAACTGAATGACGAGAAACCAGGTCACTCATTTGTAGAGAAATTGACAGCCTTTGATCAAGGTTAGGTCCTAACATTAGGGGAACAAGATGGCGTGGAAAGGAATAGAAAAGAGAAAACAGCCTGTTTTTGAATCCGTGGAGTGTTCCGCTTGTAAAGGGACTGGAAGAGCGGCGCATGATAGTTCGCTCTTTTGTGTCCCGTGTTTGGGGAAAGGGACGCGCACCAAGGAAGTGAAGTACCCCAAAAAGGTAAAGGCGAGAGAACCAGAGAAGAAAGCACAGAAGGATTGTCCAGATTGTGGTGGTACGGGTGTTTTGTCCGTCTCTGGTCACGAGATTGATTGTAATGGTTGCTTGGGAACTGGCTCTGTGGATGCAGAGAAGTACGGAAAGCGGAAGAAAGAGTGTCCTGATTGTGATGGGATTGGTCACGTACAGAGCGCAAAAACATACACAGAAGAGTGTTCAACATGTGGCGGTTTGGGGTGGTGGTATGTGGAAGAGTGCGAGTACTGCCAAGGGTTTGGTAGAGTCGTGGAGAAGCGCGGCGCTGTTACTGGTGTTTGTCCTTCTTGCCAGGGAGAAGGAACTGTCTTCTCTCCTTTTGCAGCAAAAGAAGAGCCAGAGATAACAAAAAGAGAAACAGAGTGGTGTGTTCGGTGCAAGGGGACGGGTGAAACAAGTTATGCGGGGAGTCCTTATAAGTGCCCAGATTGTGACGGAATGGGCTGGCATTACGTGGAAGAAGAACCAGAAGAAGGGTTGACCAAAGAGTGTCCTATTTGCGCGGGTAACGGGGAAACAACCGAAGTAGGCGTACACATCACATGTTCGCGGTGTCGCGGCTATGGTGTCATACCTACAAAACCAAACGTCGTGCTTTGTTCCTGGTGTGACGGAGTCGGTACAGATGATATGGGGATCGATTGTAACTCTTGTGATGGCGAGGGCTGGAAGGAAAGAGAACCAGTCAAAGAAGAGCCGCTGGTTCCTTGTCACGACTGTCAAGGGAGAGGTTATTCTTTGTTTGGCGAGGAACAATGTAAGACATGCGGCGGAGTGGGGAAGATCCCCTTCGAAGCGAGTCCTGTAGTGGAGGAGCCAAAACCTTTCTCGGTCTCTTTCCCAACAGAAGACGGCTACGTTGAAATGACGCCAGATGAAACCGAGATTTTTCGGGTGTTGTTCTCTAATGTTCCCAAAGATGCGAAAACATTGGAGGCGTTCAAGCGGCTGATAAGGGACCGAAACAGAGCGGAGTTAGCTAAGGAACCACTAAAGAAAGAAGAGCCGAAAGAGATCCCGAAAGAGGTCCCGCCGATCTGGTCTGAGAAAGCTGTGCCGCTGGACACAAAGAAACTATCAAAGACAGAAGCGAGAACAGCAAAGATCCTCTCGGGACTGGAACAAGTAACGGCGCAGTCTGTGACGGTGAAATCATCGGGTGCAGAACATTCGATGGAGGTGAAGCTTGTAGGGGCTGGTATCATCTCTCTTCAGCGGGTGTTCATAGGGCAAGCTTTTACGGGCGTTTCGCAGTGTTTTCGTGACCTATTGCAGGAACGGGTGCGGTTGCGGGATTGGATCATTCAGCTTGAACAAGACCAGGAAGAACAAGCCTGGAGTGAACCGCTGGAGGACTGGACAAAGAAGTTGCGAGAACGACAAGAGACGGAGTCGTTTGTGGTTCAAGATGTTCTCAAGACGCTGGAGAATGACCTTTGGGGTCTCAAGAAACCATATATCCGAGAAGAGCAATCCGTTTCCGGTCTTGTGTCTGACCTAAAGGCGAAAGTGATTACAGACCAGTTACGCGCTCAGCTTGACCCGTTTATGATGGGAATCCATCTGTCGAATTTTGGTAAGAAGTACCGTGACGAGTGTAACCAGGTGATGGCGTATGCTTGTTACATTGAAGCGGCTCGAATGCACCGTCTCAACGATACCATCATCCAACAGCAAGAGTGTCTCTTAAATGCGGCGCAGTGCATCCAGGCGGTGAGTCAAGAGCGAACGGTGGAGATCTGTGACGATATCATCAAGGATGTTCAGGCGTGTCCTGAACTGGAAAACTCACCACGGTTGGAGGCGTGTTCAACTAATGCGTTTTTGTTGCGGGAGTCTGTGATCAAAAAGACGGGTACAAAGGAGCCTGTTCCCGTTGTTGTAGTACCGGCGGAGACAATCGAGGAGCCGGACCCTACAACGCTGCAAGTACCGCCGACGTGGGTTCATCTGGAGAGTCAAACAGCAACGATGTGGGGTTATGACTGGAGCAACATTGTTTCTCGTGTTCAGATCAGAAATGAACAGCTTGGGAACGCTCTTACATACGCTATTGTTGAGGAAGTAGCACCCCAGAAACTTCGCCTTGGGTTTACTTGTGCGAACACCTATTCAAGGCGGTCCTTTAAGATTGTGAGTCACTTTGTGGTGTCTGGTGAGCTACCTCGAATGTTTATGAGTGAATTTGGGATTGATTGTCGGATACAAGTAGAGCGAACGAGCACAAGCATGGTGAAAGAAGAAGTGCCGTTTTCTACAGCCAGTCAAGAACTCAGCGCAGCGGGTGGCGCGTTTGTCTCAGAAGGTACGTTTCCACCACCGACAGAGACAACGAAGGGAGAAGGTTTCTCTGAACGGGAAGAGCCAGAGGAAGAGCCAGACATTTACGAACAGATCATGACGAAAGTGAGGGAACGGCTACCGAGTGCGGATCTTGAGCCAACCTCTCGTTTGCGTGTTTTCCTGGATGGTATTCTCTCACCACTGCGGGGGAAAACGACGTGGACAGGTGATATAGAGGGATTCCTATCAGGTTTGAGCGCTATTTTGAGCGGAACAGGTATTGGGATTCCCGCTAGTGTATCGACTGGTATCACGTTGAAGAGTCTCTCTGATATTACACAAAAAGAGGTCGAAGAGTATCAGGCAAAGAGGAGAGAACAGATTGCGGCGGAAGAGTCTATGAGTCCGGTGGAGCGGTCAAAGGCATCCCACAAGGCGGCGATAGAATCAGCAAAGAGACAAGAGATAGAAGAGCAAGTTGGTTCTGTTCCGTATGAAGAGTATATGAAGGGGAGATTCGGAAGTAAGAAGGGTTAGACTAGCTCGCAAGCACCGCCAGCACAAGCCACAGTTTGAGATCTTGTCGTTGTATCCTTTTCCTCTACCACACTTCTTAAATCCATGGGTCGGAGTTGTTTGACGAGTCGCTTGTACTCTTTCTCGCTGCATTCTTCCATTGGCATTTGCTTGTAGACACCGCCGTCATAGTTCATGAAGGTGAGAGACACAAAAGAGTCTGTGTTGTTCCACCACCAATCCCGAACCATTTGCCATTCATGTTTTTTGACAGATACGGTACAGCTTATGTTGTTTGTGTTCTTTCCGGTGACGTGACCGGGGGAGATCCAGTTGTCATAGAAGTACTTGACGCGCTCTAAAAGAGCCATGGCTCCCTCATCACGCATGATTGCACCATCTGGCGCGGCTTGCGGGAGAGTAATCACAGATTCCCTCTCTGGTCGATACGCGGACGGCTCAACAAGCCAGGGGTGTTCATTCATCAAATATTGGTAGACTGGTTCGGTGTGTGTGACGGTGATCCGTCGTTTCCAGAAGGGACTGTGGTAGGGGTGGATGCCAGAAGACACGACAAGACCATTTGAGAGGGCAAGAGAGGACGTTCCAGATGGCTTAATGGTTGTGGACCGTTCCGCTTTTGTAATGCCGAGAAGCTTCGCCAGACGCTTATTTTCAGCCAGCACAATTTTTGCGGCGCGTTTGAGGTTGAGACCCAAAATGTTCCCGCGAGAAATACCGGTCATTCCCACGCCAATAAGACCCGCTTGCTCGGCTCTTTCTTTCCAGATGGGGCGAAGGAAGGGGAAGTCTGTGTATGTGCCTTGAATGGTCGCCAGCCTTGAAGCAATCAGCGCTCGCTGGTCGAGGTCTGTCTGGTTCTTGACGTTGCTCGCGTTGATCTCATCCAGGTTGCAAAAGAAGTTGCTAGGTCCGCCAATTTCACCACAAGGGTTGCAACCCCAATCAAGATCATTCGTCAAGAAAATGTTCGGTTCGCCGCTTAGGGAGTTTTCCAAGAGATCCCAGATTGCATTGACTTGATCTCTTCGGTCGTGGAGTTCACTGCGCAAGACCACGGCGGAGTTGTTTGCAAGCGAGCGCTGGAGGTTGTCTTTCCACCATTCGCCGCTCTTACACTCCAACATCTCTTTGTCGTCAATGCTGAAAAGGGCGATATAAGAGGAACGACGGACACCGCCAGAGAGAACGGCGTGCGCAAGGTGACAAAGAATGTCGTGACACTCCAGTGTTGATAATTTCGAACCAGGAGCCTTGTTCACCAGTATGTTCTGTATCTCAACAAGCGCAGTGCTTAAAGGACCAGGACCAGGCGCGATCCCCCCGCTGGTAACGATTGGTGATCCGGCTGGTCTGACTCCGCTAAAATCGAAGATTGGAAAGCGCTTACCCCGCAAAAAAGCATCGATCAACTTCCCCACAGCAAGGGACCATCCCTCGATTGAATCAGGTACTTTGTACGTGAAGGGTTCGTCTGGCTTTTGTATCTTTGGAAGCTTCGCCACGTGTTGTTGTTGCACGCTGTACCCAACGCCGCAACCAGACAACAAGAGGAACATAATCTCTTGAAACACGTCTGGATGGTCGATGTGGGTAAAAGAACAGTTGTACAGCCTGCAGTTGTTGCGCTCGATTGCTTCCCCTGCAAACTGCATTGATCGCATCGCGGGGAGTACTTTTCGGTCAAAAACGTACTTGTAAGCCTCTGAGATCTCTTGTGCGAGCCGGGGAAATTTCTTGACATGCATCATCAAGTTCCGGCTAACGGTTTCTTTGTACTCTTCCCTTCTTTGCTGGTCTGGTAGGTATTTGGCGTACTTCATGTGATGGATGAGCCGCGCCATGGTTTGGGTTGAAAGGTTGGTGTGTGTTGTCATTGAACGTTCTTCTCCTATGGTTTTGAGGCGAAAAAAACTGTCCTATCTTGTATCCCCTATCATCGGTCTGTATTCGGTCTGTCGTCTGTTCGGTAGACGCTACCGCCCACTGTGCGAGGTGGTCTTACATTTTAGATGCTTTCTTTAATAGAGACAAGAAAAATGTAGAAATGCAACCATTTGTGTTTGATTTCTTGGTGCTTTTTATGGGGTGCTTCTGGTTACTCTTTTGTGAGCGGACCTTTTTCCTTGATTTTGTTGGGGTTTCAGGTCGTAGTTGTCAAAAGGTGGTTTTATTTCACTGGAAAACGGTTCGTTTTCGGATAAAAATGTGTCTCTAATAGGTAACGCTGTTTGTTTTCATGCTCGCGTGCTGATAGTTAGGTCCTAACCTTTTCCGGGTGTCAGGAGACAACAATCTTCAACAGCCTTGCACCCCAGAAACGAGCATCAGTTAACAGTCTTGAAACAACAAAAGGAGTTGTTATGAAGGTCAGAATATACGGTGAGATCGATGTTCCGGACGGTTCTTCTCGTGAAGACCTGAAGGATTTTTTCAGTGTGGTCGGTATCGAGCTTGGGTGTGGCTTGAATTACATCCAGGAGAAGGAAGTGGAGCGCACAATTCGCGAAGTTGTTCCTGGAGAGAACAAACGATCTGCAAGAATCACCATGGAAAAGGAACAAAAATAACCTGAACAGCCGAAAGGATCAAGACAATGGGTTTTTGGAATTTTATGGGTCAGTCGTTGGGTCTTTTGGGTCGTGTGATGCGTATCGATAACAAAGAGCGCCGTTTTGGGTCCGATCAGAACTATCTCGTGGTGCAAGTAGAACATGATGGAAAGGCGATCAAAGACACCAGCACCGGGGAAGAAGAAGTGTTGCTTATGACAGATCATGAGTTCGAGACCATGCGAGACCGCGCCAGAGCCAATCCGGAAGACGTGAAGGCGTTCCTTGAGGCGAACAAGGTCAGAGATGGTGTTGACTGATTAAAAGGCGCACAAGAGGAGCGCCGTTACAATATTGACCGGTTTTATTCATCAGGGGAGATGAAGAACATGGCAACAACAAAAGCATACACATATGACAAAGATGGACACCTAACAGGACAAGAATACGTAGACTTGGTTGCTTCTGATAGCCAAAAACACGAGGTGACCGGATCAGTAGACAAAACGGCGGAAGTCGTGGCGCAACTAAACGCGCTGAAAGATGTGGTCTCTGATGAAGTGCTCTTGAAGATCCGAGACCTGGAACAGCAACAAGAGCGACTAGAACAGCAAAAGGAACAAGAGAGGTATGAAAAGACAGAAGGTCAAAACCTCTCTGTCGGTGACGTGGTCCGCCATAAGTTCACATCCTACGGAACCAGCATGGGTGTGGTCACGATGATGCAAGACCAGTTTAATGTGACCATTGACTGGTGTGCAAAAGATCCTCTTTATTACCCTTCGGATTGCGAACAAACTTATAACCTGGAAAGAGCGCCGCTTCACGAATTTGTTATCGCGATGCAGAAGAACGGCACGCCAGAGAATACCCCCTACAAAAAGGGAGATCCTGTTTGTTCTCCCAACTACTATCCCGGAAGTTACGGCGTTATACAGGACGATCAAGCCGAATATGACACCTTTGTGAACGTGGATTGGAAAATTATCGAGTCTGCAGCATATCCGCTTATATACATTGATTCGAACCAGCTTGAACGTGTCCCCTTAACAGAGTATTTGTCTCTCTTAGAAGAACACAACAAGGTGAAAAATGAGGATTTCAAGGTTGGAGATCCCGTTTATTCGCCGCTTCATTTCCCGGACTGGTACGGCGTTGTCTTACAAGACCAGGAGCCGGGTGCGGTCATTGTTCGTGTAGACTGGAAGGTTTGCGCTGATATTCCCCCTTCGGTTGACCTTGTGGATGAAGTGAGTCCAGACAACTTAAATTATCCGCTGGAAGAAATCGACTATCGTAAGTTGTCGCGGATACCGTTATCAGAGTATCTTCATGTTCTGCAAAACTACCAGGAGGAGCAAGAACAGGCAAAGAAGGAGAAGGAGAGAGAGGAACAAGAGGAACAACTTCGGCGCATGAAGGCGGAGAACGAAGCGCTTCAACAAGAGCTTGCCGAGAACGCGCAACAGACCGCCACGCTTAACATGAGCTTTGAACAGGTCTTGAAGCGCCTTGACGAGCTTGAGAACAAGGAACAGACCCCAGAGGTCATGGAAGAGATGGAGGCGCTGGAACAAACTGAAGTGATGCCTGTTCTGCATGGCATGAGCAAGATGCAGATCGCGATAAAGTTGGCGGCGGCGGTCGGCAAAGGAATCGGAAAGGGTGTCGTGTTCCGGCTGGCGCAGTCCCTTGGCAATCAGTTCGGCGTCAATGTAGAATCGTTGATCAAGTTCTTTATCGGGTAACTTTAGGCGATCCAGTCAACAGTTTTGAAATGTGATGCGTATTATATTAATAGCCTTGAAAGGAGAACAAGATGAGCGATGAAGAGACCACAAAACGAGGTCCGTCCTGGAAGTTTTGGGCAACAACAGCTTTCAGTATTATCGGTTTCCTGGTTGTCACAATGGTCGGATATTACGTGAAAGTAGTCTCTGACAACATGAAGAAGCAACACAAAATGTCAGTTGCAGCATTCCGTTTGTTGCGGTCACAACAGAACCAGATGATTGCCATTGACCAAAAGGTTGATTTGTTGGGGATGCGCGTTTATGGAAAGAACTACGACAAGATAAAATCTCTTATTGAAAAGTACCACAAGGTCAGTTCTGAAGAGAAGACAATGCGGTTGTTTCGCCTCTTTGCTGAAGCAAACAAATCCGCCGCAGGTCTACCGGATAAACGATTCGCAAACAAGGTAGTCAAAAACATGCCTTTTCCACCAGCCCGGAAGAGACGCCCCATGCGCATGAAGACACCTGTCCTTATGCGTAAGATCAAAAAGATAATGGCGAAACCGTGACTCTTTTCGAGAAGGTCAACAGCTACGAACCCAATCCGCATTTTGTTAACAGTCTTGACCTGTATGCGGCTCGATATCAACAGCCTTGAAACCGTATCCGACCGATATCAACAGCCTTGAACTTAGATTCTGACTCGGTCAATAGCCTTGACCTTGTAAGTCACACTAGTCAACAGTCTTGAACCACCCCTAGTCAACAACCTTGAAAACTTTTTTATTGTGAAACGGTACGCTTTTGACAAAAGGTGTGTCTCTATAAACATGGTTATGGCGTAAAGAACAATTTTCGATAGCTTTGAACATGGAGAGGATAGAATGGAAAAGAAAGAGGACGGGACAGTCAAGGGGATGTTGAATGTAAAAGGAGACCTAACACCAGAACAACTAGATGTGTTCAAGGAAAAATGGAACAAAGTAGTTGCGGACGGTGAAACAACGGCTCCTGAAATCGAGCCTATGGCTGGTCAATCCACAGATGATCATTACCTTCAACAAGCGGTCCAGGGGTCACTGAAATTGGGGCAATACTTCGGAGAAGAACTGAATGCAGTCATAGTCTACATGGGGAACTGCGCCAGTTCTTTCCTTGTGTACTGGACAAATCCGAAGCAAGAAGACGGCGGAATGTTGCCAATCGGGAGTGTCGAGATTGTACCAGATCGGCGACTGCACAGAGTTGATGTCCCTCGATTAGCCCCCGCCGATTACTGTTTCCATGTACACCCGTGGTATGTGTTACCAGACACACAAGAACTCCCCATGATATTTGGACAGGATTACTTCAAGGAAGCGGTGGCTTATCTCGTGGAACTGATCGAAAGAACATACGAAGAGCTTGCGAAGATGCATCAATAAGCGAGCCGATAACACGGCGAACACAGAAGGAGAACACAGAGAGATGAAGAAGAAAAAAGGACCCCCAGAGTTGAAGTTTGTGGAGCAAGGGAAATCCACCCTTTCCTTGTTGGGGATGAACAGGATTGGAACCAGCGAGCCGTGGATGATTATGCTCGGTTCTACCTCTGACAAGGACATGAATGACCTCATTCGCTGGTTAAACAATCACGGCGGGATTGTGGATGAACGCGGCGCAAGCGATACGCAATTCCACACCATGACGCCGTCTGAGATCCCATCGAAGATCAAGCCCAAAGAAGAGACCACCCCGGAACATGAAAAGCTCAAAACAGCACTGAAAAGTGATGAAGTTCCGCCCCCAGAGAAAGAAAAGCCTGTTCCAGTGTACGGCGGTGGTTTTATGCCTGAAGAGCCGGTGAAGCAAGAGACGGAGATCCCGGCGGATATCTTTTTGCGCCCCAAAGACAACCAGGTTGTGAAGGACGCACAGAAGGAGAGCGCTGCAACAGAAGCGCGGTTACAACAAGAGTATGAAGACTCCGCCAATTTCTTTGTGGGCGACTCCCCCGAAGATCTTGCAAAACAGGCGAAAGAGGTCCAGCGGCTGGTTGCAGAAGGTCACGCACGAGAGGACGGCGTTACGCTGGATAAGGTCGGTTCAGACCCTGGTGAAGAATTGAAGATCGAATATCTGGAGGAGTCTTTTGAGGAAGATGAGATCCCGAAGATGTCGAGCATGACGGTGACCCGTGGCGAACTACCAGAGAACAAGCCGACCTTGCTGGAGAAGATTGCAGAGTTTTGCGAGAAAGCATCTGAACATGTCCCGAAAGATGCAGCGAAACAGTTGAACAAGATCTGGCAATCTGTTAGTTTCGCCGCACCGGAAACCGGGAAACTTATGCTGCAAGAACTGGCTGATTTCCTCATTGACGAAGTCGGCGGTGAGAACGAAGAAGTCAACAAGATTTGGAACACCATTTTCAGCCCCGAGATTGCAAAGCTGGCGGAAGGGGATGATGATCCAGAACCTGCACCCCCCGCAGAAGCGGAAGCACAAGAGGTTCCAGATACCTCGAAGATTCTCACCAAAGAACAGAAGAAAGCGATGCTTGACGAACTTGCAAACAAGACCATGGAAGAGCTTCAAGAGATGCAAATTGATGTTCTTGGCGTCTTATCTGACCCGCGTTATGTGGTCTTTCAAGCGGTCTATAGCGGGATTGAACAACAACGTCCCCCGTGCTGTATTGAGTTCAACGCCCGGTGTCAAATGTTGGGTCTCAACGCTGCAAAGATCGGCGGCGCACAAGACAAGGACGATCCGAACTACATCAGGTGTCCCTCTTGTACGCTTCTGATGGAGGAAGAGATTGACCCGAACAAAGAGATGGAGTTCTCGCCAATCCTCTTGTCTTCCACCACAGAACCCGCTCAGATCGATGAAAAAGAGAAGTCCATGGTCTCTTCTGGGGATGATTCTCAGTTTGGTCTCTTCCTGGAGGTCAAAGGGATCGATTACCCCCTGCAACTCTTTCCAGCGGACCCGGAGTTGGTCAACAACTTGCGGAAACAAGATGAATGGTACAAAGCAACCGGTGATATAGAGGATATCGCCAAGGCAATCCACAGAGCAAAGGCGTGGAAAACTGGCGTAGGTCGCAACATGACCGGCTGGTATGTACTGACAAGCCCCCCTCCAACAAAGGAACAAAAGGAGCGTGGTATCACCGCTAACTGGTTCCTGTATCAAGAGCCGGAAGCGCTCTAACAACGGTCTCTATCCTTTCTTGCTACCACACTCACCTGATCTAATTCGGAGAACAAATCATGTACATTATTCGTGTCCTTGCACAGAATTTCTTGTGCTTCATAAAGATGCAATTGGACCTGTTAGATCTTGGGCTGATAAGCTTGTACGGTATCAACCACCGATCTACCAGTCAGAACAATAACGGTGCTGGCAAATCCGCGTTGTTTGAGGCGCTTTATTTCGCGCTCTATGGAAAGATGCTTCGGAACATCCTTTCGAAGGAAATACCCACACGAGCGTCAATCCTGGAGCAAGCTGGCGAGAAGACAAAAGGGACATTCTCGATTGTCTCCTTTGTCAACTCCCAGACAAAAGAGATCTACCAGGTTGAACGCTTCCACTCCCATCCAAAGCTCAAGAACGAACTGTTCTTGTGGCTGTACAATGACCCGGACGCGCCAGAACTCACAGAGGAGCCGATTGCGCTGATGGATAAACCCACCCTAGTGGCTCAAGATCTACGCGGCGCAGACAAGGACGAAACACAGCGGAAGATTATCAAGCTGATCGGCTTGTCTCGTGACATGTTCCGTCAAGTGACCTTGTTCGGTAAAGGCGGAATGCCGTGCTTTTCCGGGCTATCTGACACCGCAAAAAAACAGCTACTGGAAGAGATTTTGCAGATTCATCTCTACACGAAGGCGGAAAAGATCGCCAAGGATCGGCGCAAAGAGGAGAAGGAAGAACTCAGGGTACTGGCAAACAAGCGAATCCAACAATTGGAGATTATCGACCAAAAGAGGAGCCGGTTGATTGACCTGGTACAACGACAAGACCAGTGGACCCGTGACAGAAGCGCCAAGTTTGAAGCGCTTGGCAACCAGATCCGAGACCTGGAAAGAACGACGGAGAAGGAGCCGCCGTGTGTGACACAAGAGCAAATCGATGCAGCGAAGAAACAATTGGCGGCGGAGAATGATAACCATCAGGAGACAATCAAAGAGCTACAAGAGAAGATCCCCCCGTTGGAAAAACAGATCCGCGACGCTGATAAAGAGTACGCTCGAATAACAGCGGAACGAAGTGGGCTAGAGAAGGAAGTGAATCGCCGGTCAAAGCTCATTGATAGCGGTTCGTGTCCTACTTGTGGACAAACGGTGGATGATGCTGTTTTTCCCGGTTCTACGGAACTAAACGAACAAATAGATTCTTTGGTTGACCAACAATCCAAACAGTACACCGTTTGTCAAACACTCCCGGTGAATAAGCGCAATATTGAGAGGGAAATAGAGGCGGAGAAAGAGCGCTTCTCCAAGCGTTATTGGGAACTGGATCAGCAACATGACACCCTGTACAAGGGAAAGATCAACTATGACCAATGGGCTTTTAAACAGGAGCATAAACAACACGAAATTGATGCGCTGAAAGAGCGTGTACAGCAAACACGAGAAGAAATATCCCCCTTTGAAGAGCTATTGGCGAGCGAGAGAAAAGAGCTTGAACAGCACGTTCGGAAGGAAGAAGAGACCCGCAAAGAGAGAGACGCAGTTGACCAGGAGATCAAAAAGCTGAACGTGCTTGTGAATGTGTTCGGGACCAAAGGAATCCGCTCTTTTCTCCTGGAAAATCTACTTCCAGAGGTGAACGAGAGACTGTTCGAGTATGCCGACATTATGACCAGCGGCGAGCTTGTGGCGCAGTTGTCCATTCAGAGCGAGACCGCCAAGGGTGAGAAGCGGGAAAAGATCAGCATCATAGTGCAGACAAAGACCGGTGAGAACGTGCGTTATGAAAGCTGTAGTAGTGGCGAACAGCGGCGGCTGGATGTTCCCCTTGCGCTGGCGTTGCAAGATCTCAGCTTGGCGCGTGGTCAAGGTCTCGGCTTGAGTCTACTGGACGAAGTGTTCGAAAACGTCGATGAGGCGGGAGTTGAGAACATGATGGAGTTGCTTCATTGTGTCTCAAAGAGAAAAGGGATCAACACCACAATTGTAGTCACCCACAATGAACAGTTGAATCAGCGATTTAATCACGGTATAGTGGTTGAACGAGATGTGAACGGATCATCTTGCTGTTTTGGTGTGTAGGTTACAAACTCCCATCACTTCTTTTGTTTCGCTAATCTTTTACACACCAAGGGATAGAAATGGAGGTTTTTTCCATGCGACAAAGATTATTTGGCGCAATTGCCATCCAAAGGTTAGGTCCTAACAATCACGTTTGGACCCTAAAACAACAAAAATTGTTACCCCGCAAAAGAGATGTGCTACGATCTCCGGAAGGAGAGAAAGAGCTATGAGCATCATAATCCGAGAAGGAAGGGTTATCATACCAATTCCCGGTGTTACGTTTATCGGGGAACAATTCAACCTTCCTGAATCACATTTTGCGCCCGGTTCTGTCGGTGCTGTCGAGAAAATACTCGGGCAAGGCGGCGGACAAACCAAGGTCAAGATGAAGATTGTTCAAGGAAGGGCGCTCTCTCGTAGTGCAAGACGTGACCAGGTATCGCAACAACAGACCCAACAGCGAGCCTATCAAGACCCCTACGGCGAACAACATGCGCGTCCCCCTATTCCCCCAGAACTGCAAGCCAAGCTCAACGAGAGACCCCGTGACCGCTTCGAAAGAGGTTCAGAAAAGATAGTACAGGAGGGCGGAAAGCCGCACTTTGCCAATTTCGACCCACGACCACGAAGCGGACAAAATAACCAGATTGTTCAGAACTCTCCTATTGACCAGCACATGATGGCGAACCAGCAATCTGGTATGCCTTTTGATCAAGTGACAAAGAGCATCACAACCCCGATACAACAAGCACAACCGGTGCAAGTGTGGAACCCACAAGTGGCGGCGCAGAACATCACACAACAAAACTGGATGGAAGATCTCAACGCCGGTGCTCCTGGAGATCCTACCGGAGAGATCACAATAGACCCGAACACCGGACAACCTGTACAGGGAAAGCGCGGCGGATATCGGCGCTCAGATTATCAGGACCGCTGGCAAGGTCGCGATCAATACGGTCGCTTGCAAGATGCGTGGGGCAACACACCACCGGCGCTTATTCAGCAACAACAGGCACAACAACAAGCGCAAGATCCCAACATGGGAATCAGCCATCAGCCGCAAGACAATCAACCGGCACCACAACCACAACAACAAACGCAACAAAGGCGCTCTTCTCTTCCGACTCTAGTGCGTCGAAAGAGGGGATAACCATGTTTCGATTTGAACTACGACTCGCACCGGTTGCAAAAGGGCGACCCCGCTTCAATCGCAAGACAGGAACGACCTATACACCCGCAAGAACGGACAACTTCGAGAAAGAGATCAAGAAGGAAATAGAGCGGACTCTCGGCTATGGCGAAGATTACCCCGTTTTTATCTTGAGCGAAACGTTGGCGGTTGATCTGGACTTCGTTTTCAAGCGTCCGAAGGATATGGAAGAGCACCCTGCAAAGCACGGAAAGAACATTCTCTGGCGCGGTATCGGAGAAGACATTGACAACCTTGTGAAGGCGGTCTTTGACGGCTTAAACGGCACACTCTGGGAAGACGACAAACAAATTGTGGCGGTTCGCACGCGCAAATTTATCGCAGAACATGGAAGCTACCCCCGGATCTGTATCTATGTGAGACCCGCCGGACCCCCGCCGGAATATCTGTGTGATGCGTGGGGTGAAGAACTCGAACAAAATTGGCTCAAAATGGATATGATTATCCAGAACCCAGAACTGGCTGGTCAGTTCGGGATGGGAGAAACAAAGGAATGAACAACGACAACCAGAAACCAGAAACAACGGCACCCCCGGCAACTCAACCCGGCGGTGATATGTACAAGGACGATCCAATTATTCCAACGTGTCCAACATGCAAAAACCTAATGACACAGTGCAAGTGTCAACACAACAATCTGAAAAAGTAAGAGCCGGAAAACCACAAAGGACCCAACGACCCGGCGAATTACAACGAATCGGATTGTTTATTGACGCACAATCACTTTCCTACGGCATACGCCGACTCTACGGAAGAAAATCCCGCCTGGATTTCTTGCGTCTTCCCTCTCTTGCCCTTGAAAATTGCTCCATTACTGGCGATTATACTTTAAAGAAAGCCTTTGTTGTTCAACAAGGGAGCGAGAAGGTCTATGGTCCGCTGATTACTGCGCTACGCTCTTTTGGCTATGAAGTGGAGGTCGTGGAACATGGCAAACAAGACATGTTCATCACCATGCACATCATAAACATAGCGCCAACCATTGATCACATTATGCTGGTCACTGGAAACAAAAGACTCGCCCCCTTGATTGAACAGCTAACGGTTTGGAAAAAGGAAATGTCCCTTGTCACGTTTGAAGGTCTGTTTGAACCCGGCGTGGTCAATCAGGTCCTCATACAAGACGCTTGGCTACTTAAATGACAGCCCCCAACGGCTGATGGAGCAAGGTCCTCATGTCCGCTTCTGCACCCCTCATTCAACCGGTTGCAAGCCCGGTGGTACAACCAACAACAGAACAGACACAGAAGGTCTTGACGGCAAGCCAGATCCCTCCAAAGCTGATGCAAGCCTACATGAAGAGACGACTCCCCTTGTGGGCGGAACATAGCGGCGTGGAGGTCGATGAGAACCCGTTCTCTTTTGCCGGTCACGCTTATTTGTACCCGCTCTTCTCTGACCGCTCAGAGTACGTTGTGCTGATGAAGGCGGCGCAGATGGGTGCAACCATCTACATGATGCTAAAAGCCTTCCACATGTCTCTCTTTCACGCTTCGTGGGGATTTGACCACCCGATCAAGATCGGTTTCTACTTCCCGGACTCCAAAGGTATCGGGCGCGTGGTCAAGGATCGCGTGGTCCCCCTGATGAAATCTTGCAACGACCTACGCCCCTACTCCAAGGAACAGCGTCAAGATCTCCGCCCCGTGGGGAAATCGTCTCTCTATTTCCTCTACATGGGTGGTCAGTCCACCAAAGACTCCGTCCCCATGAACGCGCTCTTCTTTGATGAGGTCCGCCTTGTCAAAATCAGCGAGATCTTTCAAGCCTACGCTCGCGTGCTTGCGTCAGTCCCCTACCGCTACAAACATCACGTTTCTACCGCTGGTTATCCCAATGGCGATATTCATAAGCTCTTTCTAAACACGGATCAGAAGTGGTTCTACACCCGTTGTCACGCTTGCAATTGCGAACAAATACTGGCAACGGAATTCCCGAATTGCATGGCGAGACACACCAAGGGACCGAAGAAAGGTCAGTACTATATCCAGTGTAAGAAGTGCAAAACGGAACTGGTCAACACACAACGCGGTCGCTACATCGCACACAACCCCGGACATGCGAACTCCGGATTCCAGATCAGCCAACTGATCAGTAGCAAGACAACGCCAGATGAAATCATGTTCGAATACGAGAACACCACGGACATGAAAGAGTTCTACAACCATATGCTTGGCATCCCCTTTGTAGACAAAACAAACAAGCCGATTGAAGAGGAAGACCTTGACAACAACGTTGATCCTCTCGCTGTTTGGGGCGATTATATCGGCGTGAACTATATGGGTGTTGACCAAATGATGAACATGAACTACGTGTTTATCATAAACAGACAAGGCGACAAGCGGCGGATCGTTTGGTTCGAGATCATCGAAGATTCTCACCCCTGGAAACGCACTGGCGAACTGTTAGAAAAGTTTGATGTTGAGGTCTGTGTGGTGGACGCTATGCCCCACAGTAACGACGCGCTGAACTTCGCCAACGACTATCCCAGAAAGGTGATCCTTGCCTACTCAAACGAATACAACGATATGGTCTCGTGGGAAGAAGGCAAGACCAAAAAGAAGCACAAGAAAGCTCGCCCGGAAACAGTCGCCAAACGCCGAGTGTACCTGGATCTCTACAAATCCATTGGCTACACCATTAATCTGATTGTCAAAAAGAAGATGGTTTGGCCTGATCCAGACAAGCAAGTACAAGAGTGTCACCCCTACGGCGGCGGTCGCAAAGACAACTATCCGATCATGCGAACCCACGCATATCCACACTTCGCTTGTCCTGTTCGTGAGAAGGTCGAGGTCGAAGAAGAGACCGGGCGCTATAGAATGAGATGGAACATGGTCGGAATGGACCCCCACAGCCTTGACGCGCTCAATTTCGCCGTGTTTGCATCTGAAAGAAAGGGCGGCGGTTTCTCATTCTCGTTCTAAGGAGACTCGCAAGCTCATTCTGATAAGCTCACAGAGTAAACTAAAATTGGTTAGGTCCTAACTTTTAGCTTACTTTTTAGCTTGTTTTTTCCAATAACATGCCGATTTTATTAGAATCGGTTTAGCTTACTTAGCTTACTCCTAAGTAACAACCCGTTTGACAAACGCCCCCAAACGTTTTGTCTGAAATCATAGGTAAGATCATGAAAGAGACCATTCTGAAACCACCGCGCCACGGTAGTAAACTCCTTGCTACACCCCCAAAGGTCACCGCCAAAGCGATGGTCAATCGCACCCTGTTCCGTGTCCTTTGTTGCGGAACATTCATGCAACAAATCTACGTGAAAGCGTTCCAGAAACAACACGGTCAACCCTTTCCCTTGAGTCAAGTAATCCTTGAATGCCCCCGGTGCAAACACCAGATACAGCTTGATCTGGTCAACTCTGACCAGTTCACAAGAGCCGCGCTTCTCCCTTATGTACATTATGGCGTGGAATGTGAAGACGACCCCTAGCACCCTTCGTCAATAGCCTTGCAAATGCCCCTCAAACGGAGTTAACAGCCTTTGACGGAAAGGAACTGTAACGAAAACAGCCTTGATAAAGAAGTGAGAGCATCATCATCAGCCTTGACCACGGGTAGGATTACGGTCAACAAGCCTTGAACCGCTCCTCAATTGGAGTCAGTAGCCTTGAACTACAACCGCATCATTAACAGCCTTGAAGCGGAGTTCCGCATGGTCAACAGCCTTGAAGAGCATTCCGAATGGTCAACAGCCTTGAAGAGCATTCCGAACGGTCAACAGCCTTCGCTTGGTGCTACGAGAAGGAAACAGCCTTGTTTATGGCGGGAACATCGATCAACAGCCTTGCAGCGAAGTTCCGCATGGTCAACAGCTTTGCAAACTTTTGTACCCGAAAACGGTACGCTTTTGACAAAACATGTGTCTCTATTAATAGCCTTGCACTACTCCCGAGATAGGGGAAACAGCCTTGCGATTTGGTATAACATATAGTCAACAACCTTGAACGAAGATCAACGTTTTCAGTCAACAACCTTGCGGCTTGAAGTGTAAATGATCAACAACCTCGAACCAGGATGTTACAACCAAGATCAATAGCCTTGAAATGGAACAGCGGACCCCCAACAACGAATGGAACACATTGAACAGGAGCCACGAACAACATGCCCCCTTTAGTAGATAAGAAATGCCCCTTCTGCGCCGTATGGGATGGATTCACTCACGACGGAGAACCCATCGAAAGAGAACTCTACCCCGAACAACTTCTACCCTATATCACAAGAGGATTCTCACCAGATGAAATTGCGTCCGCTCTTGACGCACCCATCGAAGCGGTCGAACACTCCATCATGCTGATCCCTCAAATGATGACCTGGAGAAGACAAGAACTCAAACATCACTACACAAAGAACCCCGAAGAACAGAAAATGAGCCTTCCTGAAATACCCACAAACATCCCGTCTCAAGCCCCGAATCACATCCAAGCTGCACCCGCTATCTCGCAACAAGAAATGTTCCCGCTACCACCCCCAACAGAAACAATACCCACAAAGTAAACAGACAACCTTCACAATGACCCGGAGATCAACCCCATGAAACAACCCCTCAAAATTGCGTGTCTCGGTGACGCGCAAACAAACCACTGGTTCGAAAAACTTCGCTACCAGCTTAAACAATTTATCGACAATACACTCGCGCCAGATCACGATCTGACCTTCTCTTTCCTACGCTCCTCACTACCCTCTGACCTCCAATTCTTCCCCACTGAATTGATACGAATCTATGGACTCAGACACCTCCATTACAATCACCAAATTCAACTCGCATCACAAGCGAATCTGACCATTATGATCGGCCAAGATTACCACCCGCTCGATGATTACACCAAAGACTTCTTCGCCAAAATTACACAAATATCACCCAACATCATTCTCTGGTTTACACCCGATCACGCTGAATCGCTAATACCCTCCAAAGCTCAGATTGAATCCAAAACCAACGTCATACCAGCTTCACATATGACCCCAGAAACTCTCGCCAAATTGACTCTCTATCTACTTACACCAAATCGACTCCTATATGCAAAAGACCAAACCACCGAACAAACAGAAACAGATGAACCGCCAGATACCTCCACCGCACCTACACAAGACGATCTAACTCCCCCGCAGTAAATACAGCACCACGCCACTAAATCGATAAAATGAACACAAAACACATTTGAAACACCTAAAATCATAGAGGTGGAACACCGAAAGATTAGATGGGAAACACCAAATTGTTAGGTCCTAACCCTATCGGTGTTCCACCTCCTAACCCCATCAGCGTCCCGCCTCTAACCATAGCCGCCCCGCTCCGAACATACTCAACACCACGACTCCAACCACCACAAAATTACCACAAAATTACTTATCCGCTTGCCCACAAACTACAAAACAAGCTATGATCTAAGACACCACCAAACACAAGGATTACACCACCAAAATCACAACCACACACAAAGGAAACTCACTCAATGACTACACAACCACTTCATAACCTCAGTGACCTTCAAACTCACTCGTGGATGGATGAACCCAATAAACCTTTCCCCAAATATATCGCCGTTGAAGGTCCTATCGGCGCAGGAAAAACTACCTTCGCCAATCAACTCGCCTCTCTACTCGAATACAAATGCTTCGAAGAACCTACCTCCAAACATAAAAACCCTCTACTCGAAGATTTCTATAGAGACCAAAAAGCCTTCTCCTTCCCAATGCAAATTCAAATGCTTACCATCAGACTCGAACTCGAAAGATCCGCTACCACACAAATCGCTACTAACGAAATACCAGGAGCTATCACTGACAGATCCACCGATGGAGACTCCGTCTTTGCCTTCCTGAATTACCAAATCGGTAACATGTCAAAGACTCTCTATCAACTCTACCTACGCACTTTTAACATCATGAAATCTATCAGACCATACCCCGATCTCATTATCTACTTAGATGTTCCTGTACACGTTCTGAAAGAAAGGATTCAACAAAGAAATAGACCCTTCGAACAACAACTACTGGAACCCAATAACCAATACCTCTACCTTCTCGAAAGAGCTTACCAACAATTCCTCCAAGCTATCTCAGCTTTCTCCGCTACCGTCTCTATTCCATGGGATCAATTTCAACCAGCCTCTAACGTATGGGAACAAGTTCTCGCCTTCTATCAACACTCTAACCACTCACGATTCGAAAAGGTGCTCCTTAAACACTGATAGATACGTACACAATGACTAACCCAATACACAACAAACAACCAAAACCAACCAAAAATGACCCAACCTAAATGACCACTAAACGACCACTAAACGACAAAAACTAACCCAAAAAGACCACTAAACGACAAAAAAGACGGTGCCCCCCGTCCAGACCCCCGGCACCCCCGCTCGCACAACCTCTGTATTTTTTATTCGCCGCGCACGCTTAGCCGCCGAAGTGACGACTCTGCAAGTGTAGTTCGCCGCGCCCGTGGTTCCGCCAAAGTGACCGTATTATAAAGCTCATATTATACGGACCTATCTGGTAAAACGTCCTGTATGACAAGCGTCATATCATAAAGGAGTTCCTGATAAAACAGTCGTATCATACGGCGCTGTATGAGAGTCGCCGCCGAACAATACGGTCATTATGATACGGCTCATATAATACGGTGATTTTACAGGTAGGTCGTTATGATATGCCCTTTATAATACGGGCGTTTTGTCGCTGTACCCAAAAGGTTAGGACCTAACCAGTGTGGATCTAATGATATCAGCTAGATAAAGGGGTGCCTTGGCTGGTCACCAGGGGAGGAGCAACCAGCCAAGGACTTTTTCGAAGCTTCATGGGAATACAGACAGATCGAACTAGAAACGTTCAATGACACTTCGTATATTATAAGATCCTGCACCCCTGTCAACAGTTTTTGACTACCCTTCTCCGCCGATCCCGCTGGAGAGACCTATTTTCGTGGTTTTGTTCAGTGGTTTTTGGTCGAATCTTGTAGCCGTCACTCCTACAAATCTTGTACGAACCTGAACAGCCCCCGGCTGGTGTTTCGCCTTGGGAGACCGGCGCACTTTTGGATATCCAAATACCTGAAATTATTAGAACGGGCGATCCCACTGTTTTTGTAAGACAGAACCCGCCAATCCCCCAATCCTATACTGAACACACAGAAAAAGGGTGATCTGATCAGAGTCAGAAAAAAGTCTTGCCCTCACTATTTCAAGGGAATTGTTTTTTTAACCGGCACAAGGAGCCGCACGGCAACGTGAAACAGGAGCCAGACCATGAACATCTCAACCGACCTTAAACAAGCCGCCATCACAATCCGCAACCGTGGGCGTCAAGCCGCTGACAATAACCCTTCCAACGGTCGCCGCGTTCGCCGCGCCAAAGATATCTTCAAAATGGTGATGGACAATCGCCGCTTGTTCGCGTTCGGTGAGGTCGCCTGGATCACTCTCAAAGGTTCGCGTGGTGAGACCTACAGCCCCACTCTCCGCGAAGATGGTTCTTGTGTCTGTCAATGTGTCGATAGCAAGAACGGATTTCTCTGCAAGCATCGCCTTGCACTCGCCGCCGCCGTGATTGCTTCCGCCGCCAACAACCGATAACAAATACGCTTGAAGGAGCCGAACAATGAACATGAACACCGACACCCCGAAAATCTACGTTGCTGATCTCGCCGCTTACAATGCCGGTCGTCACAATGGTTGCTGGCTGGATCTCTCGGAACATGACCTTGACTCTGCACAAGAGGCGGTCGCTGGTTTGCTCGCAAGATCGCCGGTGGAGTTCGCCGAAGAAATCGCGATTCACGATCATGAAGGTTTCGGCGGCTGGCTAGGTGAGTACTCGGGTCTTGATTCCGCCGTTCGCCTTGCTGAGATGATTCAAGAGCACGGTCTTGAAAAAGTATCGGCGGCGCTGAACTACGGCGGCGGTGTGTACTACCTGGATGAAGCGGAAGCATACCTTGACCGCTACGCTGGAACCTACCCCTCCAAGCGTCATTGGGCGGAAGAAGTTCTTGAGATGGAGTTCAGCACCCTTCCAAAAGAGGCACAACGCAAGCTGGCTCTGTACTTCGATTATGAAGAGTATGCAGACGACCGCGAGACCAATGGGGATGTTGATTTTGTCGAAGATGGGAATGAGGTCCACGTCTTTTTGCACCGCGCCGAATAGTTCCGATTCACTCCGCTCCAATCCCAACAGATCCTAATCAATCCCACACAACCCGATCTACTCCGCTCCAATCCGCTCCAATCCCACACAACAAGGTTAGGACCTAACCCTTCTGATCAGAGCCAGGAACCCGCCAAAAGTGGATCACAGAAACACCCCTACAACGCACAAAGAGACCGGGATGAATACCAGAAGTCTCGCAAACCACAAAACGCCTTAAAAGGCTCGCCAGACCCCTTCTCGTTGTCTGTGACCTATAGGTCAACAAAAGGACCCCCAGAGAAAGGGTGTCGCTTGTACCGACCCCCTTGGGCGCTCTTGATCCCCCTTGGTGATCTCCAATCCCAGATCGTGATCCTATTTCATGGTGATCCTCTTTGGTGATCCTGAAAAAGATCAGAGTCAGAAAAAAGTCTTGCCCTTGTTTTTGTAAGCGCACTGATTTTTTCTCAAACGGCAACAAGGAGCCAGACAATGAGACCGACCGACCTTCAAACCGCAATCGACCTTTTCGAAAGTACAACTCTTCTTTGTTCCATCTACAATCTTGATTTTGAGCCGGGTCGCGAGCAACGTGACCTCATCGCCCACACTCTCCGCCAAATCGCCGCTGGCGAGCGTCTCTGTCTCTTCCCCGGCGCTGCAGGCACTGGCAAAACCACCACTCTCAAGCTTCTCCTTCAGGTTCTCACCGACTGTCGCAACACCGTCACCAACGCCGCACCGACCCACAAGGCGGCGGGTCGTTTTCAAGAAGCCCTTGGCGCTGACTTCGCAGACAAGAAAGTGGTCACCGCCCACTCCATCGTTTACGCCGGTGCTGAAGAGATTCGCGAAGAAGAGGTTGAGCTTGACGAAGATGGTAACGAGGTCGTCAAGGTCGCCGAATTCGGTGATGAGCTTGCTTTCAATCGCCGCGAGCCTGGAACCGCCAAGGTCGGCAACATCCTGGTGATTGACGAAGCTTCAATGGTCGGCAAAGAGTTCGCCGCCGATATCTGGAACGCTCTTCCCGAGACCACAAAAATCATCGCGGTCGGCGACCCCCACCAACTTCCGCCGGTCAAAGAAGAAGCCGGATTCCCCTTGCACGAAGCAACCGTGACTCTCTCCAAGGTCTACCGCCAAGCGGAAGCTTCCCCGGTCCTGAACGCTGCAACCAACATTCGCAACCGCAAGGTCCCCTTCACCTACAGCCGCGTAGCCGATTTCAAAGCGGGTCAAGCGATTCTGGACCGCGCCGGTGTTCGTAGCCCCTGGATGGACAGTGGACAAGCTGGCGAGACTCTGGCGAACATGTTCCGCGCCAACAACGGTGACGCCGCTGCAATCGTAGGCACCCACGCAACCCGCACCGAATTGAATGACGCAACTCGCTACTTTCTCGGCATGCCACGCCGCAACGAAGGTCCGCAAGTAGGCGAGCGCCTCATCTGTCGCGCCAAGGGTGGCGGTCTCAACAACTCCGATGTGGTCACTGTCAAATCAGTTGAGCATGCTGACTTCGGTCCCAACTTCGGTGACGGATGGGTCTTGAGAGTCGCCAACGGTCGTGAACGAGAGGTCGCAGTTCTCCGCGCAACTTGGGATGGTAACTGTCAGCCCAAACATCGCGGTCTGGTTCCCTACTCCATCCAGAAGAACATGGAAGAGTTCATCGCGGAAGATATCGCCAAGCACGGCGAAAAGATTTATGCCAAGGTCGCCGAGAAACAGGACGCTTGGAAAGCTCGCAAGGACGAAGAAGCCGCCAACTGGTTAGTCGCTATCTGGACCGCTCAGGAAGCACGGAAACACGGCGCACACGCTCTTTACCTCAAACACTACCTGGCAAGCCTTGACAGTGGTTACGCCATCACTTGCCACGCCGCGCAAGGTTCTCAGTACGCTGAAATCATTGTTGTCGCGGACATGGTTGACTTCATCGCAGAGAACGAAGCGGATCAAGTTTACCGCTGGAGTTACACCGCTCTTACTCGCGCCGTCAAAAGCGCCATCGTGGTCCGCAAGGCTCGCAACGGCTGGTAGAGACCGGCGGGGGGGACGGGTCAGAAAAAGCCCGTCCCTCTCTTCTCCGTCCCTTTTCCGCTGATCTTCTGACCGGCGCAGAGTCAGAAAAAAGTCTTGACCTTGTTTATGTAAGTGCAACCCCTTTTCCCTCATGGAGGATTGGATCGATGGAAAAAGCTAAGCTGGAAACGACCGAAGATTATGAGATCGCTCGATACACTCACAAGCGTCTCTTTGACACCGCATGCGTCAAGCTCGGAGTGACCCCGCGATTGTCGCCGCGCTACGGTAGCGAACCTCTTCGTTTTGACACCACGTTCTTTTCTTGGAAGCACGCCGGTTGTCCGACCAACATCACGCGCAAGCTGAAGGCTGGCGATGTTCTCTTGTATTGCCACGGTTTGATGAAGGTCGGTCGCAGTGGCGCGAAACAGACCACGGTGTGTCACCCGGACATTTTCAAAAACGGTTTGACCTTCCACAAGAGCGGCTACCAGGTCGATACAAGAACAATCAAAGAGTCCGCGCTTTTGATCCCGGCGGACAAGGTCGAAGAAGTTCAAGAGATCATCAAGGATCACTATCTCAGCTACTGCGGAAAAGCTTACTGGTTCGGTTACGAGATCTGGTATGACCTCTCTTTGAAGGTTCGCATTCTGGAAGCAATCAATGGCTGAGAGAGCCACGACAAGACACGGAAACACAAACAGACAACAATAGACCCGGAGGAGCCGAAAGGTGACCCCAGACAAGCGGAGGATTGGAACAATGGCAAGGCAACGACGCAAGGCATCTTCGAAGGCGGAATTGGTTCAGGAGTTGAACGCGGCGGGATTGGGATTCACGGCGAACGTTTGTGTGAACTACCAGCGCAAGCCCACAACGAAGCTTCGTAATCTGGCTAAGCTGGTCCGCCGTGGCTGTGTTGTGTACCATGCGCCGTTTGATATTGATCAGATTGTGGTGGACGGACAACAGTTTTCTCTGAGCTACCTGGATGCACTTTGCTAGAAAGTGTGTCTCTACCAACAGGACCCTAACGAAGTAGGAGCGGGATCGATGAAATTGCAAGCGAACCAGAAACAAGGCAAGACCCAATTTGTTCCGGAACTCATTCACGAAGCGACCCGCGCCCACGATATGATTACGGGATTGGACAACTTGAAGAAGGTCCGGTCGCAGTGTACCGGCAACCCGGTTATTTATCAGGCGGACCCGAAGCACAAGACCGCCGAACATGTTCGCTGGTACGGTTCCTTTGTAGCGTCCTTCTGTGCCCTTGAAGATCTCACTTTGGGCTGGAAGGTCTACTATCGGCGCAAGTGGCTTACAGCGCTTCCGGAGACCGTTGCATTCATCGAAAAGCTTCCCTTGCTGGAAGACTAGGATTGGTTAGGATTGGCGAAGATCGGACCAAAAGGGTAGGTCCTAACTATTTCAGCGCTTCGCTTCTAACTATTTAGGTGCTTCGCTTCTAACTTTTTCAGAAACCTTGTCAGATCTCGAAACGGCTAACGTCTTGCTAAGTAGGACAGACAAACAGACAACGGGAGATGGTAAAATGACGAAGCTTCAAGGGTTTACTTTGTACCTTTTCAGCACAGGCAACACCGAATTTGTGAACGGCGCTCTGAAGGCTGACGCCGTCCTTCATGGTTTCGAGACCTTTGCAGATGTTACGGATTACGTCTATGATCTGGAACTCCCTGGCAAGTGTCATACGATCAACATCTATGACCACAACACGGGGCGTCACTGGTCCTATGAGCACGATCAAGATATCTTTGAGTGTGATGATGAAGACGACAGTGATGCGCTGTTTGAGACCGTTGTGCGAGCCGTACCGGGCGACCAATCCGAAGTGGTTCGGAAAGCTTTCGAGATCTACCGGGATATCACGAACCCGGCGAAAGGAACAGATACATGAAAAAGCTGAACAGGGGACAAGAGTTGTTTGCGGTGCTGGTGCTCCGCTCGAAGGGCTGGAAGGTCAAGCCGTCCTTCCACAAGCAAAAGGTCCAAGCACTTCAGAACCGTGGCTTGCTGGACTCCCACGGGACCTTGACAGATGAAGGGTACGTAGCGGCGAAACAGATCCAGCGGCGGTTGTACTTCAAGGAATGTGCAAGGCTGTTATTGGATAGCCCGGACCCCGGCAAGCTGAACTACGCCAAAGAGCCGCGTGGCTATTATCCCTCGATTGCCTTTGAGGATATCCGCCGGTTTGGGTACGTCACAAGCGGGGCGGAGACTGTTCAGATCTTCGAGACCCGTTACCCCAACGAGGTCTTTATGATCGGGATGTACTCACTGACCCTTGATCCTGGTCCGCGCAAAGTAGACGAGATGATGTTCCAGGAAAAGATCTTTGCGACCATTCCGCGACCTGTTTTCGAGCGCGGCGGACCTTGTGTGCTGCAGTGGCAAGAGCTTGAAGAGTAGTCAGAAAAAAGGCTTGCCCTTGATCTAGTGTAACCCTTTGCGGATTGGAGGATTGGACAATGAGCAATTTCTGGGATGGACTGAAACCGGGCGAAGCGAAGATGCTTGTCGAGCATCACAAGACCGCCAACGAGCTACTGGATGAGCATAGCAAGCAACGCCAAGCGCTGTATCAGCCCGAAGCGGATCGAGAGTTCGAGGAACAGTGCGAGCACCTTGAGTCGTTTGAGAAGGAGCCGCAGACCTTCACCCTTGGCGAGCTTATGGATCATTGGGAGAATGACCACGTGGAGGAGTGGGGATATCTCGGCACAGAGAACCCTCCGGCGGACACGACGCTTCGTTTCAAGGTCCTTGGACCCAACAGCTACATCCTTGAACGTCAGTACGATGACGGGTCGTGGGATGTGTTTCTGGAAGACTTCATTCCCGAAGAACTCAAGCCGGAATGGATTGGAGGTTGACTGATGAAGGCGAAAAAGCTACGAGAAAAGCTAGAGTGGATCGCGGAGAAGGTCGGAGAGGTCTCTTGCGGTTATGACCCTGTCGCCGCGTGTTATGCCATTGAGGACCCCTTGGAGGAGTGTGTTGAGCTTGCCAAGGAACTGGAACAAGAGGACCAAGAGCAAGCGGAGAACGCAAGCCAGAATGGAGGTTGACCAATGAGCTACGATCATAACGTAGAGGCGTGGGATCGTCACTGCGCTGCACAAGAGGAATCGGCTGAAGGTGCTTGTCGGGATCACGCCGCGCCAATCCTTGGTGATGATGTGGACCCCGAAGAGTATCAGGCGGAGCATGATCTGGACTGCGCCGAGATGCCGTGCGCCGCCGGTTGTCCGTTGCTAGGCAAGCCGCAAAGCAACTAGTCGGTTCTGTTCAGTGTCAAGAGCCGCTCCGCGTCCTACAAATCTCGCGGAATCTCGCCAAAATCTCGCCGTAGTATTTTCAATCACTTAGGTCACTTCGGGTAAAAAATCTCCCCCTACGAGATAAAAGACTTCGCGCTTTTTTTGACCTACGTCCGGCGTAGGAATTGGACGGACGAATTTCGGTCAGTTGTTCAGTGATTCTTCGCCGGAGTCGCGCCGTCCGTTTTTCTGTCAGTTGTTCAGTAGTCTCAGATTTCCAAGGTCTGTTCAGTACTTCGGAATTTCGGTCAGTTGTTCAGTACTTCACCGCCGTCAAAAGTCATGCCAGGGGAAGCGCCTTGGGGTTAGGTCCTAACATTTTTTGTGTGTCGCCAAAACGACCGTATCATAAACGCCATATCATAAAGCCCTCTATGAAAAGCGCCGTATCATAAAGCCCGTATCATAAACGCCATATTGACAAGTTGTCATACAGAGCGTTTTGCAAAAGCGTCGTATCATAACGGTCATATCATAAAGCCCATATTGACAAGTTGCGCCGATCATCTGCGCCGTATCATAAAGCTCATATTGATAAGCTGATCTGAACAGCTAGGGGCTTTTGCCAGAGACACGTATATACAGAGCCGTTTGCGAATGTGCCGACAACGTGTAAATGAATAGCAAGGACGCATGTAGGGACGAGACGCCAGCCGCCAGCCGCATGCACCAGAGAACGCGCCGCAGATCGCTGATTAGGTCGCTTTTTGGCGACTTTCGGCGGCGATTTATGCCCCCCCCTATCCAAACTACAAAACGCAGATCGTAAGGTATCCCCTAGTGGGAATTCAGTTTTTCAGAGAAAAATTACAGTGAAGAAACAGGTCTACATTTTTCTGAGAAAAATTTGGATAAAAAAGTCATGTATTATTTCTGGCGTCAGTTTTTCAGAGAAAAAATTGAGACAGCGAAAGTGGGTCTGTGTTTGTCTGTGTTGTTAGAGGGGGGTGTATATGTGCGGGGTAAAATCTTGGTGTATAGGTTCATGATGGGTGTAGTGGTTACATTTGGAAAAAAGTTGTGTCTCTATAAGTGAACGTTTGGGATGGGAAATAGAAAGGAGCGTAGGGGAGATGGTACAGCGTGTGGAGGTAGGACAGGTTTGGGGTGGACGTGGGAAGGGTCATTCGTTTGTGATGCGTGTGAGTGGTGATCGAGTTTGGTCGGATTATCGAGATGAGGTAGGGGACACGCGACCGTATGTGACGGATCAATCTGCGGAGTCATTTGTGGAGGAGGGAATTTTTGTATCGGACAGGGAGGAGGCGTTGTTGGTAACGCCGGTGGAGTTTCGATGTTTGGTGGAGGGGTATTACGAGTGGTTGGAGTCGCGTGAGTTGTCGGGGTCGAGTTCCGCTGTGGGGTCCGGTGAGGAAGGCGGGGTCGAAGCGGGGTCAGGGGTGTTGGATCGAAGTGGTGGTTTTGTAGTGGAAGCTGGCGCACAGTGGAGTGATTTCGATGATGAGCGTCACGCGGTGGGAGTAGTTGTGGGGTCTGGAGGTGTGAAGATCGGGGTTGGCGAGAGCAATCGTGTCCGATTTCTATTACCGGTGGAGAAGGAGGGTGCTGATGGTCGTGTGCGGAAGGTGGGAGAGCGCGTGGTGTTGGAGGTTGGTACGGACGGTTTCTGTGCAGACAACGTTTTGTTGGAGGATAAGACTTGGGGTTTAAAGGTACACAGTTCGCATGACAAGCGGGTGTATCGAGCGATGTGTGATTTTTTGGACGGATGTGGTGCTGTCGAGGACCTGATATTTGTGATCTTGGCGGATGATGGTTCAGAGGTGGAGAAGTTGCGTGTATCGCCGGGAGGTTTTCATGTAGACGGTCGTAAGTTGGATGAAGGCGAGTTATTGCCGGATCATTTGCATGACGTGTATTGGAAGTTGATGGGAGTGATGGCTCGTGGTCGAGCGTCGTTACAAGAGCGTGTACGTGAGTTAGAGCGGATGTTAGATTGATGACGTTAGGAGTTTCACCTGAGTCAACAACCTTGAATGATGTCGGGAGTCCAAGTCAACAGCCTTGATTGTCTCATCTTGATAGTCAACAGCCTTGAGAAAAGGCTAAACCGTTGTCAACAGCCTTGAGCGGAACAGCGAAGGTGTCAACAGCCTTGAGCTTCATGACGGGTACGGTCAACAGCCTTTTTGCCCGTAATAACAGGGTCAACGGTCTTGAAAAGGTAAGTATGTATCGTCAACAGCCTTTTTTGAGTTCTTTAGGTAGGTCAACAGTCTTGAAACGGAGTAGATACGGGGATGAGCACATATTTTTTCACAGCGGACGAGCACTACGGACACACGAACATCATCAAGTACTGTGACCGTCCGTTTGCGACGGTGGAGGAGATGGATGTGGAGTTGGCTCGTTTGCACAACAGCGTGGTCACGGACAATGACATTGTGGTGCATGCTGGTGATTTCACGTTACGACGGGGCGAAGATGCGCAAAGGTATGTGGAGGCTCTGAACGGGACGCACATCTTTTTGCGCGGTAGTCACGACCAGTGGTTGGACAAGACAGCACATGAGATCTGGGAGAAGAAGCTTTCGGGTCAGCACATTGTGGTTTGTCATTACGCGATGCGAGTTTGGGGTCTTTCTCATTACAACAGTTGGCAACTGTACGGTCACAGTCACGGCGGTTTGCCTCCTGTTGGTAAACAATGGGATGTTGGAGTGGACAACAACAACTATCTTCCGTTGTCTTTGAAGCAAGTGACGGAGATCATGGAGACGCTTCCGGACAATCGGAATTTTCTCAAAAAAGCCAGATGAGTCAGATGAGCCAGACAAACCAGGAGAAGTATCGAGTTCACGAGGTGATCGCGCAGGCGTTCTTAGATGCTGACGTATCGCCGGAGGGTGACCTGGTGATCGAGATGAGTTACGGGTTGTACGGAGAGTTCCGCAAAGAGTCGGACAATGTAGGGTTCTGGAACATTCACGGGATCTATCCGGAGTTGGATTCGCCGGTTATACGGGAGTATCGGGAGAAGTTTGCAGGTGTGTCACCGCGTGTCGTTTGTCGGACAGATCTGAAGGGAGATGATGTGGTGGTGACGGATGTATCGAAGCTGTGAAGCTCCTGTCTGTGTCAACAGCCTTGAGTTCCGTCATTGGCGAAATCAACAGCCTTGAGCGACAACCTGCAGATAGTCAACAGCCTTGCGCGTATCTCTGTGGAGAGATCAACAGCCTTGAGAACCGTTATCGAGGATATCAACAGCTTTGTTTGCGTAAGAGACGAAATGTCAACAACCTTGGGCTATGAGGTTTCGGAGGGTCAACAGCTTTGAAAAGATATCTCACAAGGGTCAACAGCTTTGTTTCAGTGTTTCAGAAAGTCAACAGTCTTGAACCAGAGACGGTTTCGAGGTCAACAGCCTGGGGAGAAGAGAGATGAAATTTGAGATATGGGAGACGGCGGACGGTGATGCTGGTTTGGTCCCGGAGAATCACACACAGAAGGATTTAGCTTTTGGTGTGGATCGGAAGCATGTAGAGTCTTTTGAGGCGCTTTCGTGGGCGGCGGCGATGCAGCACTACAATGACCGTTACAATTTTGGTAAGTACAAGCCGCTATGTCCGGAAAGTACGCACCCTTACAACGGGGAGAAGTTAACGGGTGATGAGATTTTGAGGTTGTATCCGGTCTCTTTGCAGTGGATGGAGGACGGTGAAGACAGCTATTGGTTGGCGTGGCTACCGGATTTCGGTCACAGCGCATGCAGTCAAACAGGAGAGACACCGGGGGAAGCTGTAGAGGAGTTGGGTAAGGTCGCGGAGGGTGTGCTGGCGTATTACATTGAGAAGGGACTGGAGGTTCCTGTAGCGCGGAGAGATCCGAGGGTATAAGAGCAATATCCACGTGGGATCGTCAAGGGTATCAACAGCCTTGCGTCATTGATTTGTCCTTGTCAACAGCCTTGAAAAATCAGAGACGAGGGATCAATAGTCTTGAAGCGGTATTCCCACGAGTCAACAGCCAGGTAGAAAAAGGAGTCTAATGTCAACCGCCGCGCCCACTTTGGACAGACGCATCAACAGCCTTGAGCGTATTTCTGTAGAGAGATCAACAGCCTTGAAGGAGCCGGTTCGATGGATATAAGTGAGACACAGCGTTTGATGTTGCGGCGGAAGTATGCGCGGACGTATGTATTGCAGATGGTGACGGAGATTCAGCGGGAGTATGAGTTTGGTGGTTTACCAAAGGAGTTTTTCAAGGAGTTCACTTTGCTGGCGCTGTGGCAACAGATGTGCTGTGTGACGGAAGAGGGGATTTTGGACTGGATGCGCAAGTGGGATGATTTGTTGGAGAGCTACAAGATGCACAAATCGCTATTGGCGTTTGTGTCGCGGGTAGATGCGAGGTTCTTTGAGGACGTTTTGGAACAAGAGCAACAAGAGAAACAAGAGGAGTGAAGGGAAGATGGAACAGATTACAAAGAAGAAGTACAAGGTTTTCATGTTTTATGCGGGTCGTTACCAAGGGGAGCACGGGACGAAAGAGCGAGCCGATGAACTGGAAACGCTGTTTAACCAGGGGTGGCGAATTGACAAAGAACAGTCTTTGGGCGTCACATCGATGATGCGTGACGGTATTGAGGAGTCCGTTCCCGTCCACATGTTCATTCTGGCTCGTGATGAGGTCGTGTTGGATGAGCCGGTGGTGGTAGCTCATGAAAGAGCTTGAAGTTGAGATCCGTATTCGGAGTAATTTGCTGAAGGAGAGACGGACGAAGTTAGGTTTGACAATACCAGAGTTGTCTTGTCTTCTGGGTGTTTCAGTGGCGTCTTATTCGGAACTAGAACTTTTGAAGGTTTCTCCGGTTACTAAGCGCGGGGTGTGGCGTGTTGCAGCGGTTGCTTTGGCTGATTTCTATCACGTATCTCTGAAGGAACTATTTCCAGATGCTGTGATGGATATAAAGAAGAACGTGATTCGCTCGAAGCTGAACAAGGATGAGATAGTTCCGATGTTAACGGGGCACCAGGAGCGCTTGTTGAGTTCGCCAGACCAGGTTTTTGATAAATTGGAGTTACGTAGTCAAATCGAGAAAGTATTGGATACATTGTCGCCGAAAGAGGCGTTTATTCTAAGAAGTTATTTTATTGCTGGAAAAACGGAGCGAGAGATTGGTGAGTCTCTTGGTGTTGGTGCTGGAAGAGTCAATCAGGTCGGAGCGAGAGCATTACGCAAGATTCGTCATCCATCACGATCAAAATATTTAAAGCCCTTTGTATCAGACGAGTCATTGTTTTGTTCGCTGGATGACCAGGTAAGTGATTTGACAATTATGAATGACGCAGCGGTTGAAACATATAAGCGACCGATGACAAAGGAAGATGGAGAGCCGCGAGGTCGAATTTTCAAATGTTGGTATTGTGGGGAGGATGAGCAAGACGACCATTTGATTTGGAACAGCAACAAAGAGGTCTTTTTGTGTGTCTCTTGTGATGTTGCATCTTCTTCTTTGGCTCATCCTGGGGCTGGTGGTTTGTGGGAAGAGCCGGATAATCGTCAAAGGTGGGGATTAGGAAGCGGGATTGAAGAATCTCATAAAAAGAAATCTGTAAAAAAGAAATCAAGGAAGGAGAACAAAATGAATAAACCGACCATACCGAGAAAGGAAGGCTTGCCGAAGATCATTATCCCGATGCTGCGGAAGATTCGAAATGAAACCGGTATGTCTTTGGACGAAGTTACTTTTCACACAGGCATTTCCACAAGACAACTTTCGATAATCGAACGCGGATTATCTCGTAAAGTCGCGGACAAACATAAGAAGGCACTCGTTGCTTTGTTTGACTGTCCTGTGGAAGACCTCTTTGCGGAAGATAAAGAGGCACAAGATGGATGAGCACGAAGTGGAAGAAGCGATAAAGAGCGCTTTTCGGAGTTTGTCACTGGAGATTTCATTGGACAAGGGTGGTATGTCGAGTCAGTCCTTGAATGTCAAGTTGATGTACCAGGGTGATGGAATGATTTATCCGGAGGAGATCGCTTCGGATTCGATTTCGGTGATGGAATTGAAGAGCGTTTTGGGTAGCTGGTGATGGACAAGAAAGAAACAGACGTAAGTGGACCGGTGGTCTATCTGGTGAACGGATACGATTACGAGACCTGTATGCACTTCTATGCAACGATAGATCGGGAGTTGGCGTTTGAGTTGCGGGACAAGTGGGGTTCTTTGTTGGATGACTTGCGCCAATGGGAAGCTGAGTATGATGCGCAACACCCGGAGGATATGGACAAGCAAAGTGCGTTCTACAAGCAACTGATTCAGTTCGCGAAGCGCTGTTATCCAGATATACCGGTTTCTCCGGGTACGTTGATGTTTTGTCGTGGCGTTTGTGTGGAAGAGGTTCCGCTGGTTTGGCGGGAGCATATATGATGCTGTTACAGGGGATTGCGAGATGAACAAACAAGAGATGGTATTTGTGAAACAACGGGGAAGTAAGGGGGATATTCTTCACATCGGTTCGTATTGGGGTCCGTACATTCCGAAAGAGTTCAACGTAGAGAGAGTGTGGCAACCGCTGTGGTGCGACGGAAACCGTGCTTTTCGACCGGGTGACCAGGTTTGGACCCCAGAGGAAAGACCAGGGGGGTATCGGGTCTGCAAGCGGTGTCTCCGGAACGGGTTGGGGCGTATGTGGCGACCTATCTCCACCCGGAAGATCACGGCGCAGTTTGAGAACAAGCTGAGAATGCACGGGTTGACGTTGGAGGAGTGTCGAGAAGACGGGAACAAGCTGGTGTTGATGGTGAAGTTTCGAACGCGAGATATACCGGTGATTGCCTGGTGTGCCAGGGAGACGCTGATGGCGGTCTTTCAGGTCAATGGGAAGGCGTACAATGAAGAGATCATCTTGTATGATTTCGAAAAATTGCGGTGGCGTTACACAGCGGAGGATGGAGTGGACCGTGATCCTGGACAACCAGATGTAGACAGGCTGTACGATCATGTGACGGATCATCTGGTGAAGAAGATCATAGGAAAAGATATGCCTTTGGTAGGGGTCACAAAACAATGGCAAGAGGAAGGTGAAGAGGGGTTGTTTTCGGGATGAGCAAGGGACAAGAGAGCCACGAAATCACTTATTACGAATGTCCGCGTTGCAAGGTCTGGCGGACGGATGAAGCGGCGTTGTTGATCCACTACAGATTTGCACATGGGGAAGAGTTGGCGGACCCGCAGAAGTACAAGAACGAACATGTTGTGTACCGCCACAAGAGGAAGAAAGGAAAGAAAGATGTCGGAGACGGGTGACGGAGTAAGACGAGTTTTTGACCGGGGTGGTATTCGGGTCATCACAGCACAGATGTGGTCATTGATGGAGCGGCTGAACGAAGCGGATGGTCTTCAAGTTGTGATGTTGGTCAACGGGGAACACAGCACATTCAAGTTTCTGCAACAGCTTAGTTATGTGGAAGAGAACAAAGAGAAGGGGTTTGGTTACTATCGTTTGTCGCCGATAGGTCTTGAGGTGTTCGAAGAGGGGTCCAGGAGCAACGGAGACGGCGCTGTCGAGATGAACTACAAGAACAGGTATCAGCGGGGTCTGGAAATTGTAAAGGGGGTCCAGCGACAGTTGTATGACCTCCTGAAGGAAGCTGTGGTCAACTCTGATAGCTGGAAGGACTATGTGGGATATCAGGATTGGGAGATCGAGCCGGACCCCGATGACCTTGTGGACTCTGATGTGAGTTGTTCCGAGAGTCCTGTTGGTGTTTGCGTCTTTGATCCGCTGAATGATCCAGAGTACCAGGTTTGTTTGTTCTGTTGCGAGCCAGAAGACCGATAACCCGCCGATCCGATCCAGTCAGAAAAAAGTCTTGCCCTCGTTTTGGTTGAGTCATTTATTTTTTCCAGGGAGCAAGAACATGTCGAACCGATACAAACCGCATGACAGCGCAGACAGGGGCAAGCTGGCGGTCGCCCTTCATCGTATGCTGGTCGAATCTGGTTTTGATCAGAAGGTAGATAAGAAGAGCCGCGAGCGTGTTTATGGTCGCATGGTTCACGGGATGGATAATGTAGAGGTGCTGGTTTATTCGACCATTCGCGCCAATACATACACCGTTCGCTCTTGCGCTCAGGATTCAATCAAGATCTGCGCTGTGTATCACAGTGCAAGAGGCGACAAGGGGCTTGCAAGCACGAAGCGGATCAATCGTACGGGTCACATCGTGGCGATTGTACAGCGCACATTAGACACCATGCGGGATGTGTACGGGACGGTTCGCCAGACGGAATATTGCGAAGAGTGCGGAGCACCAAAGTTCAAGTCACGGCGTGGGAATCTGGTCTGTGCAGAGATTTGTTGGGATGCTTCCGCGACCTTTGAACCGGCGCAAGATGCGCTGTTTCGTGGTTGATTCACAGAACAATATTGGAGGTTGTTATGAACCCGGAAATTCAGAAAGAAAACAAGCTGTCAAAATTCATGGTTGAGCTTCTGGAATTAGGTCACAGCTATCCGAATGGCTGGATTATGATCCCTGTTCGCACATCGACAGTAACAGTGCAAGCGCTGGTTCGGCGCGGGATGATTGAAAAACACGAGAGTCGTATTCTTCCGGGGTTCTCACTGACAGAGAAGGGGCGCTCTTTGGTCAAAAAGTTGTTCGCCGGGTGAGTCAGAAAAAAGTCTTGCCCTCATCTGATTAAGCGTTCCTTTTTTGTAACCGACCGACACAGGAGAACAGGTCATGAGTTTTCAAGATTATCTGCAGCAAAAACGAGAGCTTTATCACAACCATATCGAGCGCACCGTGAAGGCGCACAAGTTGTCGGAACCCATGCGTGACGTTCTCAAGATTACGCATGTTCATCCTGGTCTGTGGCATGGTCGGAAAAGCTGGATGCTCGATTCTACGTTGAAAGCTCTCGCCAAACGCGGCTTGATTGAGTTCAAGGCTGGCAAGTTCTCCTCCCCCACAAAGATCGCTAATTACTTCCGGCTGACTGAGACGGGTCAAGAGGCGGTCGCCAAGCTACACTTCGAGGGATACGCACCTTACATTGACGCGCAGATTCGCGCCCACAAGCGGGTTGTCGAGTTGAAAGAGCGCCTCGAAGGTGTCTTTGCTGAATTCGCCGAAGATCTCCCCCAAAAGCTGGTTCATCGTACCATGCAGGCTTACCCGGCGGGATGGAGCGAGGACCGCCAGCAACAGATCATGGAAGCAAAGTAATACACGAACACACGGGGTTAGGACCTAACATCAGCGGGAGACGAAACGATGAAAAACATCAGTTATACAAAGCTGGTCACAGAGAAGCACAAGCGCTGGAAAGAGTTGGTTCAACAGTGGAAGATGCGCCATGTTCCGGCGTGGGGGTTCACAGAGGATCACGCGGAGGAGAAGGACGAGATCGAACAAGCGGTTGCTCTGAAGTACTCCGCGTTGATGAGTCGATCTTTGACCAGTCAGAAGGATCTGGATGAGGCTCGTGAGAAGGAGGAGATTCTGAAAAAGCGGTTGTATGAGGTCCAACAAGAGCGCTATCGAGTTGAGCGGGATCAGAACCAGAACCGGAAGCACCGAGACAACCTTCATCGTAAGTATGGCGCGGATGTTTGCCGAAAGCTCTTGAAAGAGGAGTCAAGCTGATGGAAGACAAGGTTATTCGGATCAACATTTGTTTCTCTGAGGAACAGAACGAGCTTGGTGAGGACCTGGTTCGCAAGACGGTTGCTTATGCCATCTCTCAGTTCAAGGGTCCAGCGGCGCACAAAAAGAACGAAGGTCATGCGCTGGTTTTCCACAGGGATGAAGACGAAGCAATCAACTTGCAGATCGTTCCAAAAGAGGAGTCAAGCTGATGGAGAGGACAGTTCAGATCCATGTTTGCTTCTCGGAGGAGCACAGCGGACCCGGTGACCAACTGGTGTATGACCTGGTTCAGTATGCCCTCTCCAAGTTCGAAGACCCGGTGTTTAGTGGACAGATGAAGAACCCAGAGCATGACGGGCTAACACTGACCTTTCACGAGAGCGAAGAGACCGGTTCTATGCATCTTCAAATCGTTCCAGAAGAGGAGTCAAACTGATGGAAGACAAGCTGTTTCAACTCTATCTCTACTTTCCCGAGAACCAGGAAGCGCTGGCGCGGGAGATGATCGAGAAGATGACCGCGTGTGCTCATACTTTCATGGCGGAAAAGTTTCCAGATGAAGAGTTGGGTCTGGTGGAATATACGGACGAAGAGCCGGATGAAGTGGGGTTGGTTCACTTGCAGATCGCCCCGCCGTATAAAGATGAGGATGACGAGTCATGAAACCAGATGCGCAAGCCTTCAGTGAGTTCGCCAACACATGTCAATATCGCCTCGCGATGGAGACAGAGAGACGACCGGCGAACGCTTTATGTGTCGAGATTGGGACCGGGCTGGACCGCTGTCAATTGAAGATGCCGAGTCATTGGAAGGGTGACGATCTGGTACGCCGCTGGCTAGGGAGCGGGGGAGAAATTACGGTGTTCGGTATCTGCGCCCGTCCTTGCGCTATGGGTTACGAATGGTGTCCGGAGTGTGGACATCGCAAGGTGGCGCATTGGGATCAAGGCTGTGTGAAGAAGGTCGGAGAAGGCGAACTCTGCAACTGTCAACACTATCAACCAAAGGTGTGATCATGATTGATCAAGAGACTCTGCAAGCCATTCAAGAACAGTTCAAGCAACACATGGAGGCGCATCCCCTCACAGGAGACCGTCAGAACATCGTGACGGCGATTCTGGAGACCGCTCAGACCTACTTCTCGGATGGTGAGCTACGCGGCGCTCTTCGGCACTCTGGTGCTCTTGATTGCGTCAAACGAGACCTGGAAGAGTGGTCGCAGTTCTTTGAAGGGAGGAAGTCATGATCAATCTATTACACAGGACCTCCAAGCACTTGGCGCAGGAAATACGAACACAGCGCTACAAAATCGAGATGATGGAGATAGAGATTCGCCACAAAGAGCGAGAGCTTGCGGGTCTCAAAGAGCGCGAAGCTGCACTTCAAGAGAAGATGGATGAGTTCTGTGAGGATATCGCGGAGGTCCGCCCCTACGAACATCAGATGAAGATCACTGATTCAATGCGTCTCAGCGGCTTGTTGATGGAGTTGCTGGAACGGATTCATTTTGACACAGAGAGCTTACGAGCGAGCGGCGAACACTTTTCGGAACACTATGACGTGATCCGTGTGTTCTTGCCTCCGCCACATCGTGGAAACTATCAAATCCACATCGTACCGGAGAAAGACAAACCACATACATTCAAGGAAAGGAAATAAGATGGCGCTCAAACTATTGAACAGGTCTGATCTACGACAATCTGCAAGAGACAAACCGCTGAAAGAGATCACAGATGTGGATGTTGGCGGCTCTTATGAGATTGTCGCAAAAGCGGAGGTCTGCGCACTGGATGACAACGGGATGGTCAAGATTCTCAAATCTCGTTTCCATGTGGGTCCGCAAGCTGGCGACATCATTTCCTTTGAACAATTCAAACGCATTTTTAGACAGGAGTGAGGATATGAGCGCACCATTACCGAGCCGATGGTTTTGTCGAATGTCTCCCTTTTTCACGGGGGAGCGTATGACGGGGGGACCACCGCTGAACCAAGTTTTGACTTGTGCGGGTCCTGTGATGGGGGATATGGAAGGGAATGGTCATGTTTGTGAGACCTGTGAACAGTTTGTTCCAGGTACGCCGGAGAACTGGAAAGGGAAGTACCAGGAGGAAGAGCAAGCTCGCTTGTCAGATCAACAGTGTCAATCCCGTCATGGGATGTTTGGAACCCGGTGTCTGTTGAAAGAAGGTCATGATGGCTTGCATGTCTGGAAGAACACAAAAGGGCGCGGCTACAAGTTCACAGATGAGGCTTGTATGAGCGAAGAGGATGTTCTGAGCAAGATCCACCAGCGCTGGCATGGGTTTGCCAAACCGCCAAAGGCAAAGATCAAAATCTTGACGCATATTGGGCGGATTGGTCCCCCTGGAGTCTGTGTTACGGAACGGGGTTGACTGTTATTCAGAGGTAAGTCAACAGCCTAAAATAAACACTTTGATTCTGGAGAGAGATTCTCATGAAAAACAAAAGCTTTAGTTCTCCAGATCAGAGTGTTTATTATCAATAGGGTCCTAAAAGGAGAGCGAGATGAAGTATCTATTGCTGGTATGGAAGGGTGTCTGGGGTCATGACGGACCCGATCACGGACGGCGGTGTTTGTTTGATAGCCCGGAGGATGCGCTTGCTTGGATGGATCGGGAGTATCGCGGCGCGGATGGCTCGCGGGGGCTGGACAATGCGACGTACAAGATTGTTCCGATCTTGCTTCCGCCAGACCCGGAGTCTGGAAAACTGCAATCATCTGCGATGTCGTTATTGGTGGATGCTGATGCGCTGTATAAGCTATACGAGCAAATTGACGAACCATCACACGGGTTGATGAAAAAAATGTTGCGGTTTTTTCATGACCGTTTGTTGTTGTCGGAGAAGGAAGGTTCTGTTCTCGCCATGTTGTTGAACTCTCTGTTTCGTGTGGACTGGTTTGACCCGATTACCAGAAAGAAGAAGGACTGGTCACCGGAGAAACATCAAGAGAACATCAAGAAGGCGGCGGATCTGTTGTGGGGGGATGATCCACAACCAAAACCATAATTTTGAATTTTTAGTGGTAGAGCTTTGGAAAAAGGTGTGTCTCTACTAACATCAACGAAAGGTTCTACGATGACAGAACAAGAAAAGAAAGAGTTCGAAGAAGACCAGATACTTGAACAGATGCTTCGTGAAATTGGCTTGACGCAGAGTGTAAGCCAATCCCGGCGATTGCTTGCACAAGGCGCTGTGTCGGTTGACCAGCGGAAGATAACCAAGCTTGGTCAGACTTTACCGGTGGGTGACCATGAAGTGACTGTGGGCAAAACAAAGAGTGCATCGTTTTCGGTGCGGAGAAGTGATCATGAAAGACAACAAGGTGACTGACAAGTATTCTCTGGATGACGGTGCGCTGGACATTGAGAAGATCCTGGATGAGGGACAAGAACTCTTGAAGTTGTTGTTGGGTGCTTCTCATGTGTACTTGAGAGAACTCCAGGAAGAGGACGAAGCTGAAGAATTGATCAAGGGTGTTCAGCGACGGTTGGATGAGCTTTGTGAAGATGTAGTGGATGAGTGTGGAGAGCTTATTGGTCCCCCTGTCTTTACTGGTGCTATGGCTCTGGTCTTGCATCAGCTTTTGCAAGAACAGCGAGCGGAGTCGCCAATGGTTTTGCTTTTCACAAAAGAGCCGCTGGATTGCTAAAGGAGCCTGAGAGATGAGTCGGAACAGAAGTGGTTCTTTGATTGAAGACCTGGTGAAGGAGATGAATGAGATCTCTACAGGCAAAGATGAGTTTGATCTGCGTTTCATACGACCGAAACAGGTCAAAATTGAGCCGCCAGAGTCTCCTAAGAGACCTTTGTCGTTGTGGGAAGTACCAGAAGACCCTTCCGGTGATGAACCTATTGTTGCGGCTTATAAGCGCCTCTCTCGGCGCGGTGAGTTTCCGCCGGGAGACAAGGACCTGAAAGTTGCAGATATGGCGCGTCAAGTGCTACGTGAAGCGGAAGATGCGGTGCGCCCACACATTAACGAGGTCCTGGCTCCTATTCGAGAGTTGTTTGGAGACCGCGAGCCGCCAGAGGTGCAGATGCCTCTTGATTTCCGACCCGGCGGTTTGTCGAGAGACACGGACCCGTTTTCTGGTCTGGCTGAGAATACGGAACCTATGGAAGACGCGGAGATTGTGGATGCTGTGGTGGCATCTATTGAACAACCTAAAGGCAAGCCAGGAAAGCGTGTGTTCAAGGAACTCCAGCCAGATGGGACCTGGAAGGAAAGAATTGAAAAAGTGGATGATTTTTTCCCTTGTGATAACGAGGTGTGTTCGAACCATCCTGTTCCAGGACGATTTCACAGTTGGGTCAAGAGTCGAGCGCCCGGTGAGTATGGTCAACAGTATTGCACCTGGTGTGGTCGTTTAAGAAGATGAGTATTAAGTTCTATAACCGGCTGAATATGACGGTTCTGACTGTGGAGGCTTATATAAGACCGTTAACGGCAATAGCCTGTGAAGCAGTAAAATCCGTGTGTAAAGGAATACGAAACAGCGTGGTGAACAGAAGAAGAGTATTCCCCATATACGCGGGGATATTCCGACCAGCGAGAGGAACAAAAAGTGGACCAGGAAGTATTCCCCATATACGCGGGGATATTCCCGACTTGACTTCACCACACAGGCCAATCGGCGAGTATTCCCCATATACACGGGGATATTCCCCTACTCTTTGACCCAGATGATGAAGGGTTGAGGTATTCCCCATATACATGGGGATATAAGGTTTTATGTGCTTTTGTAACCGGAGGAGATCGAAGATTATGATGTATGGAATCAAAGTTCCACTGAAACCAACAGAGGAACAAAAATTGAAATTCCAGGACCATTTTGATGTGTCACGCTGGGTATTTAATAATATGCTGGCATGGCGAAAGATGATCTATAAAGAATCTCCTTTCACGGGTGAAAAAATTCGTTTGCGGGTCAAAGTAGACGCACATAGCATGATGCGGCGGTTGAATGACTTGATTAAAAAGAATCCGTGGCTACGAAAAGCGCCGCGTGATGTGATGAATCAGGCTGTTATGAATCTCCATCGTGCGTTTGTTAACTTCTTTGAAGGACGCGCCAATTTTCCAAAATTCAAGAAAAAAAGTAACCATTGTCAGTCTGCAGGATATCCTTGTGGTGTTCGTGTATCAGATGATTATAAACGGGTCTGGATTCCAAAGATCGGATGGGTAAAGGCAAATGTTTATCGCAATATTCCAGACGGCGCAAAGATAAAGACATGTACACTAAAAAGAGCTTCTACAGCTAAGTATTACATGTCTCTGTTGATTGATGATGGTTTGAAGTATCCGAAAAAATTAACGGAAGTTGATGATGTTGTGGGTCTTGACCTTGGTTTGACTCACTTGTTCATTACGTCTGAGGGAGAGAAGGTTGACAATCCTAAGTTCTTGAAGAAAGCGCAAGATAATTTACGGCGAAAGAAGCGCAAATACTCCAGAAAGAAGAAGGGGTCAAAAAACCAAGAAAAGGCTCGTATTGTTGTCGCAAAGAGAGAAGCACAGGTTGCAAATAAGCGAGAGACATATCAACACCAGATGATTGCAGCAACATTGAAAGACGTACAAGCTGTGGGATTGGAAACCTTGCAAGTAAAGAACATGCAAAAGAACAGAAAATTGTCAAAGGCGATTGCAGACGCCAGTTGGGGCGCTTTTGGAACTAGAATTGAGACGCGGATGCAGAGAACCGGCGGTCACCTTGTGAAAATTGATCGTTTTTTTCCTTCCAGCAAAACTTGTTATGTTTGCGGCGAGGTGTTAGACAAACTCCCTCTTTCTGTTCGAAACTGGACCTGTCCTTGTTGTCGTGTAAAACATGACCGCGACATCAATGCAGCAATCAACATAAGGAAAGAAGCGGCGTCTATCTTAAAACAAAAAGGCGTCACTGTTTTAGAAGATGAGTATTAAGTTCTATAACCGGCTGAATATGACGGTTCTGACTGTGGAGGCTTATGTAAGACCGTTAACGGCAATAGCCTGTGAAGCAGTAAAATCCATGTGTAAAGGAATACGAAACAGCGTGGTGAACAGAAGAAGAGTATTCCCCATATACATGGGGATATTCCGCAAGCTCGATTTCGCTCGTCTCCTTGATGACCGTATTCCCCATATACATGGGGATATTCCATGTTTATTTGGCACCATTTTACGGTTGTGGCTGTATTCCCCATATACATGGGGATATTCCGGTCAAGGAGATCTTCTCTGACAGCGAGTTGGAGTATTCCCCATATACATGGGGATTTACTTTGAGAATCTAAGATAGGAAAAGCCATGGTGAAATTTCAGGTTTGTCATTGGATGGGGAATAAACCACCACATCCGCGAGCGGTCCAGCAAGATTCTATCTACACATTTCAGTTGACTCTGGAGGGTGTGATGACGCTTGCGGCGGATTATGACCTGATGATTCAGGACAAGGGTCCGGAGAATCTTCCCGTGTTGTGGTTGGATGACAAGGGGAGGAAGTTCAGGAAAAGATAACAACGAAGTAACAGGGGAGAATAAGATGGGAGAGAAGACGCTACAGGTCGAGCCAGAGACGCTCGAAGAGATGAAAACCTCGCCGTATAACCACGAAGATACCCGTTGGGCTGTATATCAAAATATGGCTCTTGATTCGGTCAACGTGGGTCATATGCAATTCCTTGCCGTAGGTTCACAGAATACATTCAAAGAGCCGCCGGGTCGCATACCGGATTCTCCGGCTGGGTTGGGATGGCGTTATGGATTCATTGGTTGGGTTGACCTGGAAAGCGGGGTAGTCGAAAAGGCGGAGAGATGAATATCAGTTCGCCAACAGATTATTACAACCAGTTCTTGATGATGGTACAGACCATCTTGTTGGCTGAGAAAGAACAGATACGAGATAAAGTTCACAAAGCTGGAATTTCAAGAAGACCAGGAGTTCGTGTTGAACTTGAAACATTGGCTGGTGCCATGGATGTGGACCCGGAGTGTTTGAGGCGACAGCGAGAAGAAGTTGATGATTCGATTTATGTGTTAGCTGTGTCTTATGTCTGGTGGTATCTGAAGATTTTCACACAGCCCACAAATAATCAGTGGGAAAAGTACACAAAGACAGACTGGATGAAAGAGCGCCCTAAGTGGATCGTAACTATCCAGGAGAGAAAGGAGCAAGAGAAAGAGGCGGAGTCGAAAAAGAAGCACTCCAAGCTCGAAAAGAGAGCGTCCAGGAGTGAATGGTAATCGTCCGTAGCTTTGAAAAGTTAGGACCTAACAATTGGGAGTTTTGAGAGATGAAACAGGGACTTTTTTCATTTAGTAGAAAAGATGTGGGAGGGAAGGAACATATCGTTTTGTCGGATGTTCGTTCGGCTCGTTCTAGTAGAGAAACAAATCGTGTGGATGTGGTAGGTCAACCGGAGACCACAGAAGAGGTCAGTGAAAAAGATGCTTATGTTGACCTTTACACAATCCTGGTTTGGTGGAAGGGACTGGAAAAGCCAGATTCATACCTGATGGATGAAGAACAAAGTTTGGAATTCATTAAACTTCTAAGCATATTTCTCACCTCAGATGCTTCTGTTCCAGGGGGTGTTCGATGACGTGGTTTTGGATTTTTATCGGTATTGCAATTCTTTGTGGACTAGCCGGGGCAATCAGCGGGGGAAAGGGCGGAGGAGGCGGCGGTGGTTGTAGTAGTTGCAGTGGTTGTGGTGGGGGCTGTGGTGACTGAGAAACAACAACATGCTGTGGAGAGTTCAATGACACAAAAGAAGAAAGAACGATGGTTCCACAAGTATCAGGTGGATATCCCGGACGGTAAGAAAAACAACTGGTGTGTGGAGAAGTTTGATGTAGGACCAGAAACTGCGTTTGCATCTCTTTTACAAGACGGTTTGCGCCCGGTGCCACAAGGGACGTACACGAGGCTCTGTGGACCGCAACGTGGTTTGTATGAAGTTGTGATGTCTGATACTCCGGCGGAGATCAAGGACCATCTCGATTTTATCTGGCAAGCTCAGGGAGATGTGTTGATTCATGGTCTGGGAATCGGCATGTGTTTGCAAGCTGTGGCTCGTAAAGAAGAGGTCACCTCTGTCCTGGTTATAGAGAAGTCTCAGGACGTGATTGACCTGGTAGCGCCGACCTATCTTGAGAGGTTCGGAGATAAGCTTGAGATCCGCCAAGAAGATGCGCTGACCTGGAAACCGGAGAAGGGACGGCGCTGGGATTGTGTCTGGCATGACATTTGGTACGATATCTGTGCTGGAAACTACGAACAGATGAAGAAGCTACACCGCCGGTTTGGTCGGCGATGTGACTGGCAAGACTCCTGGAGTCGAGATCAGGTGAAAAGAATTATTCGGCGGGAATCATACAGCCGCTGGTAATAAGTAATAGGAGAGGACCCAATGTTCACAAAAGAGGATTTGAAGAAGTATAAGAACCCGAAACCGTTTCCGAATAAGTGTGACCACCGGATCTATCACATCTGGAAGGACGGTCGTGTTGTGGACCCCAATTTGTCATTTCAGGAAGTCATAGACCACGGGGCGAACAAGTTTAGCCTTGCGGTGGACTCGAAAGAACCGGACTCAACCTTTGCAATCGTAAAAGCAAAGTACAAAGAGAAGGGGTTCACTGTCAATGACAGTTTCGATCAACAAGCGTTCAACGAAGCGCTCAAGGATCATGAGAAAGGGGACCGTGATATGCGGGTCAAGTTCCGGGATGACCTCGCGGCGAAGCATGGCTTGACTTTGCACCCAAAGCTCGCGGAGTTGTGGTCTCTGGCGTGGAAGTACGGTCACAGCGCTGGTTTGTATGAGGTCCAGATTTATTTCGAAGAAATGGCGGTCCTTCTGAAAGATTAGGTCCTTACGCGGTAAGTAAGGGAATAGAACAGACACAGAGGAGAGAACAAGATGAAGACGCATAGCTATCCAGTTTCAATTGGTACACATCCGTTAGAGAAGCTTCGGGAGATTTCCAGGGTTCATTCAAATGGGGACGGGGACAAAACAGCGCAACATTCGGATGGATGGTTGCGTGATATTATTTCGAAAGCTGTTATCGAAGAACACAAGAAGGGTATGCCAGCGGAACATTATCCGCCAATCTCCGGCGGCGAACATGACTTTGTGGCGACGCTGGAACCAACAGACCTGAATGGTTTGCCTATGCCTATCAAATTGATTGTTGTCAAAGATACACAATACGGAGGTCAGTGGGCTGTTACAACCGCTTTGACAGAAGGAACATACAAATCACGAGTGGAGTCTCGTGCGATGTATGACGAGTCTCAGGAGACGGTTGCATCTTCTGTGGGGGACCTGAGCAATCTCCAGAGTGACCTTGATAGCTCTATTCGTGAAATGTTGGCGTCAAAAGATGTGCTTGTGGTCGCTATTAACACAGATGGTGCTTTCGACAAGGCGCAGGGTTTTGATGAGAAAGAGGATGCGATTCAGTACTCAAATGAACTGATGTCGCAAGGCTATCTCCCCACAAACATCCGAGTCTTCTCTTTTGTGAAACCAAAGATAACTATTACTTTCTAAGGGAGTGCTGAGATGACGGACTGTGCTATATTTGACGAAAATACAATTGATAAGCTGGTTGAGCAATATGATGTGTTGTTGATGGTCTTCAAAGGAGACCAGTGGGTCATCAAGAGCATCTTCGGGCGCAACCTGCATTATGTGGACCCGGACGAGCTTGAGTTGTTGTTCCTGCAATTGATGGCGGTTGGGTATGCCAGGTATGAGTTCCAGGACACCCTTATTGAGTTCGGAGATGATCAGCAAGAAACTGGCAACTGGCGCTGTTATGTGTTGACCCGCGTGGGAAATGTTCAGATTGCCATCCCAGATCCCGTTGCTGTCGGTTCCCTCCTGGTATCTGATACCAAAGAGTAATTCCCTTTCCAGTCTGATTCAGATCACAGTCAGAAAAAAGTCTTGCCCTCATTTTTTCAAGCGCATTGATTTTCTCGAACGGCAAAAGGAGCCAGACAATGAATACCATCGAACGTTTCTCGCAAGCCCTTACGGACAAAAAAGACAACCGTTACAGCCTGACCTTCTTTGAAGCGAAATACGATGGTGTTTGTGCTCTTACAGGCATCAAAATCAACGCATACCGCGACCGGATCGGTAACAGCCAACTTGGTTACGTCAGCACAAACGGGCTGATGGTCGCGGGTCTCGCGGGTTGTTGCCGGGATGACGCACAAGGCGGGAAACATGAGCACGAAGGTCATCTGGCGCGGATCGCTGAATACAGCCAGCCTTACTCTCGCGAGGTTCTGGATGCATGGCTCGAAGAGGGCGGCGTGGATGTGACCAACAAAGACAACAAGACGGTCACGTTGTTCAAGGTCGATACGGCTCGCGGAGTTCGGTTCGCGGTCGGTAGCACCAGCGACCTTCGCCCCATGACGGAAAAGCAACTGGCTCGCAAGCTCAACAGCGCTGTGTGGGTCCAGAAAGCTCGATAAATTGATCGCAGTGTTCGTCTCTTAATCATAGATTCTGACCTCGCCATGGTCGTGACGAACACTTTTGTCGATGGCTCAGACGGAAGAGCAACCAGCACATAAACCGCACGCTCCAAAGAGGAGTGTGTGACCGTACCCGGAGAAAGATTCGCGGTCGATTAACCGGGTGGCTAAGGCATGATCAACCGTAGTCAGGAATGTGTGTACCCAAAGCGGTCCTGGTTTCGGGGTTCAACTCCCCGCTTCGACTTTGTAACCTGCAAAAAGAGGAGTCTGTGATGAAGGTTATGAATGGCGGAAAGACAAGCTTTCCATCGAAGGATGTACATCTTGAGACCACAATTCTCAAGAACATCACAGCCGTCAAACAGTGGCTGAAAGACAACCCGGATCGTATTCCGGAGGTCGGTGACGGCGAATGGTTCATCCTTACGTCTTATGAAGGCGGGTCTCGCTATCGCCTCCGAAAGTGGATTGTTTACCCGAACAGATAGGAGGTCGTCATGGTTGCGACAGCTTTGACGCCGCAAGAGGTTCTGGACCGGGCGAAAGAACTCAAGATGACTAAGGTCTCCGGTATGTTCTGGACCTGTGAGATAGGACACTTCGAAAAGCAATCGAACCGGGTGGGTCGTGCGACCTTGGAAGATGGTCGCAACTGTCGGGTTCGCAACTTGACAGAAGCGAAGATTATGCTGGTTTGTCTGGAATCGTCTGGAACAAGCCAGGAAATCATGGCGAGGTTTCAATCAGCGTTGGAACTCAAGAAAGGAGCAAGCTGATGCCGACAGGTATGTTTGTCTATGCTGAGATCGCGGCGCGGTACGGAGTTGACCCCAAAGAGGAAGATCAAATCGAGTATTTTTATAACGTGATGATGGTCACGAAGAGCAACGAAGAGAAAAGAGCGGTCTTTTTGGAGTTGTTAGCTCGTGACGGAGAACAAGAAGGAGAACGAACGGATGAGGAAAAGAAAGAAGCTGACATACGACGAGAAGCTTGCGGAACATGCTCGCTTGCGGGAGTGTGCTCATACGGTACAGGAGTCTATTGAGCGGCTGGAATTACAACAGCACGAGTACGAGTCGGAGGCGGAAGGAATTGGTCTTGAGCTTGTTGTGGACTCTGATGAGTGGCGCAAGTACAAGGCGGACAAAGAAGAGACGCTGCGTTATCCGGCGGACGAGTCAAATATCGAATTCAGCGAGTATCACGAGTGTGGTCCGTCGCCGGTCAATGCTTGTGTATATGACACTGTGAATGATCCGGCGCGGGATGGTTGTCTGTTTTGTGGTGACCCGGAAGAACGAAAGTAGGGAGGTGTCTGGTGAAGATCACAATTCACATCGGAGAAGATGAGGTCCGGGACGGTAGTTTGAAATTTCCGACCGCCGAAAGGGTTGACGTAGATGGCTCCTGTCCGCTTTGCAAACACGAGCCGTTCCAGGTATCAGGAAAGAACGGAACGACAGAACAGAGCCGCGACAGCATCACTCAGGACGCTGTTTGTCGTGCCTGTGACGAAGTGGTCGGAAAAGTCAAGGTTACCTTTGACACCATTTTTGGGATAGAAGAAGATGAGCGGGTCCTGGGGGGTCCTCACAAAGTATTCTGAAAAATCATTTCTTGTGGTTACACTTCCGTAAAACATGTGTCTCTGTAGGTAGAAACATTTTAGCGAAAGGCGAAAGAATGAGCTATCGAGTTCTCTGTCATGCTTCAGGTTGTCGCACACAGATTCCTTCTCATGTTTCAGATGAGGATCTCCCGAAGTGTGATGATTGCGGCGCGGTTTTGTGTTTGTCCTGTGTCAACAAAGGGGTCGTTCTCTGCGGACGTTGCGAGATGAACCTCTTGCAAGAGAAATTCGAGATGTTGATGCATATGGTTCCAGGTCTCGAAGATGATCTGGTCATGGGGGATGAGATCGGTGCGGATGTTTCGCCGGAGGTTGTGTCAGAAGCAACGGAGGAGCCGCCAGAAGCGCCGGAGATGTTTCCTTCCGATATTTCCCCCAATTCTTATGTCAGCGTTGCTGGAGAGGTAGATCTGGACCGTCTCGTGGGTGACGCCAAAGCGCTCCTGGAGATGCTGGCGGGTGTGTTCCATCGCACTCTGGAGGTCAAACACGGAAAGGAGCACGCAAAAGCGCGGATCAAGCATGTTCTGGATCACTTGCATGCAATTGATGAAGAGTGTTTCCAAGACGGCTCTGATGACGGGAGAGGGCTGTTTGTGACCTCTTTGATTGTCAAACTGTTACAGATGATCTCCGAATCTGATGAGCCACAACTTTTTGTCTGATAGTTAGGACCTAACCTAGCAAATAGGAGTTGATGATGCTTGAACGAAGTACAGTTGCTTTTGGTGTCTTTTTCCTCCTTCTCGGGATCTTTTGGAGTCACTATCTCTTTATTGCTATTGGTGGTGCGATGGTTGCTTATGGCTTGCTTGCTGTGGTTGAGATCTTGTTGATCGGTCATGCCGTCCACAAAGACGATACCAAGGCGACGATTGACACGATTTCGCAAGTGGTAGCTGAGATTTACGCCATGATGATTCCTCATATCGGAGTTCTCCCAGAAGACGAAGAGCCGGAGGAAGAGAAACAAGAGCCGTCTTTACATGATGGCGGCTCGGTGACCCTTTGCGGTGGTGATGGCGGAAAGAAAGATGGTTGACCAGGAAAAGATCGAAGCTGTGATTCTGGAGAAGATACAGTATGCAATCAACAGACCGGAGATGCTTGGTGGTTACAAGATTGTGGAGATTCTGATCCTGGAGTTGGCGGAGGTCTTGTTCTTTGTTCGTGGGGTTGAGAATGCAGCGGATGAAATCAAGATTCTACACGGAAACTGGTTGCATTACTGGACCCGTCAATCGAAACATCCAGTTGTTCAGACATTACATAACCGCATGAAGCATGAAGAGTTCAGAAAGGCGATCAAGACGGTCATGCAAGATTTCTATCGACGCATAACCGAAGAAACATAGCGAAAGGAACAGGGGAGATGACGGAAAAGAAATACACGGATACGGATCGAAAAGCCTTCAAAGAGATGGAGAAGTTGATCACAGATCTGTTGGAGGTCTATGAAAACTTGCCAGACCACGGAACAAAGGTCGGTTCTATCAACAACCTCGCCGCTATTCAAAGAAAGATGGCAACACATGCCACACCACCAGAACCATCTATTATCAAAGTGATCAAAATCATCAGTTGCGCCAATTGTCCGAAAAAGGTCACAGTGGCGACACCAGGAGCCGGGTGTGCTTCGGATTGGCTCTGTGGTGCGATGGAAAACAAGAAGATCTGCGGCTATATTGAATGGTCAAGCGAAGAGCCGAAGAGCGTCCCGGAGTGGTGTCCGCTGGATAACTTCAGAGAAGATGTGACACCGCTTCGCTGGACACACGATGTGGATTGTGGGACGAAGTACCGGGGTTGTGCGCCGTATTGCCCAAAGGATCTGAGAGAGTCCCTTGAAAAGTATCTGGCGGATCTGGAAGCACATGTTGTTCAACCACTGACAGATGACAGTGGTCGCCCAATTCCTTTCCACAAAGAGACCGTTGTGAGGGACCATCAGGACATTCTAGTTGAAAACTGGCTGAACTCCTGTTTCGAGGCGGAAGCACCAATCTATCGAAAGACCGCCAAAGATCCGGAAGCGATGAAAGAATTCATTACAGCCGAAGAGTTGCAGGACGCATATGATAACCGGCTGGAGTGGGCTGTGATGTACATTGAGGAAATCATCAAAAACCTGTAAGGGAACCCAAGCATAAGGTCAGGGAAAGAGAGATACGAGATGAGCAAGAAAACTGTGTCAGGGACAAAGGAGTGGGCATCCAGCAACTTCAATGTGATGAGAGGTTGCGCCAACGGTTGCCTGTATTGCTACGCTTGCGCCAATGCAATTCGGTTCAATCAGAAGGAGCCGGGAACATGGACCCACGAAGAGGTCAATGAGAAGGCGGCGAAGCGAGTCTTTGGTTTGCGTGATGGGACGATTATGTATCCCACAACGCATGACTTCACCCTGGCAAACCTGGAACATACCTTACCACCGCTGGTTCGCATGTTGGAAGCTGGAAACCAGGTGCTTGTGGTTAGCAAGCCAAACCTCCATGTGATCTGGGAAATGTGCGAAGCTTGCGAGAAGTACAAAGACCAGATTCTGTTTCGCTTCACAATCGGGTCCGGGCTAGATGAGGTTCTGAGCTTTTGGGAACCAAACGCACCCGCCTTCATGTCGCGACTGGAGTCTTTGAGCTTTGCTTTTGAGAAGGGGTTCAAAACCTCTGTATCGATGGAACCTTTGCTGGATGTGGTCGAAGATGTGGTGCTCGCAACGGTCAGCGCTCTGGAAGATTATGTGACCGATGCAATTTGGATCGGCAAGATGAACCGGCTGGAGGAGCGCTTGCAGCGGAACGGGGTGGAGATTACTCACGCGATGAAGGTGATGGGAAAGACCCTTCTTCAATCACAATCCGATGAGCGGATCTTGTCGCTGTATGAGAAGTTGAAGGACCACCCGAAAATCAAGTGGAAAGAATCGATCAAGAAGGTTGTGGGGCTGCAGATCCCAACAGAAGCTGGTTTGGATATCTGACAATGGGAAAGAGAACACTGATTTCAATTGACGGCAAGTTTTACCGAATGCGGCGCGGCGAACTCGTAGAGATCCCAAAGGAGTGGTTGCACCACACAACACATCCGCAGACAAAGAGGAAGAGGAAACAGCGGCGCAAAAAGAACCGAAATGTTCGCCGTATTCCGATAGAAATTGATTGAAAACCTGTACACAGGGGAGAAGTAACAGATGGAAGAGAAGAGTTTCGAAGAGTTGTTTGGTGATTTGAGACCAGAACAAGAGCGTTTCCAGCGAGAGACAAACGGAGAGTTGATTCCCGTCTTTCTGGGGTTCAAATCGCAGATCATCATGGTCTTTTATGCGGGTCCGCTTTCGGCGGTTGGTGTTGTGCCGATTGGTAGTGTGGAGTTTGATACGGAGGACAAAATTATTCGAGCGGTCCCGATTATGAACTTGAAGCGTCACTTTCCGAAGTTCTGCAAAGAGTTCAAGATGGGGGAGATCGTTGATGCGTTCATCTGGATCAAAAAGGAGTTCGAAGAACAGATCGAGGAGCACAAAAAGAAGGTCCTGGATGATGCGGTCGAAACGTACTCTTGTGGTAATCCGGCGCATGATAACGTGTGGCGGTCAATCTTTAAGATGGCTGATGATGCGGTTCCCGGTTCTGTGGCTCATATGGCGCGGGAGAAGAAAAAGGAACAGCGAGCAAAGAACGCCGCGAGCATCATGGATAAAGCTCAGAAGATGTACCAGGAGAACACAGCGCGGAAAAGTAAGAAGGGGAATGGTGTGGCATCGACACAAGAGGAGAAGATGCCTCGCGAGCCTGTGATTCCGTATGTGCGATTGAATGAGGAATCAGAAGTGCAAGAGGAGCCGCGCCTGGAGGTTGTGAATCCGGACAACCAGGAATTACCGAAAGAGTACCCCACGAAGGAACAAATTCGAATCACAGAGTTGATCTGTGACCTGAAAATATACAATGTTAATCTTGAAGAGGAGAGTTCTTTAGGACGTGACTATATCAAACCATATCGTTACAATGGACCTGTCTACAAAGAAGCACATGAGGAACTCTGGCGGCTGTTGAAACCTATTCAGTTCGGGATTGTCTTGGACAGCCCGGAAGACGGTGCTCATGATGTTCCGCCGGAGAAAGATGCGGTCTTGATTGGTGAGATTCAAGACGAGTATCTGAGAGTTCTGCGCCAGTTTTGGGCATACAAAAAGGTGATACGAGAAGGTGACGCATGAGCGGGGTTAAGTTCGGAAAGTGTGCGATCACACAGTGCAGTAATCACCACGTCAGTCATAATGTTCCTTTGCGGAAAATCATGGTCGGTCAGGGGATGCCATCGAACCAGGCTGTGGATTCGATGGCTCAGGTTCAACAAGAGTTGTGGGTCTGTACCAGTTGCTACAAAGGGGTGAGCGAACCAAAAATGCAAGGTTTTTCAATTGGTGGAAAGGTGGGGTCTACATAAGAACATAAAATATAACGGGAGAGGGGAAAGAAGATGTTACTTTTTGATGGATTAAAAAGGATTAATAGTTCTCGGCTTAATCGCCTGAACTACGGACCACACACAGCAAGCCCGTTGCCTCCTTTCCGTATCAAGTGGCGGTTCAATGAGGGGAAAGAACCTTGCTTGGTAAAAGAGGACCACGGCGCGGGGTGGACTATTCTGGGATGGACAAAGAACCCCCCTTTTCAACATGACCACCGACCGGGTCCGCCAGATATTGCGGTTCTGTTTGAACACATAGACGGTACGATTGCTTGGTGGCATTTTGTGGACCCAGATGGATACGAAGCGTCACAAGAGGAGTTGGCGCGAGCCGCAAAAGCGGCGAATCCTCTCAACCTACCACGGACAAGAGAAAACCCCACAGAGGAAACAGAGGAACCTGTAGAGGAACAGATCGAAGAGACCAGCCCGGACGTTGACAACGGAAACCATGACGATCTTGAGGACCCGGTTCGTATTCCATATGAGGAGCGCATCAAGGGTCCGCCAGATGAAGAGATCATGATTCAAGTTCCATTGAAGCTGGTGATGTCACCAAGGCATACAGAGGGGATTCTGACCTTTTTCACGGGCGGCGCAGAGGTTTTTGATGATGACGGGGAAACAAAGATTGGTCACGTTCACGGGGGGATCAACGGAGCGCCGTACTTCTCGCAAAAGGGGACGGGGGAGACTTGGAAGATCCCGCTTCGTGAAATGTGGGATGCTTTTGTTGAGGCGATGGAAAAACGGAGTCAGGAAAAAAGTTAGGTCCTAACCACAAGCGTTTCTTACCCTTCTACTTTTTTATTTCAAGCCCAAACGGTTCAACTTTGACAATAGATGTGTCTCTATAAGGGAGTCATGTATTGAAACCATTTTGACAGGAGGCGAGCATGTCCGCCGGAGGATCAAGTATAAAACCCGGATATCCAACCTTGAGAAAGTACAATAAGATTCTGATGCAGCGTATATCGGCGCGGTCTTTCGAAGGGTTACCGTTGCAGGGGTGCGAGACGGTTCTTCAAACACAAGTGATTGACCCGAATGACCTGGATAATTGCATCGGAGTCACACGAAAAGATTTGAAGGAAGTTGAACAGCGCCTAGAATGTGCAGAGAGGCGTATAGAAGAGCTTGAGCGCGGAGAACGACAAAAGGGTCTCATCGTAGTACCGAAAGAGGTCCAGAAGGATGTTTGGTGCTTTGGTGACGCCACAATCAAGTTGGGGAGTCGCTGATATGGGAACACAGATGAACAAACGAGCTTATCAGCAACTCATGGATGAAAATCTAGCGTGGTTGAAAAAGGTGTATAAGCATTATGTTCTAACACACCAGAACCCAGAAGGTAAGCTGGAGTATGACCACATAAGACAGGTGCTTCAATGGTCTATTGATGCGCAATATCCGAAGGAGAATACAACATGTCTGATGCAAGTGTTTTTGAGTCCATTCTTGAGGACGGTTTTGGCGAGAGAAGGACGGCTCGTTGCATATGTGAGAGTGGCAACATGCCGTGGTTCAAATATGGGGAGCAATACGAATACGCCGTGGGCACGATTGCAGGGCGTGGTAATCCAAGAGCCAAAGGGATTAAGATTTACAAGGTCTGGATCAAGATCCCAGACGGCGCGGAGTTTCCAGTAGATGTTCCAGGAAGGGGTATCTTTAATGTTCCCCCTCCGCCGGTGAAAGAAGATGGTTTTGCGACCCCCGGAATGAACGAAGGTTGGTTCAATACACTGTTTGAGCCTGTAGAAGACAAGGCGGAGACAAAGAAACCTGTCGAGGGGAAGTGGACCCCAAAATATCCGCCAAATGCAGACCTCACAAAGTTTGCTGATTTTCCGACAGATCGCTTGATGGGTGTTCCTTCGCCAGGTTCGCCGCTCAAAAAGCCACTGGATACAGTCAAAGATGTGGCGGAAGCTATTGAGGAAAAAGATCCGGAAATTCTCTTTCTGGAAACGGAAACAGCGCGTCTTCAGAAGGAGAACGAAGATTATTACAAAGATGAGGATATCGAGGTCTGTCCCGTTCATAACTTACCAGCGGCGGCTTGCGCATGTAACAACTCAGATGACCCCCTGGAAGAAGTTGACCCCTGGTGTGTGGTTCATGGGAAGTTGCGTGTGGATTGCGGCTGTAGTGATTATGAGGTGAAAGAATGAAACAAGAGTGGGAAGGGATTTGCTTTCTTTGTCAAAATGACAGTGCTCTCTGTGATTGCAAGAATGAATTCGAATGGGATACTACACTTGATGTTCCACCTTTTGTTTACAATCCCCCTCATGAGGATGATTCAAAATTGTATAGGAAATACAGATGTTATAATTGTAGTTTTTTTGATCGCAAACCTATGCTTTGTTGCGCCGGAGGGGATATGGATCTTCCTGTAGATCCACAAGACCCGTTATGTGAAAAGGAGAACAAAGAATGAGACAAGACTCCTGGTTGGTACAAGAGAAGGAAGTGGACCCGATCACGAAGGTCTGTGTGTACTGTCGGCAAGAGATCGGGCGTGAACATGGGAAAGAATGCGTGCGTCGAAAGAAGACTGTGCTGGTCAAGGTCAGCTTTGAGTTGCCAATGGTGGTTCCAGAGTTCTGGGATGAAAAAAACATCGCGTTCTTTCTCACAGGTAGCTCATCTTGCAGCAACAACCTGATTGACGACATGCAAGAGATCTTCAATCAACCTGACAAAGAGCGAAACGGTCAGAAGATCCCCGTGGGTACTTGCTTGTGTAACTCCGCTTTTGAAGGCGAGTTTGAGCGGGATATGACAGAAGAGGATGAGGACCACTGGAATTTCCGGTTGAAGACAAACGGGGTCAAGAAACCGGAGAAGTTACCGAAGGACATGAACTAAGATGACGAGAACAGGGGAGAACAAGAACATGACAGACAACTCGTCACGGTTCAACTACCAGTATATCAAACAGGTACTGGAGTTGCTGAACTACAAAGAAAAGAACGATGGTCTGGGGAAGATCAGGAGCCAGATCAAGAAAGATTTCCCGGCGTATCTTCGGATGTTGCAAGAACATGGTGAAACAGCGCCGGGTGATGTGCTCGCCAGCTTGGACGCGGATATTGGAGAAGCACAATTACAGGTCGAGTTGCTGGAGAACATGCGGGAAGATTTTGTGTTGCGCTTTGTAGAGGCGACCAGCGAAGAAAAGTATGGCTACACGGGTCTTGATTACGATGTGCGCCACAATTGTGCAAAGAGTCCTTTGGGGATCTGTATCTATGACAGCAAAGATGGTCCGCGTCACAGCCCCTGTATCTATTGCGGGGTGTCGAAGTATGGAGATGAAGAGCGCACCTATGGGAGTCAAATCACAGCGGGTGGTCTGGGGGGACCTATCGCATGCCGGTACTGCGGAACTCCAATGGAAAAGGGAAGCGTTGACGCAAAGAACCGTTGTCACGAATGGATCTATGTGGGCGTGTATGGACACCTGATGTGTCCGGTGTGTGTTTCATGGGTGGAGAACCAATATCGAAACAACCTATACGAGAAATACCTCAAGTTGATGCAATACGAGGAGCACCGCGAGCGAGTTGAACAGTTCTCTTTGATGCTTGAGTTGGGGGAACTGTACCGGGATGGTCTTTATGTAATCGGCGAATCATTCAAAGATTATCTGGATGAGTGCGCTGGCGGTCCCGGACCACAACCTGGAACGGAAAAAGCAAGAAAGGTTGGTTGTTTCTGTCCGGGTCAGATCGAAAAGAAGTGGTATCGACACAAGTATTGTCCGTACCATGGGAAATACAAAACAAATGTTGACACCTGGACAAACCGGGACCGAAAAAAGGAGGCTGGAAATGGCTGAAGGCATCGATGTTCGCGAATTGATCGAAAATGAAGCTGATAAGTTTATCGGCGAGACGGGTAAGTTCCCGAAGTGTCTCTTGCTCGGATATGAGTACTACTTGAGGCTGTATGAGAAAGAGAAACGAAGCGTACTGGTTCCTGTTCAGGAAGAGGGGAAGGACGTGGGTTCGGTTGATATTTGCAAGGCGTTGACGGGTCTTGCACTGGACCAGTGTGAATTTGATGTTGTTGCAGACCCGGACCACAAACATCGCTTGACCTTCCTGGTAGACAACCAGTTCTCTTCGCAACACCAAGCAAAAGAGGTACAAGAGGCGATCCAGAAGATTCAAGAGGAGAACAAGGAAAACGAAGTAGAGGTGACGTTTCCGGAGCACGAAAAAGTTGACAAGATGAACAGGCATCGTGATCTAATTATGAAGTTTGTAAGCTTGTTACGAACACGCGCCTTGATTGGTTTGGAACAAGAACACCCGGAAGGCGGGTGTCATTTTGTGACCACAACAGATAATGATTTTCAGGATTTGTTGGATGAGTTCTTCGCAGCGTCTGATATGGATGAGTATCATGTGAACTTGCGAGCTTTTCGTGAAGAAGCTCGGATATTAGAAGCAAATCGAGAACTAGACAATCCGGTCGTGTGCAGCGGATGAACGAGCCAGTTCTGAAAATTGAGTGTGTGATGTGCGGATATTGTTGCTCGCGGTGTCCGTGTCCTTATGGCGAAGTAGTTTTGCTTGGTTCTGGTTGTCGGTTCTTGAGTGAGCCGAATGAGTTCGGTCAACGGTTTTGCGGAAAGTATGACGAGATCGCCGCTGATCCTGGCTCTTGGTCTTCTCCAGCTTTCGGCGCGGGGTGTTGTTCTTCGCTCTGTAACGAGGTCCGTGACGAGGTCTTGTATAAGCAAGCAACGAAAGATACAATAGCGTTACTTACTGACGGAAAAGGAGATTGACGAATGTCCCGATACATACCAATTGACGAATGCAAGAAATGTCCGCACCTGAAGATCTCCTCTGATTATTCGAACCCGCTTCAGAATGCGGACCCGCCTGAAATTTGGACCTGTGATGTGGGCGAAAAAACGATTGTATCCCGCAAAGAGAAGGAAGATAAAGAGCCGCCGCAACCGGATTGGTGTCCCCTGGATTCTTTTGACAATCGTCCGGAGGAACAAGGGTCTGACCCTAGCTCAGACCCCAGAGAGATCCGCCTTGTGTCGCTGGATATCTTTCCAGATTTCGCAAGCTGTTTCCTTCCCATCCAGCGAAAAGAAGAGGTTTACAGCTACCAGTCATACAATCAAAAAGTGATTCTAACGAAGGTCCCGAACAAGAGCCGCTGGAACACGGTGTTCATCAAAGAACAGGTCCAGATTATCGCGGATGCACTGGAGAACCGCTTGAATGGTTGTGAGTGTCCGCCAGTAAGCCAGCCGCTCGATTTCTTGGATGTGGTAGACCCTTTGATCGAAGATGCGCTTGTTTGCTTTCAAGACGCAGTGGACTCCTTTGTCAGCCGCACAAAACCACGCGGTGGTGAAACCAGGATGCTTGTGGGAGTCAAACAAGGTGACGCGGGGATGGGGATCGAGGTTACACTACGGAAAAGCGCACCCGCCAATTAAGCTCTCTCCTTCTTATAGTTAGAAGAACAGCCCCTAAATAGTTAGGTCCTAACTTTCAGATTCCTTCCAGCTTGATCTCACAAAAAGATCAGAGTCAGAAAAAAGTCTTGCCCTCGTTATTTTGTGACGCAAAAATTTTAACTCTCGAAGGAGAAAGCAAATGACCACCGAACGCGCCGAACTTACCGCCAACGAAACCATCAAAAATTTCCTCCGCGCCGGAAAAGCTACCTTCACTCTCGAAAACAAGGCTACCGGAAATCACCTCACCTTTCGCGTGAATCAGCCCAAAGAAGACTCTCCACACTTCGTTCAGGTTCTCACCGGTCCTGATAACGGCTCTGACTACGCTTTCTTAGGAACCATCTTCGCAGATGGCAATTACCGCCACGGCACCAAAAGCACAATCGGTCGCGATGCTCGCTCCGCCAAAACCTTCGTATGGTTCTGGAACATCCTGATGGATGACCGTAACCTTCCCGAGTCCGTCAAATTTTACCACGAAGGGCGCTGTGGTCGCTGCGGTCGCCCCTTGACCACCCCTGAGAGCATCAACCTCGGTCTCGGTCCTGTCTGCGCCGAAAAGGGACTTGGTTGATTCGGGTTCGGGGGGATGTTTCAAGGGGGGCTAGGAAATAACACCGCTTCGGCGGCGGGTTCGCGGGGTTCAAATCCCCGGTTTCCTTTTTCAGTTGAGACAACCAAAGGACGGAAGGAGCCACGTCATGAGACATTCTGATATCCGGACACCTGTGGATGCTGTGATTGAACGAGCCTGGAAAACGAAGGATTCAAAGCTCGCGGCGTGGTTCTGGCACTTCTACACCAAAAGCGGTCGATTGGTCGCCAAAGGTGTTCTCCGTCCAGAAAGCGTCTGGAAGCGTGTCCAGCAAGGCGCGGAATTCTGTGACCCGCCAGTGGAAAAAGAAGCATGGGAAGCGTTGGTTTCATCAGCGGATGGTTTCACCTATGCGGAACTCAAACAGTACAAAAAACAACTTTTCCCCCCGGAAGAGTAAGGAGCCAGACCAATGAAGATACTGAAGGGTTGGGAAAACAATGTGGTGACGTTCAAGAGTCTGCAGGTTCCAACGCAGACCAAACACACGACACACAAGATGGTTGAGCTTCCTGATGAGTGGTTCATGGAGATCTCTTCGAAAGATGAGCCGGTGATCGGTCGCGATATGGGGTTCCTGTATCTCTCTCCGGCTGGCTGGCGAGCCAACCGAGACCAGTTCAAGGCGCAGATGTCCAAGGAAGATTTCAAAGAGCTTGCAGAGAGCGCAAAGAAGCTCTTCGCCAATGTGCGACTCCAGAAGCAACGGTTGATTGTGATGTACAAAATGCGGATCAAAGCGCTGCAAGCTGTCAAGCTGAGATAGTCAGAAAAAAGTCTTGCCCTCATAAATATAAGACAGTCGATTTTTTAACATCCAGAAGGAGCAAGGAACATGGACCAGATACAACTTCAAATCGCACGGAAACAATGGGGTGGCATCGCTCCCAAAACCATAACCGCGCCCGTCAATGACCGAGACCGCAAGTTCAAGTTCGACCCCAAACGCACCCTTCACAACGAAGAAGGCGAGTTGCTTCTTCGCTACGTCGCTCGCAAAGCTCGCGGCGAGAGCTTCAACGCGATGATCCAGGTTGTTCTCGGTCTGGATGAGGGGCTGGACCTCTATGACCTCCGTTTCGAGGTCTACGATGGTGAGATGGAGAAGGGCTTGACTCGCCAATACCACGGCGTTTTTGTCGAGAGTTTCGAGAACTTCACACGAATCTCGTAAGGAGCCGATCATGACCCGGATGCAATTAATCACATTGATTTTACAGGACAAGCGCACGGCGGCATTCCTGAGTGTGAACGACCTCCAGCGGGAAAAGAAGGCGTATCTGGAAGTTATATTGGAGAATATTCAGGATGACGGGAGCAAGAAAGCATTGGCGGAACGGATCGTCAATCAGTTCTCCCTTGGTTATTCTGCGGCGACCTTGATGAGTTTCCGCAAATCTGAACTGGAAGACATGGTCAACCCATAGAAGGAGCCAGGAACATGACGCAGTTTGAGAAGATGATCAAGATCGCGGTGGAACAAGAGGATCACAAAGTTGCTGGATATATCGCAACCTATTGTCAGACCAAAATGGGGATGAATTACCATGAGATTCTGGCGCGGGTTCAACAGGTTTGTCCAGCGGTCGAAAGGCGTGATTGGGATGGTCTCATGTACGATTTCGACAATTTCAACAACCGCTACGAAGAACGAGCACACAAAATCATGTGTGACCACGTCAAAGAAGTTTGTTATTAAGCGGTGTCATTTGCTTCTGAGGTGTGTCTCTGTTGGGTAGAGGTGACGTAATGAGGTTTGAAAGTGTGTTCGGGTATCTGTTAGCCGTTGCGGGTCTTGTTGGGCTTGTGTGGGTGTTTTGTGTGGTGGATGGAAAGTTGGATTTGTTTCGCTTGATTGCGTTCGTGGTTGTTCTGGGGTTCATCGATGAGGTTCAGATCAATTGGAACTGGAAGCGCAAAAAAAGAGGTATGTGTGATGAAGAAGATTGATGTTGTGTTGTTTTGTTGTCTCGCTGTGGGGTTCTTGTTGCTGTGTCACAGCCCGGAGAGCCGTTTGTTTGATGGTTTCAATGTGGCGGGTGTCCTGTTGTTCGGCGGGTCCGCCGGTGCGCTGTACAAGCTGAATGGGAAGTGAGTTAGGTCCTAACACGAGTCAGAAGAAAGTCTTGCCCTCGTTCTGTGCAAGTTGACCTTTTTAACCTCCACGAAGGAGTCAAAATCATGACTTATCAAAACATAGACCGCCACGATCCAGACAGCGCACCCATCAAAATTGATGGTCTCGAACTTGGCTCTGGCGACTGGGTCAAGCATCACAAAGAGCCGATCATTGGTCTCGTTTGCCACAACTGCGGCGAAGTGGTTGCAACCGTCCGCTATGAGCGAGATCAAAAGGAAATGACCAAAGAACAGCGCCTTCACATCTTCAACGAGGCGGAGAACAAGGGTGTCTATCACAACTCCAGCAACGGACCCGCCAGCATGAAGTGTTACTGTGTGGACTGTCAGAAGCACTACATGGCGCAGTTTGCAAAGAACCTTGGGCTGGATGAGGTCTTTGTGATTGAATACGCGCCGGATCACGGCGACCGGGTCGTTCGCACCAAGGGCAACCCGGCGCATGCTTCCAAGTACCCTCTCACACCCCTACAACGCGAGATTCTGGCTTGTGTCGGTGACTATGAGCCGATCCGGATGTCTGTTGAGCGGCTACAGCTACACAGCAAGATTGTGAGCTACTTGATCGATGTGGGCTTGTGTCGGTACGTCAAACATAGCGAATGCGTGGTGCTGACAGACGAAGGACAAAAGCGTTATAAGGGCTTGAAGGAACGAACAAAGAAATAATAGGACGGCAAGCGGGGGGCTTGCCTTGTGCCTTTTCACTACAGGGAGAACAGACAGATGGCGTTCAAGAAAATGAAAAGTGATTTCTCAGGTGAGCGGAAAGAGCCGGTGGCTCGCCCCAGCTTGACGTACCGTGGTTTGGAGATGAAGACGATTGGTCAATTGTTTCCAGGAAAAGAGTTCGTGATGGTCAAGCCGAACACAGAAGCGCCGTTTCGGTTTCTGTGTACGAGCTTAGATGATATGTTTGAGTTCGTCCCCATACATTTCTATGATGGCAAGGCGTGTTTGTGTATCGGCTCGTCTCTTTGTCCTATGTGCGCTGATGGTCTCCGGGTCTATCCTCGCTTTGTTTGCCATGTGCAGCGAGCGCAATACGTCACAGACGCGGAAGGAGAGCGCTTCTACAAGTACGAGGAAGAGGACAATATCTTTGTCACAGGACAGGCGCTAATACAGGCGATAGATGGTGAGCTTGACCGCTTCTTTCTCCGGGTTCGTAAGTATGGTCCTTGGTGGACAAAGGTGTTTCACTTCTTCGTTAAGTGCAAGAAAGAGAAGAAGAGCGGTCTTGATATGCTCGTGAGTCGCAAAGGTCACGGAATGCACACAACCTACAGTGTCAAGATTGTAGGAACCTGAGAAAGTTTGTCAGATCTGCGCGAGTCAATGCGTCTTGGTAGTTAAGAGATTCAAAAACAATATTTATTGCAATCAGGGGAGATTGTTATGAACATTCAGGCTATATCTCAAAACGTACACCATGAAACATTTATAAAAGACCCGCTTACAGGCGTTGTTTACACATCCTATTTGCAAGCTATTGCAGACCGGAATCTCGAAAGTTGGATCAACATGTTTGATTCTCGTATTGAATTCCAGCGTATCCTTGTGATGGCTTGTCACTCCGTTTATGAGTTCCAACAGTACGGTCAACAAGTGTTCCATCTAAGCCACGATATCGCCTGGATGTTGAACATGACCAAACTTCCGAAGTTGCCAATTGACTCGATCAACTTCCCCTATCCCGGATTTTACGTACAGATCCCGGAGTCCATGAATCTATTGTTGCATGCGGGTCCTGATGAACTAGACTCTGACCGTATTATCGGCGCTTATGTGAGTGACTTCCAGGTGATACGAGAAAACAGCCGTGACGTACCTGGTGACAAGCCGCGAGTGATGTTCCATATCATCACAAAGAAGCTGGATGGTTCTCCTGGTTTCGGTAACTTCAACTTTATGCTGAGCCATCACAGAGACGATCTGGAAGAGTACCTGAAAGATTTCTCTCCTGATTTCAACAAGCCAGATAGTGTTCAAGCTGTGTTGCGGATTGTGTTGAACTTGTTGTTCTATCTCAATGCAACAAATGCGGAAACTGTCAAGCATGACAACAGCGAAGAGATCAAGGAGATCAAGGTTCGGCTCAAGAACAAGAAGATGAAGGACCGGAAGCGGAGCAAGCTTCAGAAGCGCTTGAATCTTCTCTCAAACAAAGCTGTCATCACGGTTGTTGCGCCGTCTGTGAAGCTTAATTATTCGCCGGGTGACCCCACGGGGATCAAGGTGCGCCGTCATTGGGTCCGTGGTCACGATCACCATTATTGGGTAGGGACGGGTGATGACCGCAAGCTGGTGCTGTATTGGGTCAAGCCGTTCGAGCGTGGTGATACCGTGGCGGAAGCGGTACGAGATCGTTATGAAGTCAAATAGTTAGGTCCTAACTATTCCCCCTCCTTTGTAGATATTTCCACTTATTTCACGAAATTTACACTAAAAGTGGTGCATTTTTAGACAAAGATGTGTCTCTGTTGGTATGCCTGTTGTATTAGGAGGTGATCAGGATGAAAGAAAAGAACCAGTTGAGGAAGGTACGAGAAGAACGATTGTTGGGGAAAGCTGAGCTTGCAAGAGAGGCGGGTGTTTCGGTGCTGACAATTACAAGAATTGAAAATGGAGAGGCGTCACGACCAAAGACCAAACGCCAGATTCTGGCGGCGTTGAATATCCCGCTGGAAGATCGGGAGCGTGTATTTCCGGGTGACCCTGATAGCTGAAGGCAACAAACAAAGAGAAGGTCAAGAGACCGTAGGGAGAGAAAACCATGACCGAAAAGATGTACACACTGTCATTGAACTGTGCTCGCTGTAACGAAACAATCCAGTCTGTTCAGCTTAGCTGGAACGATCTTCTGGAGTCTGTAAAGATTACAGAAGAACTTGGAGAAGACCTGTATCTACAAGGTGCTATTTACCTCAAGTGGGACCTGAACGAGCCGAAGTTGACCGAGGTGGTCCTTTGTCATCGTTGTGTGGTTCATGTGAAGAATGCGATCAACATCATGGAGCAAAAGAGACAGGGTGTGGTGGACGGAGTGCAGGATGCAGACGACAACGCACCAGAGACGCCAGAGAAGACACACAAGGGTGCAGGCGCAAGCCAGGAGTCCTCGAAAGGCGAAAAGGTGAACCAGGGGACTCTTACGGATGATGATACGGCTGGCGGTCCTGAAAAGAAAGCGACCCCCAAACCGGCTGGCAAGCCCAGAGTCGGACCATCTAAAAAGGTCAAAGAATTGCGGGATCGAACCGGCGCGAGCATGCTGGCTTGCAGCAAGGCGTTGACGAACAATGATGGGGATGTGGAAAAGGCATACCAACAGATCCGCAACACCGGTCTGGCAAGCGCAACCAAAGAGAGCGCAAAGGAAAAGCCAGAGGACAAACGCCCAATCAGCCAGCGCTATCCACTGACGGAAAGACAGCGGCGCATCTTCACCCGGATTGCAAGAGGCAACACGACGGACAGCGGCTTAGCTCGCGGAAAGAAGGGTCAGAAACCATTGGCTCTTCATGAGAAAAGCACCGCTGACCTTCTTTGTGACAAGGGGTTGCTCCGAAAAGACAAGAACCAGAAACAATATCACCTTACGGCTGACGGTCGGAAACGATACGAAGGTATGCAATTATAAAAGAGGGCTGGAGATGAGTACGAGAACAGAGATAAATACGGCGGCGAAGAGCTTCTTTGAAAAGGTCGGAGAAGAACCAACAATCGCTCTTCTGGGTTACGAGGTCTATCTGAAGCTTCACAGCGAGATTATGGAGTATGCAGAGGAGCACACCGGACAAAAGTTCACCCGTGTTGGTCCGGAACACTCAGAGGTCAACAAGGTTGAGACCGATGTGGGGTCCTTGCTCGTTGTTGTTGACCCGGAGAGTCCAGACCGGATCTCTTTTCTGGTCAGCAACAGCACGGCGGCGCTCTCCGCTGTTGTGCAGGATGTGACAAAGAAGCGACCGTCAGCTTGAAGTTAAGATCACGTTAAGTCAACAGCCTTGAAGCGCGTATCTATGTAGTCAACAGCCTGAAAGAGGAACAAAATGGAGCAATATATTTTCAGATGTGCGAACCCGGAGTGTGGGCGCAGTTATTCATACGTCGGTTACAAGACCGGTCTCGGCAAATCAGAAGCACAGTTGAAACAGATGGCGAACGAAGCGCATGTGTGTCGTGAGTGTGGTTATGATGACCGCGAGAATCCAGAAGGACCGAAGAATGACCGTAGTCTGGATTGGGGTGACAATCCTTACACGGAATCAACCCGACATGCGGCTGGAATGATCGCCGACCTTCTCACAAGCGGAGTCAAAAAGAAGGAAAGCTCATCATGAAACCAATCAAGACCATCAAAGATGTGTTGATTCAGTCGCTGGTAAGCTCGCTGATGTTCGCCTTTGTGATGTGGCTTGTGTTATTCATCCGCTGTGATGTGTCTTATGCAGATAAAAAGTTTTCGACAGGACAACTTTTTGCGTTGATTATGGTGGTTTATTTTGTGCTGATATTTTTGATGGGATTGTGGGAGTGTGCTGTCAATAACAGTTCGAAGCTCACAAAGTACGGGAAACTCGGATATTTGGGAAAGGGGAAAGGTTATGATCGAAGCAAAGAAAGATAGAAAAGATCCAGAGGTTCGCAAAGAGAGGTACAAGGACTATTTGTGTCCGGAATGTGGCGAGCCGCCGGAGATTATCGCCAAGTGTATGAAGCGGAACGCCAAGTGCAAAAATGGTCATTGGTGGCACAAGTGCGAGGTGCATCACACGATTGTTCCTGTAGAGGCGCATCCAATGCAAAAGGGTTGTACTTGTCTGGTTCCTCCAGAGAAACTTGAGCTTGTTGTGGAAGGGGAAGAGCCACAAGAAAAGCCAGAGGACCGGTACAAGGATATACACCGGCGCATTGGGAAGTTTGAGATCTCTCAAGCTTTCTTGATGGACAATCCGAAAGATGTGATTCGGTCAATGGAAGGTGTTCTCGTGGTCCGGTGCGAGATGATGTGGATGCGCCGCGTGTTCGAGTATCACGCAATATCACCACACTTCGATGTGACACCAGAAGGTGAGATTCCGCCAACATACGTCTGTGAGTTCACCCGCCACGAGGACGGTACAGTGACGTGGGAATGGAAACAATCAAAAGAACAATGGGAATGGAAGAAGATGGAGGTGTCCAGTGACTGACACTGAGAAGTTACTGGCGCTGATACATGAGAGACCAAACCGGCATTTAGTTCGCGGTCGTATGGTGGTGATGCCAAAGGGACTAGCACCAGGACCATCACACAAGATTTTGATGAGCGGCGTGGTGTTCAGCGAACAAGGTCCGCTTGTTCTTCCGGAGAACAGTGGTCGTGTGGAGTTGTGGGAAGGTCCAATTTTGATGATGCCAGAGACCCGGTGGTCTGGAACGGAGGATACAGATGGACTCCCTATGCCAGCGTTGTATAACAATTTGACCTCTTTAGAGGGTTGGAAGAAACAAGAATAGAAGGAAGAGAGTTACAGATGAACCGCATCAAAGGTTGGGATTTGATACCGAAAGCGGAAAGACCCGTAAAAGAACCAGAAGAGAAACCTGCAGAGGTGACGCCAGAAGAAGAACCGGCGCAAGATGACAAGATCTCGATCTTCATGTGTCAGGATGTTGGCGTTGATGGCACCACAGAGGTCCATGTTCAAGAGAAAGACGGTGTCTTTGAGGCTCGTATCGGATTTGCGTTGTTTGGCTCGACAATGATGACAGAGGAAGAATTTGAGGCATGCGACTGCAACCCGTTCCACGAGAACTTCCGTGACAACTTCGCCAGCGGAGAAGGAGCCACAAAAGAGGAAGCAATCGAGGCGATGAAGAAGAACCTGAGTTCTGTCAGCGCTTCGTTGTTTCATTGAGAGGGATAGATGAGATTTGAAGATATTCCCAGAATGTCACAGGCGAACTATTGCATTGATGTGGCGTGGACCTCGATACGTCGCCATTTCGAGGGATTTGGTGTTCCTATTGAATTGGACCCGGAGTATCAGCGCGGGTACGTCTGGACCTTGGAACAACAGATCGCATACCTGGAGTTTCGTATGAAGGGTGGAATGTCCGGAGGTGATCTCTTCTGGAATGCTCCCGGCTGGCATCGCGGAGAACATACCGCGATGGAGTTGGTGGATGGAAAACAGCGCCTGGAGGCTGTTCTTTCCTTCCTTGCTGGCAACGTCCCGGTGTTCGGTCTAAAGATCTACGAGTTCGAAGATGAGTTGAACCCGATTCGTCACCGGTTCAAGTTCTTTGTCAATGACCTGGATGACCCGTTGGCTGTGGTTCAGTGGTATTTGGACCTGAACACCGGCGGAAGTATCCACACAGAGAAGGACCTTCAACCAGCTTATGCTGTGATGAAGAGACTGAAAGGGGAAAAAGAATGGACCCACAAAGCATGATAGATTGGATTGTGACGGTCCCCAAAACAACGCGGTGGGATGATTACGAAGCTGAATTGATCGCCGTGGCTGACGGTAAATCTTTTATCAACTACAGAACCCGGTACTTTCCGAAAGATATGTGTGGCGGTCACCGATGCTTCACTGTCTGGAATGGTCGTGTTCGCGGCTGGATGAAGATCGTAGGTCTCTGGTATTGCCAGAGGTCATGGGTTTGTGAGACTACGGGCGCGGTTTGGCAACCAGGAGAGTATATTCAACGGAGCGGTCCCTTTTATACTGTGGAAGGTCCAGAGATGAAAGGATTTCGTGGGGTCCGCAAGTACAAACATGTGATCAAGAAAGAGACTCCGATTCCGAAGCGGGCGGATGGTGCAGAGTTTCCCCCCATAGTGGATATAAGTGACGGCTGGTGTCCAAATCCGCCAAAAAAGATCGGTGATTTTGATCTCTCTCCGCAGTGCCGGAGTTGCAACATGTGTGATATTTGTCAGAATGTTCAAAGCACAGGGCGGGTGTGGGGATGATTGTTAAACCCTATTTCTACATGCCGGAGATGGATGACAATCAGCGGCTAAAGGTCAAACGTTTCCTAAAGAATGAGGTTCCAGATGTGATCTTGCACCGGTTCGCTTATGACTACGTTTTCCAGGTACTCCAGAAGCGGATCACGGAGAACAAAGAGACAAGTGGGATGATAACGTATGCTCTCGGTGTACTGGCGAAGTATCTGGAGGGCAACGCATCCGTTGAAGCGCTGGAGTACTTGCACATAGGGCTGATGGAGACCCTTCTCTGGGATAATGACGAAGGTCATGTGTCTCTTGTGGCGGCGGCGCTTCGCGGACCTCTTACAGGTGCAAAACAGGCTTTTGCGCATGCGTACTACTATTATGGGTGGTGTGACTGGTATGTGGACCTGGAGAGAGATGAGCGAGACGGCGCGATGGTTCTCCAAATCAAGAGTACACTTGATATTCCCATCCACACAGCAATTGAACTGATGCGTCGATACTGGCGCTATTTTCGACAATCCAGAAGCACCCTTGTCAACTTGTTAAGAAACAGGCGAACAGACCAGCTTGCTGCGATTCAACAAGTTCCTCCCTGGCAAACCGAAACTGAAGATGGTCTTTTCTCTGAATAGTTAGAAGTAGAATACTGAATAGTTAGGTCCTAACCTTTCGGTCCCCCTCCACTTTTTTCTCATCTATGTCACAACGCGACACACGTCAGACACAAAATGAAAAATAGTGGTGTCACTTTGGAAAAAGATGTGTCTCTATAAGTGAACAGTCGGGTTGACGGGTCAAGTGATCTTGACCAGAAGGAAGCACAAGGGAAGTAAAAGGAAGCACAAAGGAACGGAATGATGGAAAGACCATACGTTACATGGAAAGGAGCCGCGCATTTAGCCGCAAAGGGCGAAGAATGGAAGGTTCGTCTACTCAATGAAAACGGGAAGCACAACAAATTCTGGGAAGTTTATGGAACGGGTACAACAGGAGAGGTTCGAGTTCGCTACGGAAAGATTGGTGCTACCGGAACTGTGGTCATAAAAGATTACGAATATGCAAGAAAGAATGTGCGTGCGAAATTAGGACGGAGCGGTGACAAACAATATCGGTACGATGCACAAACGGATCTCATCTTTCCAGATCCAGGAAGCGCGACACCAAAACCAAAGAAACCCGCTGTAAAGAAGAAGAAAGCCGTGGCAAAGAAAAAAGCCGCACCGAAACCACCACCGGAACCACCGAAACCGGCGGTGAAGTTAACAAACAAACAGAAGCTCAAACGAAGCATCGCACGAAGAATGAGCGAAGCTGACTGGTAGACAGTCATGAACAATGAAAGGGAGAACAAGAATGTCAGATCCAGACACCCAACAATCACTTTTGGAAGAAGGTCAGGACAAACCAGACGTGAAACAAGCACCGATGCCAACTGGAAAACCGATTGCAGGAGCGGAGACGGCTGGCAAAAAGAAGACGGGGTTCAAGAAGGTGACGCCACAGACAGGTGAGACCTCCGGCGAGACCAAGGAGGGAACAGGTTCTTCGCCGGAATCTACAACTGAGACAAAGGAGACCGCACCGGAGACCCAAAGTCAAGGGTCCACGCCTCCGGAGAAGGAACCCAAAAAGACAACCAAAAAGGCGAACGGCGAAGCGACAAAGAAGAAGGGTCGCTCTCTGGGGAAGGTGACGGTCTACCGTTCTCTTCCTCTTGACGAGCATCTTTTCAGCTTGGGTCTCACAGAGGAGCGGATGCGCGGAACGAACCCAGAAGAACCGATTCCGAGATACAAAGACGAGATCTTGATCCCGGTTGTGGAACCGGATGAAGATCCGCTGATCTTCCCTGGTGTCCCGGAAGCAACCATATGGGTCAAAAACCGGCTGGAAAAGGGAGAACTCCCAAGTGGTGATTACTTCATTATCCGGCTGGTGAAGAAGTTCGGCGCGACGGTCAAACAGGTCGTTCAGGTCAACATGCAAGAAACCGATTTCTGATTCTACGTTCTGTCAACCGCCGGTCCATTAATCCTGGTCAACAGCCGTGCCCCCGCTCTACCTAACTATCAACAGTCTTGCCAGGTCTTTGCCACCCCCTCAACAGCCTTGAAAGGGCATTTCCCCATTGTCAACAGCCTTGAGAGTCTTGCAGATCGCAGTCAACAGCCTTTTTTCAACTAGCCCGGTGTCAACAGCCTTGAAACTCGTTGATTTCAAAGGGAGAATAAAAAAGTGGAATTTTATTGAAAAAAAAGTGGTTACACTTTGACGTAGGGTGTGTCTCTATATACATGTTGTTTGAAAAAAGAATAAAAAGTTTTCAAGTCATCTGGACGGGGATCGTTAGCTCAGCAGTAGAGCGCCGGGGGCTGACCGCAAGGTAAACTCTCGGAGGTCGGTGGTGCAGATCCATCACGGTCCATTAAGGTGAGGTGGTCTAAAAGGAGTCAGGTAATGCTGACCCCCTTGATCCGGATTGGAAAGTCGGCGGGTGTGAAAATACCGGCAGATGTAGGTTCGAATCCTACCCTCACTACTTTTTCTTTATCAGCCAGATGTTGACCAGCCTCAGTCTCTTCGGGGACTACGCTAGTTTTGTCATGAAACCCGGAATGCGCGAGCCAGTTTCCGGCTCTTTCGTGGGGAAGGAACACAGGGTGCTTCAAGGCGTACTGACTGACACCGACCTCATGTGACAAGCATTATTAGCATTGGCGAGGCTCACTAGACCTTCACCGGTCGAACACCTGTTAGTTCTCTCATAGAGGGCGCAGAGATGGCTTATTAGATTAAGCAAATGACCCCCGGAACGTCATCTGGCTGTTGAGCGTTTCGGGGGTCACCTATTTGGGGGATGCAAAATTTTATCCTCAATCCTTGTCCACAGCTTTGAACATGCTGATCCTCCTAAGTCAACCGTTTTGAGACGATATCAGCTTTCATGTTGACAGCCTTACGCCAACAGCCTGAAATGTTAGAATGTTAGGACCTAACTTTGGAGATTTACCATGATTGAAAAGAAGCTTGAGATTCTTTATAGCGCCGGTGGTCTTGACCCCACATACAAGAAAGTAGGGAACCATCCAGAGTTCCAGGACAAGGACGAAGCTCGCACCTGGATCAACCAACGGGTCCAGATGGGAGCGTTGTCTGGTGAGAACATTTTTCTTGTGCAAGAAACACATGCTGTTGTAGTGTTCAGCAAAGAAGTACAGTACACGCTGCAAGGCGAACAAGGTCCGCAACAAGACAGTGCATTTCTTGACAACTCTTTCATACCAGCACCAGCACCAGTACAAGCTTCTCCAATGCCAGCAAAGAGAAACCAGGGTGGTCGAGGTCGCGGCGCTGTGACGAAGTACGGAGGTCCATTTTGATTCTTTCAGGAGATGAAATCCGAAAACGCCTTGGCGGTGACATTATCATTGAACCCTTCGAAGAGGAGCACCTGAACCCGAACAGCTACAACCTCTCTTTGAGTAACCAGTTGAAGGTCTATGACCAGTTTCCGCTGGATGCGAAGGGACAGAATGAGACCAAGCTCATAACAATTCCGGAGTCTGGTCTCATGCTGGAACCAGGGCGGTTGTACCTGGCATCTACGAACGAATACACAGAGACGCGGGACCTGGTTCCGCGCCTTGACGGTCGCTCTTCTGTGGGTCGTTTAGGTATCTTCGTTCACATCACGGCTGGTTTTGGTGATGTTGGTTTCCGGGGTCGGTGGACGTTAGAACTTGCCTGTTTGCATCCTGTCATTATTTATCCTAATATACGGATTTGTCAGATCTCTTTTCATGCAGTTTGTGGTGATACCGGGATAGAGTACGAAGGTCGATACCAGGACTCCAATACCACGGAACCCGTGGAGAGCCGTCTGTACAAGAACCAGTAACTGAAAAACCGAGAGGATTGACAGCCTTGATTTTGTCAACAACCGAGAGGAAGGAAAGATCATGAACGAGGAAGAAGAGAAAAAAGGAATCACGGTCGAAGAATGGAAGTCAAACCTGGATGCGTTCGAAACGGAACAGAATGATGTTTTGCGGCTGAAGGATGCGACCTTGTTTTTTCTTTCGATGGGAAACCCCCCAAACACCGCGTTGGCAAATGCGCTGAACTTCTGTCGTGGTGACCAGCACTACGATTACACAGGTGTTCCGGGGGCTTGATTTCAAACCGAAGATGGTAGATCCTCGTATGGTTCTATAGCTTGGTATCTTTGAAAAACGAATACACACTTTGTCGAGAACTGCAGAGTCATTACAGATAGAATGCGACTCCGTAGACCCTGGTTCGAATCCAGGTCCCCCGATTTTACCGGGGGATAGTTTAGTGGTAGAACAACGACTTGTTTGACTCTCACCTTAACTCGACATTCTGCCGGAGTGCTGTTGCTGCGTTGAGCGGCGCACAGTCTGTTGGGGGTTGATCTCCCCAAAGATCACAGATAGCGGTGAAACTCCGCTCTCCGGCTCCAGGGGATGACTTGGTATCGATTGGGGCGGAGTGGTATCCGATGCGTGTCAGAGGTTCAGGAGGCTCTGTAAAAACCTGAAAACTTGATAACTGCCAACGATAATAAATCACATCGTTCGTCTGGTAAGGTCGTCAGTATGGCGGATTACCGGGTGGAACAACCGGTGGCAATGGCGGCGTGACCGCCACGGGTCCAGTGAGTTCGCTTGTGGGCTTGCTGGAAACGCAAAAATACACGAGATCGCCTGCGACTGGAATATCTCGCTAGTGCTGGCTAAACTATGAGATGTAGCTGACCAGAGAATCTGTCAATCTGATGACTCTGGTGGTGAAGGAAACGAAGGATTGACTACACACGTAGAGTCGTTTACAGCGACGTTTCAAGACGCGGGTTCGAATCCCGCCATCTCCAAATAACAGGAGCAAGTGATGAGTCGGTCAACAGCCTGGAAGCTTTTGCTGGTCCTTCTTGTCATTGTCGTGCTCCTGGTTCTCTGGGAATTGTTTCGCACCTATCTCGAATGCAACGACGGCATCAAGGAAGCATGCGAGATCCTGGAAACAATGTTCATGTTTTGACAGACAACACACCTCTACGATGACTGGCTAGAGCGAGCCAGTTGGCAGTGAGCCGGGGAAGGACAAACCTTCTCCGGCTTTTTTTATTGTCTACTGGTTCCGTTTTGATCTTTGATGTGTCTCTATTACACAGAGGTAAAATGAGTAACACAAGGAGACAAAGAAATGACGTTCCCAATTCATCAAATAACGTTTGTGACCACAGATGCGTTACAGTTGCCCCAAATTCATGTGGTGTTGCCGGACGGCTGTGATATCCGAGTACCTTCACAGTTAGCTCGAATGGGTTACGCCAAACAGACGCGCCAGATTGCACATGGAACCACACAAAGCTTCTGGTGCAAGAATTTGCAGAAACAGACAGATGTAGTCACCGAGATGCATTCTCTGACCCGTATTTTTGGTGTGATTATGTTTCCCACAGAGAAGACAAATGCGCGGATAGATTTGTTGGACTCGTAATTCAGCTTGCTTCAGGTCGTGATATTTCTTATACCCAAAGAGACCCTTTCTTGATTCGGAGCGTATCACATGGAACCCGAAACAATTACAATCATCACGAATCACAAAATCACTGTCTTTGCAGATCCGTCAAATCAGCGGCTGAATGACGCGCTACTTTCCGCTGATTACGAATATGACCAGGGTTGCTGGTACAAAACTGCAAAGAACCGCCGGGATGCGTATGGTGAAATGAACAGACTGGCAACAATTTTCTTGACGCACACAAAGGAAGTAGCGCCACGAGAGGACCCCCCAGAGGAGCAAAAGGATGGCACGCTTGAGCACAGACCCGGAGAGACCAGCAACGGAACTGGCTGAGCTATATGGTGACGCAATCTTCACCTATTTAACCTCTCAGAACCTGGAAGAGACCTGTATGTGTGGGGGTGAATGGTCGAACGCTTTGAGTAGCGCATACACACCGAATCAGGTTGGTATGTTGTTTCGATCCATTCGAAAGAAGGGACACAGTCGGATAAAAGTTTTTTCGGAGTACAAGAATCACAAACGTTATTGGAAGGCTACAATCAAGCGAGAGGATGCCGAAAATGACAGGGGCTGACAAACGAGAACCAGAGCATCGTAACCGGCACGAGGAACCAGAAGAGGTTGAGATTTTGAGTAACAGCGGTCCTGTTGATGATATGTATGACCTTCTCTATCGGAAGGGAGAAGATGTTGCGGATGCTCTTGAGCGAGTCCAATGGGCTGGTGGTGTGTTGCGTCGCCAGCGAGCACGAAACGAGCATAACGTTCTGGAGATCTTGCTTGGCAACGTAGCCATAGCGGAGGAGAGATTGGCTGAGTTGCGAAAAGAGGCGGTCCAATTGTTGACAATCGTTAAAATCCGATATAACCGGGATCGCCAAGGTCATGACAGGGGTTATTAGGGAATGAGTCAAGATACAACACTCGTGGAGACCTTTGTGGTTGTGCGTGTTAATTTTGACGGGATTGAAGGTTTGTTGTGGTCCTCACAAGACGAGAAAGAGGCGCAGACAAAGATCAAAGAGTTGAGAGCACAATCAGAGGCATTGAGAAAAGAGAAAGATGAGTATCTTGAACGATTCGGAGAGCTTTCCCCTGGACAGCGGTTCGAGAAGGAACATGATTGGTTGGAGATGAAACAGCAACAAGATGGATTTGAAGATCTCACCTACCACGACCTGTCAGAAGCACGATACTGTGTCATGTCTTATAAGAAGGGTGACAAGGAATTTGAGTGTGTTTGTTCACGGTTGGGGGTTGGGCTGGAAAAGCCCTTTTTGTATTGAGCCGGTGCGTACCACATCGGTTCAAAGACAGTCAGTTTGGCTGTTTGTCATTTTGCTGAGACTCCTTCGTTTGTGGAATGCCATCTTGGTTGGATGGCATTTCCTTTTTGGGCGGTGAGTTAGGACCTAACATTCGACAAGGGAGGTTATGATGTCCTTTGAAGATGAGGGAAGCACAATATTGAAAGTAGCGGAAGTTGTGGCAACAACGGAAGCATCAGCATTGATAGAGCTTGAAGACGGAGAACGCGCCTGGTTTCCATTCATCAAGTGTGACGGTCTCTTTGAGGTTACGGAAGGGGAAGAGGAACAATTTGATTGTCCGAATTGGATTCTGATAGACCGTGGGCTGGATGATTACATCGACTACGACTGACCTTTCTTCATAATTATCAAAGAAAATTAAGATTCCGTGGTGCGCTTTTGGGAAAAAGTGTGTCTCTATAGGTGAAACGTGAGAGTTCAAAATTAAAATTTTCAGGTGAGGTAAGAAGATGAACAGAATTCGGTCAAACTGTGACGCCATTCAGACCCATGCAGAAAATACGGTATCTCGCTATTTTCGTCATGCTGTGTTGCTCCTTTCTGGTGAATTCGGGTGCGAGTATCCCCGCGACAATCCTGAGAATGTTGTCGCGCTCGTTCAAGCTATGACAAAGGAAGAAGTTGGAGTTCTAACCGCGCAGCAAATCAGAGAAGGTATGACCGAAATTGCAAACGCCATAAAGGGAAAAGAGGAAATGACTGAAATACCACAAGCTATAAAGGGAAAATCAAATGAGTAGTGAGAAAGAAGCACAAGAGAATCGAGAGAGAAAAGATTTGTTCCGCGCACTGGTCCGAGGGAGTGTGAACAACCTTGCTTTTGTGGACCGATATGCGACGTTCAAGTTCCGGCGCAAAGACAATGTGGCGGAACATTCTTACTATGTGGCGTTGTACAGCTTAATCATCGCGGAAGAGCTATTTCCGGGCGCGTATGACAAAGGGCGGCTCTTGAGCCTTGCGCTCCTCCATGACCTCCCAGAATCAATCTCTGGGGACCTGGTGATAACGTTCAAGCGCTATGACCTGGACCTTCGCCAGAAGATGGAGCAAGCTTCTTTTGATATGATGCGAGAAGAGCACCACAAAGAGAAGCTTCCGTTGTATTTGTCAGATATGGCGGAGGAGTATGACAAAGACAACACGTCCATCGAAACATGGATCATCGCTTTCGCTGACCGGTTGCATGTTGCGACTCGCATTGTTGAAGAAGCGGACCTTGGTAACTCAACAGCCAGACAGCGCCTTCTGGACCGATACATTCCTGGATTGAACAAACAGCTTGTGGGTCTCTCAAAGGTTTTGCATGGAACAGAGGGAACAGATAGCGCCTCTGATGACGCCCGGAAACGGCTGGCGGATGTGGATTTTCCGCTGGAAAAGGTCTTTCGCATCTTCCAGAGCCTTCAGGAGTTGATGCTGGATATTGGGCGCGAACTGCAAGAAAATGAGGACCCACACGGAACCTACATTGGTCCGGCGGTGAACAGATAACCGAAGAGTACAGGGGAGAAACAAAGATGAAGATTCAAACGTTGAGCGTGGTGGTCGGGACACAAGCTTGTGACGCGGTTTGTCCGTTCTGTGTGTCCAAACAAACCGGTTATGAGGAGATACCGCGCAATCGAGAGATCAATGTGCGGAACCTCTGGAAAGCGATTCGGCTGGCAAAGCTAGGAGGAACAACGACGGCTCTCTTGACCGGCAAAGGAGAACCTACGTTGTACCCGGAGGAGATCACCGATTACCTGTCGCATCTGCATCCTGATATTCCGCTGATCGAGTTGCAAACGAACGGAAAACAGATCGGAAAGCTCGCAATCAGCGGACGAAGTGACGTGGATTTGACTGACCGTGTTTTAGATGATTGGTACGTGAATGGTCTGGATACCATCGCATTGTCTGCTGTGGATATCCACAACGAGAACAACCGAAAAATCTACGGTGATGACTATCCTGGCTTGCTTCCGATCATTCAGTATCTGCATCAGTTCGAGTTCTCGATTCGCCTTTGTATCATGATGCACAGAGATATGGTTGACAGCGCCAAGCGGGTTCGGGAGGTGATTGATTTTTGTCGTGAGCACAAGGTGGCTCAACTGACACTTCGACCGATTCGCGCCACGAATGACCACGAAAACAAACGGGTGGCGGCGTATGTGGAAGACAATGCGCCAGACGAGTCAGATCTGACATTCGTCAATCATTGGGTCGGTGCTTCGGATCATGCGAAACTGATGACATTGTCGCACGGCGCGACCATTTACGATGTGAAGGGTCAAAATGTGTGTCTGTCGGATTGTTTGACCCTTGAGCCGGATCATGACAACATTCGAACCTTGATCTTCTATGGTGACGGTCGAATTGCGTATGACTGGCAATATCATGGTGCGGTGTTCGTAGCGCCAGCCTCGTAAAGGAGATACGTTGCCATCAACAGCCTTGAATGGGTGACGAAATGCCGTTTGATGAGGTGATGAAGAAACTGATGTATGCTTGGGGCATACTGATGGCAATTTTTGCAGTTCTTGCGTTGCTTGATAACTGCAACAAGTTTTTACTTTAGTTCCAATGTAGGATCAACAGTTTTGAGTCAGAAGGTAAGCAACATCAACAGCCTTGCTTTGAACTACGTGTCCGATCAACAGCCGTTATGACGGGAATATTTAGCGATCAACAGCCTTGACGGAGTGGTTATGTTAGACAAAGAGCCGGAAATTATTGCAGGTTGTATCTGCGTTGTAATGTGTCTGGTTCTGGCTTTCCTTTTGAGAGCTTGTCAGAGTTTCTTTCAATAGAGGAGAACAATTATGAGTTTGATCCCAAACCCGGATGATTCCTTGTATGTACGACCAGAACGAGATCTTGTCAAAGAGGCGTTACAACAGAAGTGTCCAACGACGGACAAGACGCTGGAAGAGATTGGACCTGGTGCGGATCTGGACAAGTGGGTTGCTTCTGTTCTGGGAACGGACGTATATCCCTATTCTCAGAACGCGGAGGCGTTGTTGATTGGTCTCAAGAACCTCTCTGAAAAGTACGATTATGTGGGGCTGGTCTTTTTTCGCTTCAAGCATGATTTCAAGGACGGTAAGACAGTGGACCGCCCCAAGGAAGAATGGAAAGATGAGTGGGCTATGAGTTTCCAGGGACCGCTGGAAGGTTACATGTTCTGTCCCCACGAAGGTCCAAACATGGCGTTCTGCAAAGGGGTCATTGGTCAGAGTTACGTCATGGAGGAGCGCCGGAAGATACAAGAAGAAGAGAGCAAAGGCGATGACAAACAAGGGAAGCAATAAACCACAGGTCGGCAAGCCTAGACCAGGACAGAAGCTGATTTCTTTTTCAGCGACTGCACGGGAGATCACACACCTTCCGATGCTGTACACATGGGGTTATCAGAGCCGGGACCTGGAAGAGCTACAAGCCATCGTGATGAATCACGGGATCAAGCGTGTGATTGATGTTCGCCGCAAACCGTGGTCAAAGTATCAGCCTGATTTTCGCAAAGAGAGACTGAGTCAATTTTCCTGGTACGAGCACTATGAGATTCTGGGGAATGAACACAAGGAACTACCGTGGCTGAAGGGAGACCATTGGCATACGGGCGTGAAGGCGGTTGCGAACCTCCTGAAGCAACATCCCGTCTTGCTTATGTGTCTGGAGAGGAATCCAGACCATTGTCATCGTAAAGAGGTCGCAGCGGCAATATTTCACGAGGTCAAATGTCAGATCGAGCACCTTGGTTTCGTCAGACCTGTAGAGCAAATGAATTTGTTATAGTCAACAGCCGCGATGTTATAATGAAGCTTAGTCAACAGCCTTGTAGCTATGTGCCCTTTGTCAACAGCCGCGATTGTATAGTCCAGGCAAGTCAACAGCCTGAAACCTGACTGAAGGTTAGGTCCTAACATTGGAGTGATCATGAACAAGTTAGAACGAATCCACTACAGCCGCAGTGAAGAATTACAATTCCAAAACATCGCAGATGTGAACGCGGACAACTTCAAACCACGGGGACTCTGGTACAGTATCGGCGATGCATGGCTTGCGTGGGTCATCTCAGAACAGCCGGACTGGTTAGGGGCGTACCCCTACATCTACCGACCGAAGTTGAACCACGAGCGCATCTTGACTCTTCCAGGCGAGGTTGCTGAGCTTCGTTCGTTCCTGGCTAAGTACGGTGTTGATTTCGGTCCTCTCGGGTTCATGTCCTTCAAACAGATTGACTGGAACGCAGTGGCTGAAGATTACGCCGGGATCGAGTTCTACCCGTACCGTAGAAACTTGATGTTCAACTTTTACAGCGATGATGAAGAGAGCCGCTTGACTCATGATGAGGTCTTCTCCTTGACCTTCTACAGCGGTGTGGATGTTCCATCTGGATGCATCTGGCATGAAGACGGTATTCTGGATTTCGGAGAACCTGAGAGACAGAATATCGAGACCATACAAGCGAAGGCTCTGGAAGCAAAACGCCGGTGGGAACAGGATCTGTACGGTGATGATGATGATGACGAAGAGGACGAAGTAAGCTCTTCGTTGTAAGGGGGTTCGTCATGGTCACCATCATCGCCGGAAGTAGACACCTCAAAGATCTCTGGATTGTTCAACGCGCCATTCTTCTTTCACAATTCGAAATCACAAAAGTTGTTTCCGGTGCGGCTCCTGGTGTAGACTCATTGGGAGAGCGTTGGGCATTGGAAAACAAGATCCCGGTGGTCCGCTTTCCAGCTAACTGGAGGGATTGGGGAAAACAAGCGGGTCCTATGCGTAATGAGGAGATGGCGGTTTATGCATCCAGTCAACCTTGTGGCGGCGCATTGATTGCTGTTCCGTTCAACCAGAGCCGTGGAACCATGAACATGATCGCCACTGCAAAGAGCTATGGATTGCAGGTTTATGTTCATCGGATGCACACAGGCAAGCCAAAACAAGTAGGATTTGATTTCTGAACAATAGGAGAACACAGGGTATGAAAGAATTGGAACCGGGAACGATTCAACTCAAAGAGTTCACAGACAAAATGTACCACTACACAGCGCGGGTTCTTCGTGTCATTGATTGCGAGACTATTGAGGTTGAAGTGTCACTTGGCATGAAGACAAAGCGAGAAGAGGTTATCCGGCTGTGGGGTATCAAAGTATCGAAAGCTAAGAGCAAGAGCAAGAAAGAACAAGAGAAGGAAGAACAAGCAAAAGGCGCGGTTTACCGTCTACTTGACGGCAAGACGATCTATATTCAGACCCAACGAGATACAACCGCCATTTATCGAGCGATGGTCTGGATAAGACAAAAAGGCGTACTGGTCTGTGTTAACGAACAACTGGTTCGTGATGGTTTCGTTGAACCCGGAAACGAGTACATGAAGGGGGTCAAAAAGATGGCGGCGGAGGAAATAGAAGACTAAAAACTACAAATACCATTCCACAGCAACAGCCTTCCGGGTCATTGAGCGTTAGTCAACAGCCTTCTTCATCCCTGCGAATTTCAGTCAACAGCCTTATTTTTCATTTCTAGTGGTGCGTTTTTGACAAAACTTGTGTCTCTATAGATACAGCCGAAGGACGTGCATTAAGCCAACAGCTTTGAAGATGGCTAAGACAAAGGGTTAACAGACTTGAAACAGGAGGAGAAATGGGGAGTCCACTTAGAAGTAACAAGGCGATGAGTCGCTATGCCTATGGGAGCGCATACGGCGCTGTGCTGGAGTACCTGGAAAGGAGATGTGACCACCTATCCAAATTGACCAATTCAGATGGTCGTTTGTGTGTGTTTACAGATTCACAAGAGGCGACAGATCTCGTCTTTTCCATCACATCTCGTTTGTCTGAACTGAAGGGTATCACAGGGGAACGGACCTTTCGAGACAAGGTTCGCTATCTCTGGGATGTTTGTCTGGATTTGTGTGTTCACGGGTCCTATTGTCCCGCCGATATCTACGAACTGCAAGATGCGGTCGAACTTAACATCAAACAAATGAACAAGTGGGTTGAGCGACGCTTGCGTCCTTTGCGAGCGGAGGAAGATTGATATGCACGTGATACCGGGTGTTGTGAGTATGTTTAACCACGAAGTGGTCCACGATTCAAACAAAGTGTTCTTTGAGATGATTCCGAAAGATCCAGAAGACCCGGATATGATCGTTTGGTATGACGGTCCTCAATTGTATTTCTGTCGTGCGCGTCTTGATGGCATGAAAGAGGTCTTCATCACAGTCCACATTGACCACAACCAGGAACGGGATGTGTATTTGCATGTTCCTGTGAGTCCAGAGCGGAAAGATGACATTCTGGGGGGAAAGGTATCACTTCACGATGCTTTTGCTGATTCTCGGCGCGGGTGGGCACTGGTGAGTGTGCATTATCAGTCCCGGCGGACTGTCGTGGCAAAGAAGAAAATCGAGGACATTCCAGAGTTCTGGTTTCCGCAAGGTGAAGATTACCTGACACCAGAGGAGCCAAAAGAAGAGTAACACGATGGCTGAACTTGTTTTGTGTAGGTGGATCAATACGGTCCATGTAAAGTTTAGGCGCATTTACATCCCGGTAGCTGGGGACTTGCTTTATATGATTCTCCCTTCTGGCGAAGAAGTGGAGATGCATTCGCCAGTTCAAGCCATGATGTACACCAGCTTGCGGACCAATAAAGACGAAGAAGGAAACATTGAATTGCTGGTGGGTGTGATCAAACTGGACATCAACACAAGAATCAACCACGGTTTCCAGAAAAAGAGTAACGGAAAAATAGGTCAAGCAAGACACATGCATATGTCTCCAGGGGAGACGGCGGAGTTCAGAAAGGAGTCTGGTTTACCTTATGTAGAAAGAGAGGAGAAAGGAGAACTACCGATGCCTGTGGGACCAGAAGAGGCGGCAAAATTTATGTCACATGACGAGAAACAAGAGATCAAACAGCTAATCAATAACATTGATGAGTATTTGAGGGTACACTACAACGGAGAGCACACCATTACTTATGAGATTCCAAAGAAGTACAGCAAGCTCAAATTGTACGCTCGCCATCAGGTAATCAAACAATACATAGAAGCTGGTTGGAAGGATGCGATCTGGGAGGCTACTGGCAAAGATACAAAGCACAAGTTCAAGTTGGTCAGTGACAAACAGATCTTCAAGGTGAATTTGCCAGAAGGTGAGTTCGAGAAGTCGGGGGGAAGAGAGCACCCGGAGGAACCTGTGGATCATCAACAGGCGCTCAAGAAACGTGAGAGCCAGAGCAAATGGTGAGGACATGCCAGTGACACCAATGGAAGCGTTTACAAATTTTTCAGATAAGGCGGTGCAACAGATCAAGAGCTTCGTCAAGCTCATTGATGAGAAGCTGTTGAGTGACTACAGCGGCTCTGGTCGGATAACCATAACACTTGGTCAAGAGGCTCCTGTTGCAGGCGTAAAGGAAGCTGTGGAGGTCATCTATAAGCGATCTGGTTGGACCGCTGTGGTCTGGGAGATCACCAACGGAGTGACAAAAGCGGCATTACTCCAGAGTTATGACGCTGTGTTCGAGAAGATTGTGAACGAGCACTTCCCCGAACATCCCGAAGATAGTGGAGAAAAGGCGACCAAAAAGAAGCGCGAGAGTAAGTGGTAATGGTTCCTGTAACCCCCAGAGAAGCTTTTGATCACATCTCAGATGATGCCAAGGGTCAAGCGAAGGAGATGATCAAACGTATTGATGCCTATTTGCTCAAGAACTATGACGGCGAAGAAAAAATGGTCTACAAGACGGATTGGGAGATAAGCCGCATTTTTTCGGGGGCTATCGATATCGTCCGCCGGGTATTTGAGCGGGTCGGCTGGCGCATCTGCACCATACAGAAAAAGAAGGGTCCAGTGACCATTGAGTTCTACAACAGAGAACTGGAGGGAATGAGGCGGTTACATCTGGATATTACGAGCTATGTGATTATTTCAGATGAGATTCTTGACGCCGCTATTGAGGAGATTCTTCCGGAGGGGTTACCGAACGAAATAGAGAGACCAGCAAAGAAAGTCACAAAGAACAGCAAGACAAAAGCGCTGAAGAAGCGAGAGAAACAAAGTAAGTGGTGATTCCACTTGAGACAACATGAAGGAGATCAAAGAAATGGCGAAAACAGTATCTGTTGATTTTGATGGCGTATTGCATTCGTATTCCTCCCGGTGGCAAGGCGCAGACGTGATTCCTGACCCGCCGGTTCCTGGAGCAATTCGATGGCTGATGGACCTCTGTCAGGATGACCAGTTTGAGGTCTGTATCTTCTCTTCCAGAAACGCACAAGAAGGCGGTATTGATGCGATGAAAAAATGGTTGCTGGACAATGGTCTACCCACAACCGCACTGGAGAAGATCTCTTTCCCCATTGAGAAACCGCTGGCTGTCTTGATTGTTGACGACCGAGCTTTTCATTTCGAGGGGGCGTTTCCTTCTCTTGAGTTCATCGCAACATTCAAACCGTGGAACAAGAAATAAGCGAACACCGGGGTCCAAAATACACACAGGAGAACACAGAGATGAGTCGAGTTTTTGTCGTAGATGCAGAGCGCAACCCGCTTTATCCGTGCCATCCAAGCAGAGGAAGGAAGTTGCTGGCTGACGGGAAGGCGGCGGTGTTGCGCTATTACCCCTTTACTATCATCATGAAAAAGGAAGTCAAGGAAAAGACACCACCGGCACTTCGGATTAAAATTGACCCCGGTAGCAAACAGACCGGAATTGTTCTGTTAGATGACAAAACCGGTGAGATCGTTTGGGCGGCTGTTCTGTATCATCGCGGCTGGCAAATCACCGACAAGATGAAAAAGCGCCGCGATGTTCGTCGGAATCGCCGTGCTCGCAAGACCAGGTATCGTCCGGCTCGCTGGCGACACAGACCCAAACCAAAAGGATGGCTGGCTCCTTCTTTGATGCACCGGGTCCTCACCACGATGACGTGGGTACGACGGCTGATGAAGTATGCTCCGGTTGGTGCAATCAGCATGGAACTGGTAAGCTTCGATTTCCAGAAGATGGAGAACCCAGAGATCGAAGGTGTCGAATATCAGCAAGGCGAACTCCACGGGTACGAGGTCAAAGAATACCTCCTGGAGAAGTGGGGTCGCAAATGTGTCTACTGTGGGAAAGAAGACCGCCCTTTACAGGTCGAACACATTCAACCGAAGGCAAAGGGTGGAACCAATCGCATCTCGAATCTGACGCTCTCCTGTGCGCCTTGTAACAAGAGGAAGAGTGACAAGGACATCAAAGTGTTCTTGAAAAAGAAACCAGACCTTCTCAAAAAGATCTTGAAACAGGCGAAGGCTCCTTTGCGAGATGCGGCGGCGATCAACTCAACACGCTGGTGTCTGTTCAATCATCTAAAAGATACCGGGTTACCTCTCGAAAGCGGGTCTGGCGGTCGCACGAAGTTCAATCGAATCAAGCGAGGTCTGAGCAAGACCCATTGGGAAGATGCCGCTTGTGTTGGCGCGAGCACACCTGATAATCTTCGACCGAACGGCGTCAAGCCGCTGTATATCAAGTGCATGGGTCATGGTAGCCGGAAGATGATCAAGCCAGACAGTCACGGGTTCGCGAAAGCTCACCGTACTCGAAACAAGGCTTGTCAGGGGTTCAAAACGGGTGACTTTGTAAAAGCTGATGTAACGAAAGGAACGAAGAAGGGAATCTGGCGAGGTCGCATCACGATTCGCCAAAAACCATCTTTCATGTTGAAACCTGTTTCTGGTTCTCTCAATGGAAAAGCGGTCGATGGTTTCCATCCGCGCTATCTGAAAACACTCCAGAAGAATGACGGGTATGAGTACAGTGACCAACCATTTAAAATCAAAATGCCCAAGAAAACCGGCTAAAGGAAAGAAGATGAGCGACGGGAAGAAGAAAGAGAAAGAGTTAGGTCCTAACCCTTGTATGGATCATCCTCCCGTAATAAGTGAGGGAGAGATGAAACTTGTGGATGACTCTTGTTATGAGAGACCTACAAAGGAAAATGCAGGTTCTGACCCCACAAACGAAGAACTGGACGGATTGGGCTACGCTCGCAAGTTCACGCCAGAAGAGATTGAACAAGCACGCGAGGTCCAAAGAGCGGCGTTGTTAGAAGAGGAAGAGCGAGCCGCCCCAATGCCTCCGCAGATTGTGGATCATGAGAACAGTTCCGTGATTTGTCCGGCTTGTGGTGGTCGTACTGCGTTGTGTTCTGCGTTGATTACGGAGATTGTAGCGAATCAAGAGCCATATGTTTCTGGTGTCATTGAGGAGACAGAGAGCGGCTGTGATTGTTTCGACACACACGCATCTGTGGTGTTCTATTACTGCGAAACTTGTATGGGAGTTGTGGACGCGGAACTCTCAGAGGTGGACTATGTTCGCGCAGAAAAGAAGCCGGAGTTCAAGCAAGAGATCAGCCAGGAGTGGAAAGACAGGATTGCGGTCCAAAATGTGCGCCGGTTGCCTTTTGAGATTCATCCGCGAGTCGAGACGGGTGCGCTGGAGTTCAAGAAGGATTGGCCTGGTTTTTTCCTCCGTGGTGACTCCGCGATGTTCTTGGCGTTCTGTATTGAACAGGCGCTCAAGGATATGGATGACATTGTGACGTTCTCTGGCGCAAACAAACACGAACGGGTTCAAGCTCGTGACCGTTTGGCGGGTCTCCAAAAAGCCATCTTCGATCATGTTTATGTTGGTGGGTGGAAGAAGAAACAAGAGACACCTCTCGATCATCTTTCAAATGCTGTTGACCAGCACCTGTTGATGAAACCGGTCGAGTCAATGCATGACAAGATGGAACGGGCGATGGAACAGGTGACGGTGCAAGATATTGCCACGGTCTGTGAGCACGTCATAAAACGCACAGAGGAAGAGGATGAGCGACAAAAAGCTTCAAGTACTCCGGAAGATGCACCAGAGACTCCAAAAGGCGATTAAGGGGTCCTCTCATCGGATGGAGATGGAGTTCAACCACGTAATCAATTCAGAGTACGTGTCGAAGGAGATGCTGGCTCTGTTTCTATATGGGGTCCTGGAGGATTGCTATGAGCGAGAGTTCGAGCGTGGTCGCGGTCTCCCTACAGAATACATGTCGATGGCTCGTCTTGTTCTCGAATATCATGACTCGTCATGCAGAACCACAACACAAGACGAAGAGTCCATTGTTGCAGAGTTTCACGAGAACTATTCTGCGTGTTTTCAGTACGGTCGCCCATTGAACCACCATCGGCTGGATAGACATTTGCCTGTAGAGCTACGCCCGGACCCGATACGGGGTGACCGAATGAGATACAGCACCAGGTATGCAACGAGAGCTTTCCAGGAGCTTGGAGGCTATCGCACGCGGTTACGCGGTACAATTCAAAATGTGTGCAATCATGTTCGAACCTCTTGTCGTGGTTTGAGACCGGAAAGAACAACACCGTTGATTGGTGAGATGTATTGTTTTGCGGAGCATTACGCCACATTGACCGCCCGGATTGGTGACCTTGTTGCAGAGTTAGAAGGAAAGGCTCTTGACCATCCCATCTTGCAAGCTGTACGTGATGAGTGGGAAGATATGTTGTTTGAAGGTACATGGTGACGGTATTTGGGAGATGAAAATGCCTGGAAAGACAGAATATTATTTTCAGTGTCGCCTGAAGAAACAGAACATTGACAAAGGGGGTTGGTATTTCTTGACCACGTGGGTTAAAGAAAAGTTTGCAAAACCAGGAAACAAGGTCAAGGTCGAAATGGATGACGGAACATGGAGTCATGGATGGACCGTGGTTGACTGTTGGGAGCGAGCCACAAAAGAAGAGGTCCGGGAGCGTCAAAATTACTACAAGACGCAAAGAGAGGCATCTGATATTTGAATTGTAAGATCAGTCAGAAAAAAGTCATGCCCTTGTGTTGGTAAGTAGTTTCCTATTTACCCACTTGAAGGAGTGATTTCCAAAATGGCTTATCTTAAACAAGAAGTTGAACGGTTGCTGGACTTGATAACGAAGAACGAAGAAGAGAGAGAAGAGCTTTGGCTCGATTTGATGAGCGGCGAAATGGATCTCTCTGATTTGCGATATCAAGTTTGTCAGCCTTCGACAGGAGGCGATTATGTCGAGCTTGACAGAGAAACCTGTTCCTGAAGGTACAAAACCTGTAGAACCCGAATTCATGTTGCTTCACATGTATGAGAAAGGGGAGAACGCAAATCTGTGGCACCCCCTCGAACTTGACGCTGATTATGCGTTGAAAGATGTGCAAAAAGTTGTGAAGGAAGGGGTGGAAAGTGGTATTCTCCCAAAGGGTCAATATGCTGTGTTGGCTGAAGGGGTCCGCATGGGATTGACTGACAAAGGCGAAATCATCTACAAACAAGAGAAGGAACCGGACAAAGCAACAGCCTTTGAGGATGTTGAGTGGTAGTTTTTGTGTCCGGGGGAAAGGGAAAAAAATGTCAAAGTGCGGTCTAGTCGTTTCTTGCGGTCCTATGTTTTGCGGGAAATCAGAGGAGTTGATTCGGCGGCTACGGAGAGCCGTGATTGCAAAGCTGAAAGTGGTCGCTTTCAAACACTCTGCAGATGACCGGTACAGCGCAGACGACAAGATCGTCACACACCAGAAGCAAACCTTTCCTTCCATTCGAGTAAACGCCATATCCCAGATGGAACAGCACATCACAGAAGACACAAACGTCATTGGGATCGATGAGGTCCAGTTTTTCGACACAAAGATTGTGTCCGCTGTGGAGATGTGGGCGAATCAGGGAATCCAGGTCATTGTTGCGGGTCTTGACCAGGATTATCGCGGGAAACCCTTTGGACCTATGCCGTTCTTGCTGGCGCGAGCCGACAAGATTTTGAAGTTGAACGCTGTCTGTATGGTATGTGGAGAGAAGGCGACAAAGACCTTTTTATATCCGAACTTCATCGAGGCGCAGGCGGATAGTAGC